CGACCTGAAAAGCCAGTTCAAGATCGTTGACGCCGAGGAATCCTTCCAAGGCAGAGCGTACAGCCTTATGCTGCTTCAGGGACTCCAGTTCATCAAGGAAGTCGAGTTTGAACTTGCTTTCGTCCGCTACGGAAATTCCAAGCGGACAGTCATCTACACCCGCGAACATATCCCGCATCTGAAGAAAATGGTGATGAAGACTCGCCAGCGGCAAGTTGAGCTTGAGCGGCAGGTACTGAGCGGCGAGATTGAACCGGCGGTATCCGGGCCTCAGTGTGTCGGGTGCTCTAAGAGGCTACTCGGATGCCCGATCGCGCAAGTCAACCCCTACACCCAGCAGAGCGCCGAGGACCTGGTCCGGTTCGTGGTCTGGGCCGAGGGCGCCACGAAGCAAGCACGTGAAGTACTGAAAGACCTGTTCCTGCACGAGAAGGCGGCGCCGATCCAGGACGGTAACGGTCGGCAGTACGAACCGGCATTCATGCACAGGCAGAAGCGGAAGATCCCTTTGGCAGCTCTGGAGACGGTGAAGGAGTGGGAAGAGGCAGGAAACGAAAAGCGGAGCAGCCTGATTGAATCCCTGCGGCTCGGCGGTCTCACACAGAAACTCAAGGCCAAGTTTCGGTTGCCCCTGGCCGAGAAGTTGGACGCGGCAGGACTGATCGAGGTGACAGACTACACGGTGTTTGGGATCAAGATTAGCGGGTTAGACCAGAGCGAGGACGACTTCGAGGAGTAAGCCGGTGAGCATCAAGAACGTGGTCCGTATTGATCGCAGCCCCATGAATGAAAAAGTCTGGTGCATTCAGTTGGAGTGTGGTCACGAAGTCTGGAAGACGGCCAAGCGCAAGCCGACCGTGAAACAAATGCGCTGCGAAAGGTGTGAAAACAAATAATGGCTGACAATACCCCAATGCTGCCCGCGGAGTTGCCCGACGAACTGACAGACCGGGCGGCTAATTTGATCATGGAAACGGTCATAGTGATCAGCGATCTTCTGGAGGAAAGGGATATACCTCCGCCGTTAGGTCAGCTCGCCCTGCGGACCTGGCTCAAAATCTGGGAGATTAAGGGATTGGAAACGGATAAAGGCGAAGACGAAGTCGTTAAGTTCATGCGTGACGAGTGGCGCAAGGAAGTCGCGGCCATCAAGAAAAGGATGATCGTATGAGTTCTGAAATGAAATACGTAGAAGCCTACAAGTACGAAAGTTTTGGCGGGCGCGGATATCTCGGTCTCAGGATCATGGTCGCTGCCAACAGGGAACTAAACGAAATAGACGGCAGGGTCATAAGACATGCCGCCGAATCATTGCACGATGGGATTATGGCAGAAACTATCCGACTCGATCCGGATACGACTCCTAGACGCGCAGTCGAACGCGCCGAGATTCTCAAGCTTTTCCCACAGCCAATATTTGTTGAAGAGATTCCGAACGGCTACTGCTCGTCCTGGTGCTGCCGACAAAAGCCTTGGTTTATCGTAACCACGGCCAAGGGGCGGATAAAAATTGGATGGCGCAAAAGCGTGATCAACATCGACTGGTCTGATTCGGCTATCACCCAAGGAGCCGACACCCTGTTTCCTTCTGAAAATGTTACGAAGGGTGATAAGTACATCCACGCATGGGGTTATGATCAGGCTGAGAAATATATGCTGGTACTGCTCGCAGACAAGGAGACGTAAATGAAAACTAAGACCTTCACCAGGAACAATATCGTGACATGGCTTTCGCGCTGTATGCCGAACGCAGAGCAGATAAATTGGATTGCGCTCGATGCTGACCAAGTACGCTTCGAGTGGCGGGGAGCAGCTTTTCGTGTCAACGCTGAGACCGGAACTGTTGAGGAAGTCGAGGGGCGCATGCTGGCCGGAACCGACAAGGCCGCTCTCATCCAGGCGCTTCTGATGAAGCAGTGGCTCATGGAATCTCAGAAATAACATGGACCCAGAGATCAAACATCTCGTAAAGAAAGGCTATCAGGTGCAGGCCTTCACTCCGTACCACTTCCGCATCAACGGCAAGCTGGACATGTGGCCGGGTCGTAGGCGTAGATTCCATAATCGCGTTAACGGTGAGCGCGGGCAGTATCCACTCGACAACAAGGATCTAGTGGCATTCATGGAGAAACAATTGGCCGTTTCTACCTCGGAGAAGCCAGCAGACGTGCTACCCGGCAAGCGCTGGCTAACCGCAGCGACTCAGGAGAGATTTTGCAAATGAAGGATTTCATTCCACCATGGTTACCTCATTGGTTCTGGTGGCAGACCGATGTGATGTGCGAATTGCTGGATGACGAGTGGATTATGGATCAGTACGCGATAAGGACGTGCGCTTGACTGCCATCATGAACAGATCGTTCGCAGACAAGATGGGCTTCAACTGGCCAAAGAATATCGCCAGTGCTGTCATTGACGGTCCAGCGGAGCGTAAGCGAGTAACGTGGATCAGCTTCGAGCAGCTCCTGAAGGAACGTAGAGAGAAACAGGCGAAGCACTTGGCCGACGTGCTGCGTTGCCAACCAAAACGCAGAGCCGCCTTCCTCTGGACGTTCTACCAGCCAGGACTGTTTGGCTTCGCGTACATGGGCTGGTGGGCCTACATCAGAACTCTGCACCAGGACTGGAAACTGGACAAGCCTCGCGAATGGGAAACGAGAGGAAACTTTACGCTGGGCCTCATGCAACAATTCCCGCTCGGACTCTTGCCTCTGCCTGAAAACTTCGATCGCTGGATGGAAGAGTTTGGCAAGGAGTACGCGCGTCCTGGACGGTTCAAAAAACAAGGGCTGATGCTCGGCTGGGTTGAATGCGGAAGTAACGGATGGCCAGAGCGGTTCACTCCGGCGGGAGGCCGGTAATATGACCTACACTTTGACTGTGGCGATTCCAGAAGGCTTGAAGATTATCCTACGTCATGGGAGCGATAGCAGAGACGTGGCGGAGTGGTTCAAACGGCAACTGAAAGAATTCTTCGGGAAGGTGTAAAGATGCCATCTAAGATCGAGTGGTTACGTGGTAGTGATGCAATGGCCGCCGGCGAGACGTGGAACCCGATCCGTTCGCGGAGGAAGTCTGACGGCAAGGTCGGCTGGCACTGCGTTCGAATATCTCCCGGTTGCGTCCATTGTTACAGTGCGACACAGAACCAGCGCTGCGGAACCAACCGAGGACGGAACGGTACAGGCCTTGATTACACCGTGCCGGGACTCGAACAAGTTGAAATCTTCCTTGACGAGAAGACACTGCTTCAGCCACTGCACTGGAAGAAAGGGCGATTGATCTTCCCTTGCTCGATGACTGATTGGCAGGCCGACTTCGTTCCGGATGAGTTCCGCGACAAGATGCTGGCGGTAATGGCGTTGACTCCGCAGCACACCTACCTGACATTGACGAAACGCGCAGACCGGCAACGTAAATATCTGAATGATGGTGCATTGCGCTTGAGGATCGCACGAGAAGCGAATGTAATGATGCGCAGCGACAAGGGAGCCGCCAATAGTGAAGCGCTCGCAAGCGTTTTCACTTGGCGCGCATTTGAATATGCCGAAGTTGGAGAGTATGCCAACTATCTGGCTGGCATTACAGATAGATGCTGGCCACTTCCCAACCTCTGGCTGGGCACGTCCGCAGAGAACCAGGAGTACGCGGACAAACGCATCCCGGAATTGTTGCAGACGCCGGCAGCGGTGAGGTGGGTGAGTGCAGAACCGCTGTTGGGACCGATTGATTTCCACGGCATATTGCACCCTGAAAACTTTGTCTTGGCGGGAGTTCCGGTTGGCTGGATCAATTGGGTAGTCTGCGGTGGCGAGAGTGGCCCCGGAGCAAGGCCCATGCATCCGGAATGGGCCCGCTCTATACGCGATCAGTGCGCAGCCGCTGACGTGCCGTTCTTTTTCAAACAAGTCGGTGAATGGGTCTGGAGTGGTCTACACAATGCGAACACGATCATCAACACCGTTGGCGGCAAGATCGTTATCGCCTACAACCAGCGCTTGATCCCCGGCAAGTGCGGCAAAACGCTGGTCACCCGCGTCGGCAAGAAAGCCGCAGGCCGTCTCTTGGACGGCAGAGAGCACAACGAGTACCCGGAGGTAAAATGACCGACCCTTGCAAACACGATAACTTCGCGGTAATCGCGGACATCCACCGGCTGACCAACAGCGAAACCGATAAAACAGTTATCGCCTTTGTTGCCAAGTTTATGGTGCACTGCGTTGGCTGCGGTAAAGCCTTTGAGTTCGAATCGCCGCGAGAGGCTATCCGCTCACTGGACCGCGAGCAACTGTCTATCACCATCAAGCCGTCATGTGGAGTGGCTACGCCGTTTCGCACCAGGGTCCACATTGCGGACGCTCCGGCAGACGGCAAGCAAAAGTGCTTCCGTTGTGACGCTCTGCTGGCTGAGACCGGGGAATGGTATTCATCTGATGGGACAAAGAACCTGCACAGTCCGTTCTGGAAAGTTGGAGTATACGTTGGCATATCCGAACGGACAGACGGTGACCCGATGAATCCCAGAGCTTTTTCGTTGATGGATCACGACGCCGAGGGAGCAAACGAGATTGGCTGTAACATGCCGTTTTAAGAGGAGAGAAACATGGATCAGCAGTCAGCAGAGCAGAACCACTTCAGCGGTTGGTGTCTAATTGAGATTTTTGGACATCAAAAAGAGGCCGGATTTTGTGAGACGGTATATTTCGGGGCCGCCTGTATGTTCAGAATTGACGTACCGGGCCTGGACGAGCGGGAATATACCCTAGAACGGCCAGAATACGGCGCTCACACGGGCTACAAAGAGTTACCGATAGGAAACCAAGGTAAAGCGCGCGGCGGTCGCGCCACGGTCAAGACTGCTAGGCGTAGGCGCTATTTACGGCATGACGCCATGTACCGAGGAGGTTGTCCGGTCGGCCATCGAGCGCAGTATTGGACGGCCGCTGATCGTGCTGGAGATGCCCAAGGGAAAGGAGTTGACCGCCGGTGAGTCACTTCCTGGCGAAGACCAAAGCGACGACGTTTGTCCGGGTTGCGGTGCCTCGGCGGAGGAACACTGCGCTGAAGGATGCCCGAATGCCTGAAGTGGCGATCTTTGAGAAGTGCCCGGCCTGCGGGTGGAGTATATTCATAATCCTCGCTGGCAAGGTGCGGCGATGCTGTAAGTGTCGGCACGAGTGGAAGAAGGCGGAATGAAGATCAAGGTAATCTCGCTTTGGAACCCTTGGGCGTTCGCGATGTGGGCCGGACTGAAGCAGTACGAGACACGTTCGGAGAAATTCGTGGCGATGTCCGGACTGCGTAATTATTCAGGCTGGCTTGGCATTCACGCGGCGAAGATGTTTTGGTTGAAAGCCATAGACAGAAGTATGGAGGGCGCGCCGATAGAAGAGAGGAAAGCGTTCGCGATGGAGATGATACTGCGTCTCGACGATGCTCCGATAGACAAAGGAGATCACGGCGTTCTTGGCGGTATCTGCCGCTTCTCAGGAATTTACCAGACTCAACAGATTGAGCCGAAACTGAGTGAGATGGAGAGATTCTTCGGCAACTACGCGCCAGGACGCCGCGCTATATTCTGCCCGGGAATGGTCAGATTGCCAGCGCCAATTCCGATGCGCGGATATCAGAGAGCATGGAACTGGGAGGTAACGCCGGAAGTTGAACTCCTACTTAAGGCGCAGGATGGATTCATCCGCATGAGCCCAAATATTGACCCAGAGGTGCGGAAGTGACCATCCACGAAGCACTTGCGGCAAAGTTCGCCTTGCCTCACTACATCACACTATTTGAAGTCCGCGACTCGACGGGCTTCGACTCCTGCCGCTCAGCCGACGCCGTAGTCATCAGTCTCTATGCCAGTAGAGGCCGCGAGATCCGCGGATTCGAGATCAAACATAACCGGGCCGACTGGCTGAAAGAATTGCGCGATCCATCAAAGGCCGAAGAGATTGGGAAATTCTGTGACTACTTTTACCTGCTGACGCCTGACGTTCCGCCACAGGCCAAACTCGGCGAGAAGTCAGCGATCATTGCCAAACTGGAGGAGATACCGGGCCCCTGGGGATGGATGGTACTCAAAGGCGAGCGACTGAAAATCATCAAGCAGCCGGAGAAGATAACGCCGGTTCCGATGGACCGCCCAATGCTGTGTTCGCTCCTCTATGCGACCAAGGAACGATTCTTCGCCGAAGCCAACAAGCAACTTGAAGCAACCATTGACCAGCGGGTAAAAGAGCGGCACGCTTCACTTACAGCTGGAAGTTCGTACTACCAGCGCGAATACGAGAAATTGGTGAAGACGGTGAAGGAGTTTGAGAAGTCGACCGGGTTGAATGTTCAGTACCAATCCACCACCAGGCTGCCTAAGATCGGCGAAGCTGTACGGATGCTGATGAGCGCGAACGGAGCGGTCAAATCGTACAAAAAGCAGCTTGAGTACAGTGCAAACGGAGCACGGACCCTACTCAAGGACTTGGAAGCAGCGGTAAAACAGGTCGAGCAGATACAGGGGCCAGCGCTGAAAGGAATCGCGGATGCAGAAGGCTAAAGTTAAAGTCTTTTACGGATCTTTGTTAGACGAGAATGGAGGCTTACGCCTTGGTATAGGCCGACCAGATCGCCGTCTACTTGTTGACATCGAACAGATTCTCGAAGACGTTGTGTACCGCGACTGGGAGTGGTGTTTAATGGTCTCCGGCGACATGGCTCAACTCTCTTCACTGTTCACCGTCGAGGATGCCGCCACGCGACAGCCGATACGCCTGGTATTCTATGGAAACTCAATTCCGCTTGACCGTGCTATGTACCACGACATGCCAGTGGAGCGCATGGTAGTCGATACCGCTTGGCGGGCGGTCAAGGATTTTGCGCTACACGAAGCGGCCGAGTGGTTCCGGTACAAGGGCGTCATGATCCATGACCCACACAAAGAAGAGCGCGACCGGGCGGCAAAGATGCTGGAAAAGAAAATAGCGCAGGAAGGACTTGCATTATGATCCAGCGTTGCGCTAGAGTCTCACTCAGCCCGTTTATCCTCCGCGGACGGACGCGGCTTCCCGAGGGCTTAGGTGCCTACACACTTAAGCCCCGGCCCTTGTAGGAGGGGAATCCTTTAGTGACGGAAACTATCAACAATTTGTTCATGCGCCTGATTGATCCCATGAAATGGAAGGCCATGAAAGACTACCAGCGCGGCTGGTACTGGCAGTTAATGCTCAAGATGACTTACATGACGCCTTATGGGCGATTGCCGTTCGACGGGCAGCTTTGGATTTTAGCTGGAGCGCACTCCAAGCAGTATTGGGACGCCAATGCTGGGTTGGTTTTGGCTTCGTTTAAAATTGCAGAGATTGACGGGAGAACGTGGATCGTGCATGAGAATTTGATTTCTGTCATCAAGGAGCATAAACCTTCATCGCAAAGCAAACAAAAGAAACGTGCTTACGCGGTGTCGTCCCTTGATGGAAAAACCTTGGGTATATTAGTTAGTATATTTGACTCTTTTTATAGTAAATACCCAAGAAAGATACAAAAGAAACAAGCAAGTAAAAGCTTTATTAAAGCTTCCCTGGAACATGCGCGCGAACACAAATGCAGCGCGACCGATTCCGGTGAATTTATCGCGACCAGGGCCGATGAATTTTCGGCGGTTCTGACGCGAGCACACGCAGACAAAAAATTTATTCCCTACCCTGCCACATGGCTTAATCGCGGTGGTTTTATGGACGACCCAAGCGAATGGGCAGTGCAGGCAGCTTTCACAACCAACGGGAGCAACGGCAATGGCAACGGACAACACACTTCAAAAGCAGACAGAAAAGCCGCTGACATTTCAGCGACAACCGACAGAGTTTTTGGATCGCCTAGGGCTGTTTCTGAAGACCCTGCAAACCGTTTACCGGACCCAACTCGCCGAGGCTGAATTGGTGATGTGGCGAGAGACGTTGAAAGACTACTCGTACCAGGAATTTGAGCGCGCAATGAACCACCTGATAAAAAATCCGCCAAGATATGACCCAGGAGACGGCCAGATTCAAGTTTGGCGCGGGATGCCGAAATTGCCGGATGTGATCGACACGATGCTAGATTTCCAGCAACAGGCAGCGGTGGAATACCGCCGACGCGAAGGTGCTCGTCTTGCGGCTGAAATGCGTGAACTAGAAAAGCAACGCAAAGAGCGGCCAGGAGATTTCTTTGGCCTGGCCGATGTGCTGAAAGAGTTCAAAGAGAAGCGGCCTGATCTGGCAATGGCTACAGACCGCGACGGAAACGAAACGCCACTTAAGGCGATGCCGTCGGCATACATACCATCTGAGGCCGAACTCGCAGAGAAGAAGCGCCAGGCGCTGGAACTTGAAAAGAAGTACAAGTAAAACATGCGTACCGTATCAATCCCGAAAGAGACACGCGCAGAACGGAGGCTAAGGCTAGCACGGTTTATGTGTGCATACTCCTACGGAACCAAACAGGCATGTATCTACCGAGCGGATAATCAGCAGAAAGAAATAAAGTTTTACAGGATATGGAATGGCATAGCGACTCTATTCGTTGAGCGCCGGCGCGATTCAATCAACCTGCGGCGCATAAAAGTTCCGCCAGTGATGCGCGGGCAAGGGCATGCAACACGGGCGCTGACTTGGCTCTGCATTTTAGCCGACGAGCACGAGGTAGCGATTACAGGGTTGGTGCGGCCGTTCGGAGAAAAGGGATTAAACCTGGAGCAGTTGACAGCGTGGTACAGGCGTAACGGTTTCAAAGTCTCTAAGGACCATGAGATGTATCGGTCGCCAAAAAGGTGAAGCAAAATGAAGCAGATAAAATGTGACGATCCGCGGTTCTTGCTTGTACTGACTGACAGCAAGTTTATGCCGGGCACCAAGGCCTGGAAACTTGTGCGAGTAGAGGACGCGGACAAGAAGGAGACCTCATGAAGCTTTGTATTCCACCACGGGTTCTTGAGCAACACCTAGTCGTACTGGGTAAGACCGGTGCCGGTAAGTCTTCGGCTCTGCGCCACATCGTGGAGCATCTCCTGTCGCACAATAAACGAGTGTGCATCGTCGACATCAAAGGCGACTGGTATGGCTTGAAGATTTCAGCAGACGGCAAGAGCCCAGGGTTCCCCGTAATTGCATTCGGAGATTTCCGCGATCCAAAAGCATCAGACGTTCCGATCAACGCGCAGTCCGGGAAGCATGTCGCCGAACTTATCGTAAGCGGCAATCGTCCGTGCATCATCGGGTTCCGCGGTTGGATGATCGGACATATCACAGACTTCTGGCTGGACTTCGCGCAGACGCTGTTCAACAAGAACGAAGGCGAGTTATATGTGGTCATCTCGGAGTGCCACAACTTTGCACCCAAAGGGAAGGTTTTAGACCCGAAGGCTGGCCGAGTGCTTCACTGGACGAACCGGCTTTTGAGTGAAGGTCGCGGTTTGGGCATGACGTTCTTGTTGGATTCACAGAGACCCCAGAAGGTGCACAATGACACCTTAACGTGCTGCGAGACCCTGGTGGCTATGCGGGTTACTCACGCGGCCGACCGGCAGGCGCTAAAGGACTGGATCGACGGCTGCGGAGACAAGGCCACAGGAACAGAACTCTTGAACAACGTGGCAGGGCTTGCGCGCGGCGAAGCATATGTGTGGTCTCCAGAGATTGGCTTCGGTCCTCAACGCTTACAGTTTCCAATGTTTGAAACTTTCGACTCTTTCGCCCCGGCGCAACTTCAGAAGAAGGTCAATCAGAGCGGATGGGCAGCGGTAGACCTGGAAGCGGTCAAGGTAAAGATGGCCGCAGTTATCGAAGAGGCCAAATCCAACGATCCCAAGGAACTGAAAGCACGCATCCGGCAACTCGAGCAGCAAGCGGCAAGCAAGGGGCCAGCAAAGAGCGATCCGCAAGAGATTGAGCGCGCGATCAAGAAGCGGGACAGCCAATGGCTGTTAGCAGTCACCAATCATCGTCGCGGGATAGAGGAATTCCATGCTAAGGTTGCCCTTGATCTAACCGCCGTACTAATGGCACCATCGCCAATCCTGATTGCTCCTGAAGTTGGCTCTCAATTTCCGACCACAATTGAGGGCGTAAAACATGAAGTACTGGACCGGCAGTTACCTCCAGGAAAACTACCGCTGGTACGAAATGTGCATTTCCACGCGAACAGCAACGGCTCCGGTGAATCCCTGCCGCGATCTGAGCGCCGTATCCTAACAGCGTTAGCTCAGTATCCGCAAGGTCGAGGGAAAATCCAAATCGCGTTGCTGACCGGATACGCGCATAGCGGTGGAGGATTCAATAACTCACTGAGTGCTTTGCGAACAAAGGGTCACATGGAAGGACAGGACCCATACCGCATCACCCAGGCCGGCGTCGACGCCCTCGGTTCGTTTGAGCCTCTGCCGGTCGGCAGTGAGCTACTGAACTACTGGCACAAGAATCTCGGCAAAGCGGAGAGCAGCATCCTGACCGTGGTATCCGCGCATCACCCAAGAGCTGTCAGCAAAGAAGATATAGCGGCAGCCGCAGGGTACGCCGCAGACGGTGGCGGGTTCAATAACGCGATCAGTCGGCTTCGCACACTGGAGTTGATTTCCGGGCGTCAGGAGTTACGCGCATCGGACGATCTGTTCGGATAGAGTTCCATTCTCACCAGGGAGAGCTGGTGGGGAAACGTGAAAGAAAGCGAGGTGGACCATGTAACTTGCGGGCAAAATTGAACTCTGCGAATACAAGGGAAACAGGAAGGGGGCCCGTTGCTTCTAGCCAGGTTTCGGGTCCCCTGTAAAAAGGAAGGAATCCTCATGAGTCAATCAGTGGAGCAGAAAGTAAAAGAGATTCTGGTAAACGAGTTGGGAGTAGGCGACGAAGAAGTAACGCCGACCGCGAATCTATTCGCCGACCTTGGGGCAGATTCCCTGGACGCGGTGACAATCACCATGGCGTTAGAGGAAGACTTTGATATCCAGATCCCGGACGAGGACGCAGAGAAGTGGCGGACGGTGGCGGACATCGTGGCGTATGTCGAGAAGAGGCGGGCAGTATGATGGAGACAATGCAAGTCCTGCAGATGCTGACTAACCTAGTAAAAACCGATTGCTCCTACGCTGGGCGCGGAGAACTACTGCGAGCTGCCGCGATAGTATTTCACAGTCAGATGGCCACGGATGGTCTTGACTCCGAAACAATTGAGCGTGTAACTCAATGCATTGAACATGACGCCCAACTGCGCGGTATACGGTCCGATGCGATCGCCGCTGGAGTCATGGCGATGGTCTACTGCGACATCATCGGCATAGACCTGAAGCGCGCCGCTGAGTTATTTATAGCCAACCACAAAAAGCAAATCGACACCGCCATCGCCGGCTTGAACGATCTAGACCATCTTCTCCACTGCAAAGACGACAACTGCCCGAGATGTATTGACATTGGCCATGTCCCAGAAACAGCGAAAAGTAAATCAAAAAGGAAGCCGAAATGACCCAATTGCTAGCGCACCTGTTTGGGGACTTTGTTTTTCAGTCCGATTACCTCGCACAGAACAAAGCCAAGCGCTCCTGGCCCTGTTTCGTTCACTGCTTGCTGTACTCGTTGTGCTTCCTGCCTCTGTGCTGGGTCTCGGCGTGGACGGAGCCATCATTTACGGCGGTGCATCCATTGAGCCGGTCAACTATTCTTTGGCCAGCACTGTATCATCATGCCGATATCCGGTGGCTTCCCTGGCTGGTGATCTTCAGCACTCACTTCCTGATTGACCGCTTCCGGTTGGCTCGGTACGTGGTCTGGGCCAAGAACTTCATCGGACCGTGGTCGCGGATGGAAACAGTCGGCGAAGCGGCTATGCGAATGAAGGCCGCAGGAGAATTGAGTAGCCCTATCGCCATGCCTGGAGAGTTGAGGGGCATAAAAGTACAGCGTATCCGCCTTGTGTCTCCTCTCTCTGAGTGCCCGACCGGCTACCCGCCGTCAACGCCGATCTGGATGGCGACGTGGCTGACGATAATTTGTGACAACACCCTTCACTTGACCATCAACTATCTGGCTCTGAGGTATCTATGAACACATTCGCTCTGGCCGAAGCAGCGTACGACAAATACCGCGACCACATGCTCATCAGTGAGGAGACATTTCCAACCTGGGAGCAATTGACCGTCCGCCAGCGGTACGCTTGGCATGAGGCCGTGAAGGAGACCATCGATATTTTTGCAAAGGCGGTGACAGCATGAATATTGAATTCAGCTTTACCAACGAAGCGGACTCCGTAAGTTTCAGGCGCTGGTATGAAGAGCATCAGGACGCCAACACAGATCAGATACTCGCTCACGCCAAAGCCCATGGAGCTATTAAGGCAACGTTGGGCGATGGCACCGAGTGGGAGTTGAACAACTAAAAAGGAGGGCCACCAGCCATGGCCAGTAAACTGAAAGAAGCAGAAGCAAAACTGAGACGCTACATGATTTCGGCGTCCCTGGTTCAAAATGATTACAACGTGCGCAGGACCGCAAAAGATCTTGGCATAACACCGGAGGGCTTACATTGGAACCTCAAAAAACTGCACTTAACAATGCCACAGATTCGCCAGTTGGCCAGCGAGATGAATCTGCCGACCAGAGTAGGCGCATCTACCTAGCGCGTAACTTCCTCGGGAGTTGTTGGGACCTGATAGAAGTGGACGGCGTCCGGTACTGGGTAGGACTGGCCGCGCAGGACGGGAGAGAGACGATTCTACGCGCTACAGGACAGGAGGGAGTGAATGGGACTCTATAATTTCAAAGCGCAGTTCGTTGACTTCATACTTTCAGGGAAGAAGACGCACACCATCCGGGCACCGCGTAAGCATCCAGACAAGCCCGGCAATACTCTCCATCTGTACACCGGACTGCGGCAGAAGGGCGCGCGGCTCTTGATGCGGGCGACCTGCGTCAAAGTCGAAGAGATCGTCATCACAAACACTAAATTGAAGCGGATTGTGATCGACGGCCATATGCTTGATATGGACGAGGAGGAATCCCTGGCGCGGCGGGACGGCTTCAAGAATTTCGCGGACATGGTTAAGTTTTGGAAGGGCCGCCTGCCTTTCAAGGGAAATATCATTCACTGGAGGAAGCAATGAAGAACTTAGTTTTAGCAATCTGTTTACTGCTGATCGGCTGTCAGGCCAAAGTACAGAAGCGCGTGGAGAGTCAACCGGCATCGGCTCAAGAAGCAACGGGCACACCAGAGCCTTGCGACGAAGCGCATCATTGCGCGCCAACTTCGACTGAGCCGCTGATTATGTCCGCTTCTCTCACCGACAAGCAGAAGATCGACCTGCTGCGCACAGAGGCCCATAAGCGCGGGCTCCACTGGCACATTCTGTGTGAAGATTACGAAACACCAGATAAACAGTTCTTTGCGTATGCTGCGGATGCGAAAGAGCCTAGTGGTGCAAAATACATTGAGGATGGAGCGGTAAAACCATGGTGGGCAGAGAATGGGTCTACCCAAGCGGATGCCGCGTATCGTCTTTATCTAAAAATCATAGGAACCGAGGGGCGACCGGGCGATAAACTGTGCGACTTCCCGTTGACCGGCTCGAAGACAGGCCAGACATGTGATCGGCCCATGTGCAAGCGGCACTCGTTCCACGTCCCCGGCAAGGACGAGGACTACTGTTTGATTCATGGGCGGATGAAAGGGATGGTTGACGAACAGGCGGTGCAGCCGTGATTGCACTCTCTCAGCGTTTCAGGGACCGCGTAAGCTCGCTCTATCAGTCCCAGAGGAACCGGGCGAAACAGAAGTCCGGGCCAAGTGGCCGCATCAGCAAGAAGGGCTACGATCTGCCGTTCGACCAAAAACAATTTACCGCGTGGTTCATAGATCAATTCGGTGGCAATGAGGCTGGAGTTATTCGTTGCAAATATTGCAACAAACCTCTTGACGCCTTTTCCTGTGTAGTCGATCACGAAACTCCTTTGAAGCGCGGCGGCTCACCAGCGTTGAGTAATCTCGGCTTGCCGTGTCCTGAGTGCAACCAAATCAAGGGCGGCATGACGCCTGATGAATTCAAATTCTTTCTGGACAAGATGGCCGAGATGTCGGTACGGTTCTATGGCGGGCAGGCGGTACAGGACATAACCAGTCGTTTACAGAAGGCAATTAAGCTGGCGGCAGCCATGCGGTTCAACATCGCCACCAAGCAGAGAAAAGCGGCAGCGGCAGTCATAGAACAGGATGACGACTTTTGATGCTCGACCCGTCCATACCGATTGAACTGCTGCCGATCGACGAGATAGCAACGCTTAAAGCTCTGGAGGACTTCGAGCGGGAGTATGAGGGAACGGTGTGCGCGGTATGCCGGGCAGAGAAGTGGGCTTCAAGTCCTTTTTGCCGCGGCTGTTCTATAAAGCTTCAGCGGGCGCGGCTCATGCAGAGGATGAAAGACACGATGGATTCATACGGCAGAGAGTGGCAGAGTTGGCCGGCGCACAGCCTGAGATACTTTCGGCGGCACTACGACCTTTGCCGAGATTATTTGATGGACGTGAGGAGACATTTCAATTCAGAAAAAGGAGAAGGCAGATGAGTAGAGACGGCGTTAAATACGAGCACAACAAAGATATCCGCTTCAGCTTCTTTCCAGGCAAGCGCCGCAAGGTGGTCCTGGAGAAGATGACGGCGAACGAGAAAGACAATAACCCTAACCTGATCTTTGGCTTTCGCATGCCGATTACCGGCGAGCCCATGATTGGCTTACCCGAGTTCATCCAATCCGCATATGAAGCAGTCAACAAAGAGGACTCACTGGTGGCAGAAGCCGGCCTGCGCGACTTCGAGTTGGCTGGTATGACGCTCGAGTTCTTCCACAACCAACCCGATGGCTCAAAGCGCATGATCATGATGACGAACAAATCCCTGTTCAAATTCAGCATCGAACGCGAGAAGGACGGAGATTCGTTCATCACCATCATGCGGTTCAAGGTGCGCGTGGAAGAGACCAGGGCCAGACTCCTGTTCTGGCACGACAAAAGAGGGGTGACCATCTGGGCCGACTTTACTCCGACCGCCGATGCCACCAGGGAGGCGGACGACAATCAAATGAGCTTCGAGGACCAGGCAGCCAAAGCAAGGGAAGATTCCGACGAAGGAGATGACGAGCGCGAAGAGACTGAGATGCCGCAACAGACGCCGGAGAGGGCCAGAGCTGTCAAAGGAGGTGTAAATTGAAAAAAGAAGGCATAACTCTTGCGACCCTGGCTGCCGCATGCAGCGGCGATATCGAGAATGCTATCGTCGCATCCACCCCGGGCGGTATCGAGAGGCAAGAAGCTGCCGGGCAGACTGCCTTCGTCGGCACACCGCATACTCTCCCCAAAGAATGCCCAGAGGAACAACTCAGAAAACTGGGCTTCACGTTCGGGCCTCCGGTGGATGATCTATTCCTTGTCGCCTACTTCCCGCCCGGTTGGAGCAAGAAAGCAACGGATCATGCAATGTGGTCAGATCTGCTTGACGCTAAGGGACGGAAGCGCGCAGCGATATTCTATAAAGCGGCGTTCTATGATCGTTCGGCACACATGCAACTGATGCGCCGGTATGTCGCCGATGGTCAATATCTGAAGGCAGATGGCACCGTATTCAACTGGGCCAAAGATAACGAAAGGGACTTGGCACAGAAGCGGGCTGCCGTAATCGACCACGCAACTGGCGAAGCGCTATGGTTCTCTGAGCCATGGCCTGAGCGGAACTACACTGCTGGCGATATACCACAACAGGAAGCGAAGAAGTGGTTGGCCGAGCACTTCCCTGAACATGAGGACCCGACGGCGTATTGGGACTGAGGACTTTTAAAATCCAAAGCAACGGAAAGGAGGAGATAAAATCCTATTGAATTCCGGCGGCGACCATGGGCAAAATGATGTTGTCGCCGGGAGTTTTAAAAGGCACCGGCGCAACTAGCGCAAGAGACGTGAGGTGATTGCCCCTTTGAGAATTTTAAATGTGCTAAGGGAAAACTTATACAGTCGGACACTAACCGGCTTTGGTGCTATTACAATCCTCCTCCTGCTGCCGTTAAACATGACCGTAGAAAAGAATGGCAGGACGACAACGGAAGTTGGGCAAGATACAACGAGGAGTGGATTGAAAAATTTGGCATTGGCAGGTTCTACTTTCAACCCCATAAGCACAAATTTCACGCCGCGTTGAATGACGCCGATAGTTCAACAGGGCGAAGGCATCGGCACTTAAAGGAGCTATTAAGATGAACACAGAGAACATCGTACAGTTTCTGCAAACCGCTTACACCGACCAGGCCCTCGCCGCTCTCCGGGCCCACACCGAAGAAGGGAAGCTGAGCGCCCGCTCTTGCTGTTGCCTGATTGGAATCACTAACGCACCCCATGCTCTGCGAGGAGAGATACTGGAGTTTACCCAAGGCAGGGTATTGCCATCAGGATCGACTCATCACCAAACAGTGCGACTCGGCAGCGAGCTGGCGGAGTCCGCTGAATGCGAGTTCTTTGCTCTCGGGACGAACGATGCCGAGCGCCGGCAGAGATTACTGCCGCTCATACTGGCCGAGGAAGAGCGCCGCGCAAGGGAGCGTCACCATCAGACGGTAGCCGAGGCACTTACTCTCGTGTCCAGCCTATGAGCACTGTTGCGGTTTTCAAGATGTCCTGCTGCGGGCGGGAGGTAGTGCACGGGCGGCACGAGGGCGGCGACCACAAGCCGACAGCCGGCCGTTGCTATTACGAATGCCCATTGTCAAAGGACCCCAGAGGTAAGCCAGACAGGCCAACCTTGACGTTCGTGCGCTACGTCAATGCGGAACTGCTTACACCGGAGTTGCGCGCTACTGCTGGCAAGTGGCTACGCTGGCCAGAGGTGGCATGAGCAACAAAACGGAGTTATTGTTATTGACGGGAGTGATAGCATTTCACGTCGTGTTTACAGCGTTAACATGGTCTACACCCTGCCCCGCGACATGGACCAAACTGCCATGCATAAGGCCGTACACGGTGGCCTTTAATCTGGCGATGGCGGTATTCAATACGGTGCGCTTGGGGTTGAGGATAGACAAGATTCTGGACAGGAGTGAGGTCAATTGAAACCGTATTACGAGCACTCGGGGATCACGATCTACCACGGAGATTGCCGAGAAGTTTTGCCGAGACTGCAAGATGTCTGCGTGCATACCTGTGTCACCTCCCCACCTTATTTTGGGCTCCGATTTTATGGAGAAAATGGAATCGGCATGGAACTAACCCTTGATTCTTACCAACAGAACCTTGTCTCAGCGCTCGAGGCCGTCCGTTCGGCTATACGCGAAGATGCAACTCTGTGGCTCAATCTCGGCGATTCCTATGCGAATGACGGCAAGTGGGGCGGTATCACAGGTGGCAAGCAAGCGCACCTAAATGACGACAATCTAAAGCGCGTCGGACGGGAAAAGCGAATGACAGGCCTGAGTCCAAAGAATCTCTGTGGCGTTCCCTGGCGCATAGCTTTCGCCCTGCAGGAGGCTGGCTGGACGCTGCGGCTGGACATAATCTGGCACAAACCGAATGTGCTCCCAGAATCAGTAAATGACCGCCCTACAAAGGCCCACGAGTACATTTTTCTGCTATCGAAGTCCGAACGCTATTATTACAACCAGGAAGCCACGCTCGAGCCGGTGAGCCCAAACACTCATGCCCGACTCTCACAGAATATCGAAGCGCAGATCGGCAGCGAGCGAGCGAACGGTGGACAGAAAACCAATGGCAACATGAAAGCAGTTGGCCGCAAACTGGCACCCGCCGGCAGTGGAAACCGCAGCAATGAATCCTTCAGTAATGCGGTTTGTCTGCAAGTTGAAATGAGGAACAAGCGTAGCGTGTGGACTGTGCCGACTGGGGAAGGGATGGGAGGGCACACCTCAACATTCCCTGAAGAATTGATAAGGCCGTGCATTCTTGCAGGCTGTCCGCCCGGTGGGGTCGTGTTGGATCCATTTGCAGGAACCGGCACAACATTACTGGCCGCAAAGAAGAACGGTTGTAAGGCCATCGGCATAGAGATAGAGGAGCGATACTGCGAAATCGCGGCCAAGCGTTTGTCTCAAGAGGTCTTTGATTTTAAATGAAAACAGAACTCGACCTACCGCTATTTCGTGCCGTGCCTGATCCTGAAGACCGGCGCTCCAGAATCCAGAGAGAGTTCGAACAGTTCCATGCGGACAATCCCCGCATTTACGTCTTGATCGTGAAATACTCTCGCGAGGTTCTGCGCGTTGGCCGTCTGCGGTACTCCATGGACGCGATCTTTGAGCGGATCAGGTGGCACATGTACATCGAGACCAAAGCCACGGACGAATTCAAACTGAATGATCACTACACCAGTCGGTACGCGCGGTTAGTCATGGCGCAAGAGAAAGACCTGAAGGGATTCTTTGAGCTGAGGACACTGAGGGCAGACAAATGAACGTATCCGTTCTAAATCTTGGGGCTGGCGTACAAAGCACGACTATCTACCTGATGGCGTGCGAGAACCGACGGGTGTTGGACATGCGCGCGGCGGCCGCGTTGCCGGGAGGAGAGGGGCTTTCTCCATTCGAACCGTTGCCGTTCCCAGCTGTCGGCGAAGTTAACTTTGCCATCTTTGCCGACACCCAGGACGAACCGGAAGAAGTTTACCGCCACGTCGAGTGGCTCCAAGGCTTGAACGGCGTACCAATATTCGTGCGTACCAAAGGAAGACTGAGCGCCGATCTCCGCAATGGAACCAATTCGACCGGCGGGCGCTTCGCCTCCATACCGGCGTTCACTGCTCCTGATAGGCCAATGGGATATACCGGGCCGGTCGAAGAAGGAAGACTCCGTCGACAGTGCACAAAGGAATACAAACTAGAAGTCATCGACCGGACTATCAGGCGAGAGATCCTCAACCGCAGACCGAGACAAAGAGTACCCAAAGACTTCAAGGTCCGTCAGATCATCGGCATTTCCCAGGACGAGAAGGGCAGAGCCACGCGACTCTACGAGCGCATCCACGAAGAAGGAATCCACTGGCTGGAACTGGACTTCCCCTTACTCACGATGAACATGGCGCGCGAACACTGCGTTGAATGGCTGGAACCACGGGTACCCCACAAGTGCCCACGGTCTGCCTGCGTGTTCTGCCCGTTCCACGATGACCTTGAATGGCTCAGGATCAAGAGCAACCCGCGCGATTGGGCTTTGGCCGTCGAGGTCGACGAGTCGCTGAGGATACCGGGCAACGTTGTGAACCGCAACATGGAGCAAAAGTTGTACCTGCATCGCTCCTGTCAACCTCTGGTACAGATCGAATTTGATCCGACACCGAACGCGAAGAAGGCGCAGAAATTCCTCAACTTCAGCAATGAATGTCTTGGCATGTGTGGCGTATGACCAGGAAGCAAATAGCGGCGCGGTATTACGAGCGCCACAAGGCCGATTGCCTTCGACGGGCTCGCCAATGGAAGCAGCGGACCAACGCCTATTCCAGTGAAACAACAAAGGCCACGAAGCGTTCATGGTACGCCAGAAACAAAACCAGGCTGAACTCGAGCCCAACAAGAGCAACGAAGTGCCGGGCCAATAGCAGCAGGTATCGGCGTAAACACTCCAGAAAGGTTCGGGAGCAGAACCGCATTTACATGCGCAACGTCTCGCGCAGCAAGAAAACAACATGGAGCCAACGATACCGAGACAACAATCGAGAGGGCCTGCGCGACAGAGGCAGGGATCATTACCGTAGCAATCCAGAACGTCGGGCATCCTGTAAACGCAATGCAGCCCATCGTAAGTTGCGACTCAGGGGTGCCTCCACGGTTGATGTAAAGGTTGACAGGTTTGTCGTGTATTCCAGGGATAGAGGAATATGCCACCTCTGCGGGCTGTTTGCGGATATCGACGATTTCCACCTGGAGCACATCGTTCCCCTATCCAAGGGCGGGGCGCATTGTTATTCAAATGTCGCCGTCTCTCATCCTTCCTGCAACCGTAAGAAGGGTAACCGGACTGGGTAGCAGCCAAATACCAGCCCGCGAATCTTTACCGCCAGTAAACAAAAAATTGATGCAATGGCGCATATTGACGCGCTCAATCCCCCAATTTTCTAATGATTCTAATAATGCATGGTATAAACTCCAAGCCATGATTAAGAAAACTCTAACAATAGCTTTGACAGCCGCTTTAATCCTTATCGCCAGCAGCCAGAGCAAAGCACAAACCTGCTCAGGCGCCACAGCGGTAAAGGATAATAGCAACGTAATCACAATCACATGGTTCTGTCAGGCAGTACAACCAGGCCAGAACGGACCATACCATTACGAGAGGACGTTATCAGTACCATTGCCGGCGGATCCCAACATTCTCACCGCTTTCACTTTCTCATCGGCTTCTTTGACCACTCAGGGTGGCTTCAACATCTTTGGCGGATCTGACAAGATGACGATGGAAGTCCAGTTACCGGATTTGCATGGTGCTGTTTTCGACTATCGTGCGGCCGGTAGCGGATACAACACAGCAACTGTCAATGGCCCTTTCACCGCTACGAATCCACCCGATTTCCGTCTTGATGTGGCGCTTGATCTGAGCGGTAACATCGTGGCGAACTGCTCAGCCTACTGTGGTTTCACCTACGTTTTGGTCCTGCAACCGTAAAAGTCTTTTCCAACCAATTAACATTTTCAAATAAATTGAGGGGCCGGGATATGTGTGTTCTCGGCCTCTTATTTTTCAGTTGACAACGGCTATTCGATGGGAGCAGAATGAAGGCCTCAAATCAAGTCGGCCTACCAACCGACAGGAGAAATCAAATGTCAAATGCAAAACACACGCCAGGTACGTGGAAATCCGCGCACTCTGGTTACGCGAATGCTCCCACCGTGATTTACGTCGGCGAGATTGATCCGAAGTGGAATCGCCGTTACCCGCTCACCAACGTCAACTGGATCGCTGAAGTGAGAGATGACGAGAGTGAACAGCACAAAGAGTACGAAGCCAATGCACGGCTCTTCCTCGCCGCTCCCGATTTACTGGCTGCGCTGAAGTCTCTTGTTGCGTATGCGCGTGAGCATGGCGGCCCAAATGACTATGTCGCGCTCAACGCGGCGGATGCAGCAATTGCGAAAGCGGAGGGACGCCAATGACATCCCTTCACACCAAAGACTCTGACTGCACCGTTAACCCTGAAACTCTATGCTGCACCGTCTGCAGCGTTGACCACTCCGAAGAGTGCCTCGACTGCGGCGGTCGCGGATACCACAAAGACACCTGCCCGACGCTGGACAATGAAGAAATCCCAGTGGTCGACGATTCGGTGATGTGCTGCCCGGACTGTGAGCGGCCAAACCAGTTCGGTGAACTCTGCGGAGAATGCAGACGCGAGGAGCAATCGCGGATCGAAGAGGATCGGCAGCCAGACTACGGCGGGGCATTCGACGGATTCACTGTAACATCGGACGCGGACGGTGGCCTATGAGAAAGCCAATAGCCACCACGATCAACGAGAACTATGGCAAGGCTCCTGCACAGCGTGCCCTCTTCGGCGACAAGAAAACAAAGATCGAGCCAGCCACGCATATCATTGAGTTCCCTGGCGGAGCAATCGAGTTGTCTCGCACTAGCGAGGGAAACTACTGGGCACACGTCATCGTAAACCAGGACTGGGCAGACAATGACTGCGATGGTTTGCACCATGCTTACGGAGAGATTGTCGGCAGCCGCATCGACTATCAGTATCCACATGCGCCAATTGAGTCTATTCCCGACGCCACACAAATTCACCAGATCGCAATCCTAATCAGGCCATCAAAGAAACTGGCGGTGAACGCATGACGAATCTGCGCTCAATCCACGCCGATTACGCGAACTGTTTCTGGACTGACCAGAGCAAACAGTTCTACTACATCCTCGTGGACGAAGCCTCCGGCCAAGTTGGTGAAGCAGACATCATGCTGCCGATCGAGGTTGATCAGATGAACGCCGAGCTACGCTTACTAGGCAATCCCTGGCGCTGGTTCCGCATCGACGAGAAAGAACGGGCCGCATGAGATCGATCACATGGGGCAGGCTTTGATCTTCCACCGTGGTTCCCTCTTCGCGCAAACTCCGCGCGAGTGGAAGCGTTCGGGGTGGTGCCCGTCAAGTGGGAGTACGCAAGCTCCCCATAAAAAATCGAAGGGTAATTGTATGAATAAAATCGCGGCATTCTTCTTTGTGTTGTATCTGATGCTCCCTGGTAAGTTGCGGAGCTGGGCGGAAGGGGTTGATGAAAGGTGGCAGGGAATGAGTGTTATTCAGGAACTTTTACCGCGTGCCGGATGGTCGGCAGAGATCAGCGAGGACGGCGTATATCGTTACCATTTGCGCCGCGTTTGGGACATGACAAAGAAGCGGGTTTGCTTTGGGATGCTGAACCCCAGCAAGGCCGATGGATTCCAGAATGATCCGACGATCACGCGATGCTGCAATTTTGGCAAGGCGTGGGGATTCGGCGGATTGGATGTAGTAAATGAATTTGCCTTGCGCGCCACTGACCCGCAAGAACTTAAGAAGCACATCTATCCAATTGGCCAGTTGAACGATGAGCGCATACGTTTAACCATCATGGATGAAGACTGCGGCATGTTTGTAGCGGCATGGGGCCGCATGGGTTCGATCAGGCAGGGAGCGATGTGCTATTTGCTGCGCGATATTGACGTTTACATCATCGGAGAAGCAGATTATCCGAGGCATCCGCTTTACTTGAAGGCCGATTTACAGCCGAAACTTTGGCGGGCAAGAAAGGATTAAGTCATGAGCGGCGACAAACCGAGCGAGGATAGAGCCAACCGAGCTAAAGGATTCTGGATCAAGAGGCAGGATCTATGCGCTTGGGAGATGGCAGATGCCTTCGCAGCCGAGGAAGTAGCGCTTGCGGTGGAAGCTGCTAAGCAGGAAGTTTGGGAAGAGTGCGTATCTGCGATGTGTGATAATTGCCGAAATTTCAGCTGGCCGATAAACGATCAAGATGGAAACTTATTTCACGTTCACGAAGATTGGACAGAATCGCGCAAATGTGCAGCAGAAGCATTGTTCAATCTTAAATCACGCGAGATTCACGAACGAGGCGGGAGGTAGTATGGCGACAGTGCGAGATGTGAGATGTTCAAATTGCGGCGAGTTAAGGAAGCGCACTATGGATGGTACATTAGCTGCCCATGAATGCGCGGAGCCAGCGGCCCAGCCCAGCGCCCAAGTGTGGGTGCGTCAAGAGTCATGCTCAGAGTGCGATGGCGATGGATGCTTAAAATGTGAGCCAAGCGCCGTGCGGATGGAAGAAGGTGCGGAGGGTGGAAGTGCCATGGGATCGCATTATCGGCCCAGCGCAGCCGCGCCGGGAACGGTGCAGTCATGGAAGATTGATGACATCGGGCAAGTTACAGTAACGCCAGCCGAGCCGGGAGCGGAGTCGCTATCAGTGCAGAAGCGCATTCACTATCAAAAGGGCGGACATGCTGCCGACTTCAAGCCCCCGGCCCCGGCATCCGTTCGGGAAGCGCAGCCAGCATGCGATTGCATTGCCATGGCTCTAAGCGGCTGCGGCCCAATGCCACAAAACTGCAAGAATCCAAGATGCCAATATTACTTATCCGAACCCGTTGCGACGGGGGCCAGTGAAGCAGAGGAGCGCGGCGTAAAAGGCGGCGAAGGATGCAGCCAGAATGCCGTTAACTTATTCGACAAATACAAACTGGAGGAGTCGGGAGCTTTGCTGGCCTCTCGCTTACGGGCAGCCTGTCAGGGTCATCCAGCAGCAAAGATACCATGGCCACACAGACTATTGCATGAGGCGGCGGATTTCATTGAGAACGGGATGCCAACAGACATGGAGGAGTTGGAGCAGTTGAGGATCATGAGGCAAGAAACCAGGCCAATAAAAGGGGCTGCACTGGCCTCGCGCTTCCATGATTTCGATGACGCGGCACACCCGGCGAATATCTGGTGGCGCAAACACGGCGAGTACATGCTGTCAGGCGGTGGCCGACGAGAATTCATCTGGGCATGTCGCGGCTGGATAGCGCGGGAACAATTGGCGGAAGGCGTCGAAGTAACAGGCGAATCTTTGCACGAATCGAGACCTGAAAACGTGGCTTTGCTGGCCTCTGAAGTGCCGCAAGTCGAATGTATGCACTGTGCGCGGGAAATTCTAAAGTGCGATGGGATGGTTGCATATTGCGGATGTAAGGGCTGGTTCCATCGCGATACTGGTAAAGGCCCATCGCATCGCTGCTATGACGGCTGTACCACGGTTGCGGAGCCAGTTCCATCGTCATCAGAGCGAATACCTCCCCGCCCGATCCAGCCCCCGCAGTTCGTGCAGACGCCGCAAACAGAGAATCCATCGTGCCAGGTATGCGGTAAGCCGATGATCAAATATTGGAGCGATGGAGCCTTAACGAAGTCACATTGGCGCTGCGAATCCTGCGGAGCTACAACTAAGCCAACCGAACCAACCGGGGCCACGGGGCCAACTGAGGAGGGAAAGTGAAAACCTGTCCCCGTCACCTGAGACCCGAAAGTGGTGAAGCGCGCCACTAAGCCTCAATACTCTTCAGTTTGAACTACAGACGGCCTTGGTCCCCGTTCATTCCACTTGGTAGACCGGCAGTCTCGGTTAGGGCAACGCTCAGGTGGCTTGTCGCCTTCAGACACCCAAACGTGCCGGCATCGTGGCTGATCACACTTACAAATCAAGCGGTCAAAGACTTTCGCAATAGACATGGGCTATTGTACCGCGAAGGCTGGTACAATGTACCAATGTTGGAAACTGCCTGCAAACTATGCAGGGTTCTAGTTTTAAGCCGGCTGAAGTTTAATACGGCCAGCAGTAACCTCCAAGTGGTGTGGCCTACAAAACCAGTGAACCTCAAGTGGTTTATCGTAATCTTCGTGGTGCGCTTCTACGTTTGGATTGCCGCATACCTCGCACGGACCCTTTTTGATGGTGCCGCGCTTGACGTAGACGTGTAGATAAGAGCGGCAGTTCATCCGTTTTCGCGTTTCTCCAGTAAGCCGATGAGTCTTGCGCCAGTTACGCATGTGCTCAGCGTGGTGTTTATTGCAATACCGGTTGGACTTCGAGCGTGCTAATTCTGGGCATTTAGAGCAGGTCTGTTTACGTGGACGTTCCATGAAGAGCAATGTATCACATTCGACCGGTAGTCTGTCCGTAGCCTAAATCCGCGTTTTCCACTTTAATTTCCAACCGTTTTCGTGCTATGGTTTGTCCGATAAGCCATGGCACATAAAAGACTTGACGCGAAGCCGACCGAAGGACAGTACGCGCACATCTTGCGTGCATCGAAATTCACAGGTTGCAGCCTCGCTGCGTATGTCCGCATCCTGATCGTCCGTGACATGGAAAAGGATGCTAAGAGACGGCGTCGTCATAGCGCTAACGGCTTGCCACGGACCCGCCTACAGCAGTAATCTCCACGCATCGACTGATTTAAAAGGGGATTGCGCGCCGCCCTAAAAGAGTGCGCTCGACGTGTATCACCTGCTACGAGTGCCAGGAGCCAGCCTCAAGTTGAATACAACCAAAGTGTCTCAAGTACCGGTCTTCGACGCACGCCAGAATCCACACTCAGATATTCCCGCCTGCTTCACTTCCCAAGAGAAAGCCAGAGAGCTCAAGAAGTCCGGGACGCACTACTTCGGCAATCATAGTGTGTTTGGGTACGCCGGGGTGAAAGCGATTATTGAGCTTCCGGACCAGGCACTGCCGGCGGCGGTGCGTGAAGAGCGCGACCGGTTGCGTGAGGAGTCACAGTTCTCAGGGTGGATCGTAGCGGGACAGACATCGCGGCCGTACAACCGGAACAAGAATGCGAAGATCGCGCCTGGGTTCCCACACTGGGAGTTGGCTCGGTGAAACTCGAAACCACTAAAGGCATAAGTTTTGCCTTCCACGTTGACGATGGCAACATTGTGGTCGACGAGGCCCACGGCTGCACTACTGAAGAAGGGATGAGCATGTTCCCACCGTGGATGCTTGAGGACATGGAGCAGAAAGAGAATCCGTAAGTCGTTGAAGTTCGAGCGCACTAGACCATTACGAACTGCCCAGCGCGCGCCTATATCGAATCCTGAGAAGAAGAAAAATCTGAAATGAACACTCACGGCTCAATCGCGAGCTTTAACACCAGTATGGCCATGTTCCCAAGTTTGCACCGCCGGGAAACCGCGGGCCACTGTACGAACTATGTGAAGTGCAAACTCTGTAAGGGCGAGATGCTGTTTGATTCTTGCTCTCAGGTGTGCGGCCGTGAGCAGTGCCGGACAATCCTGTCTCACCTGGCTTTACAACGGTACGATTTCCGTGAGGAGTTCTGGCGCCGGTTCGATGCTCTGCCGCGGAATGCGACCAAGGGAGGCCTGGGACTTTGGGACCTTGAGCAGATGATGTCCGACGCTGAGGGCGAGGTGGCAGCGTGATTCTAAAATATGGCATCGGGACATTCTTTAAACACTGGAAGCACCGCTTAATTCAGCGTCTCGGCGTTACGTGTGGAGTCAATGTAGATAAGCGCCAGCGTCCTCGGATTTCGACGCATACAGGTGGATTGGTCTGTATTTCGTGGAGAACCAAAAGCTCGTGGTATTGCGTGGCGATCAGAAGCATAAATACGAAGTTGAGTACGAAAGGATTCCATTGCCAGTAACGCACAACGAATTCAAGACCTACATCCCCGGCGCAAAGGCCATAGAAGAGATGCAGTCCATCTCCCAGGATTTCGATGATCTGCTGACGAAACTGGAATCGAAACTGGATACCACCCGCGAGCTGGCCCTGGTCCGGACTCACCTCGAGATCGCGTGCTTCTACGCACGCAAGGCCAAAGCAAAGAACCGTCTACCATTTGCCAATGATGACTGGGAGGAAGTTTCCGATGCTGGCGGGGTTAATTGCCAATGCTGTAGTAAATCCATTAATGAAGTGGCAGTTAGAGTGAAAGGCTTGAAATATTTGTACCACAAACAATGTGTTATAGACGCAGAGAATAGCACGGCTTGGGCCCCCACAGTTGTTGCTCCGCATGTTGAGAGAAAAGAAGCGAAAGAGCCGATCCCGGATTCGACGACTGGCATCTGTGGGCATGGGTACGCCACCTACGATGGTGGGTGCCCGGTTTGCTTCCCGCTCACCTCGCACATGGAAGCCGACGGGCAGGATTTACCAAGGCACGCGGCGCCAGCGCTGCATAGCTTCAGAATTGCAGTCGGCCATTCCAGTGAGGCGATACCTGGCGGAGGAGATGCCGGAGCGCCTGAGTATTCTTGGCAGGCTGTGTTAGACGGATTCTGGGAGATTTACCATGACGACAGTTGCGGTGAGACGTTGACTCTTGAGGGGTTATGTCCGAAATGTAAATTCCATCCGGACATGCAGAGCAAAGGCGCACGAAGAGTAAAACCGATATCGGCTGTCCTCGGACATCCCGAACTCACGGTCAGCGACGATTTAGCAGTAGGCTCCCAGCCGTGTGTCCATGGCAATTATGAGACCAAAGCACAGTGCGCCCTATGCTGCGCCGACGAAATTAAATTAAAGGGGCAAACACTTCCTCCGTTCGGTAACGAGCACTGGGAGGCGCTATTCGGTTTCGGTCCATTCAACTGTCGCGGATGTGATTCTGCCACCACTGGAGAACTTGCAGTGCACGTTAAGGGATCGCTGGACATCTACCACAAAGATTGCGCAAAACGACTCGCCCCGCCATCTCATGAAACATGTGCTTTCAAGAATTCAGGAGTAAATCAATGACGAAAGGAAGGTCACGGATAAGTGCCAGAGCACTCAAGGGGCTGAGATCAATTCTCGGCCTTTTGATTTTTACGCTGATATTGTCAGCGACACTTTCAGCCAGCAACGTTACCGGTAAGATCCTCGGACCCAATACCGGCTTACCAGTAGCCAATGGGACCATGACGCTTACACTCGACCGGCCAGCAGTTCTTACCGGTACCTCTCTGGTTGTGCCGATGGCCATGAACTGCTGGACTGATTCTGGCGGAAATATTGTCGGTCTTCCTGGCTCTTCGGCGATCGCCCCACCGGTACTATCTGCCAATCTCGGCGCTGGCACACTTCCAAATACAGCCTACTTCGTCAAGGCCACTTGGTTCAACGCTTCAGGCGAAAGTGAAGCCTCTCCAGAATCAACTTTGCTCCTCGGCGGAGTAGGTACACTCATCATCGCTGCACCTGCTACAGTTCCATCTCTCGCCACGCGCCTAAATGTCTACATCGGTACTGCAAGCGGCACAGAGACCCTCCAGGGATTCGTCACCGTCACGAACGGCGTGATTGCTGGAGCCTATTCCCAGTCGGTTCCTCTGATCGCCGGCGCCGCCCTCCCTGCAACCAACACCAGCATCTGCCAGCCATTCTTCAACGACACGCTTATCCCGAGCTTCACTTCCTACCTAACCAACATCGTGACTTTGGGTGGGAGCCAGATTTCCGGATACCCCCAGAAGTGGTTTCTCTGGGGCGGCAATATCAACGTCTCTCAGGGTACCCCCATATTCTCTGGTATCGTGCAGTTCCCCCAGGCGATTGTTTCCAGTCCCGCTGCAAACGGCTCACAGACAATCAATGGTCCGTTGAACCTCAATGGATTCGGATTGACAGCTGGAACGCTTACTCTTTCTGGGTCTGTTATAGGATCTCTACCAATAAGCGGACCATCGCCCTGGTATGACATCACCGCAAACGGCGCAAAATGCGACGGCGTGACGGACGATACCGCAGCGATCAACACAACCATCGGGTTGGCGAAGACAGCGGGCGGTGGAGTTGTTCTCATTCCTCCAGGAAAGACCTGCGTCTTCACCTCGACCATTGGCTCTGATGATTTGAACGGCGTCCGGATCATGAGCACCGGGCGAAGTAACGGCAATCGAACCGGCGGTACCACGTCGACCGGCCAGCCGATGTTGAAGTATACCGGTACGACCTCGCCGGCCATCAACTTCAAGTCAGCCCAAGCCAGTAGCATTGAAAATATCGTGGTGATGTACACCAACGGTGGATTCTCCGGGCTCCTGATTGATACAGAGCATTCCGCAAGTGCCACAGATGCTGCATTCCTTCTTTTCCGCAATCTCACACTGATGGGTACGTCTGCTTCGAGTGGAGCAACCTGTCTGCTGTGTTTCGACAAGACGCTGGATACGTCTGTCGAGGATTCGATGTTCTTCTGGTACAACAATGCGATCCGCGGCCAAGCAGGCGGTGGGAGTTATTCCAATCGGATCCAGATCAGCAATAACAATTTCAACGGCTTTTCGGGAACGGCAGCCACAACACACATTACGAATCCAGGGCAAGGATGGTCTATCCAGAACAACACCTTTGAGATGCTCGGCGTCGGAAATACTTTTGTGCTTATGGACGCTTCTACGACGACCTGCGGCGGGTGCATATTCTCTGGGAACTGGGTAGGAGATGCACCAGCCAATTACACAGGAACGTACTTCAAGATCGGCGGGAACGCTGGAGCCCTCGGTGGAATGGTGGTCACCGGCAACACGATCATCGGCGGATCTTCCAATTTGGGGACCTTCATGTCGCTCGCGTCGACCTCCATCGGCGTCAACGTAAACGGCAACCTGATAAACGGTTTTGCGAATCTCTACACTTTCACCGGCAGTACGCAAAACTCATTCGTATCATCCGGGAACGAGATGGCTGGCGGGACTCTTACCGTTACTGGCGCGTCACAATCAGGTGCGGTCGAAGACTCCACCTACACTACCAGTTACTACGCTTCCAAGTTTACGCAGCCAGCCAGCAACAACGCGGTTACCCTCCTCAACGTACAAGGTCCTCTTGCAGAGATCAACGGCACCGGAGCGGCGATTAACGTCTACACCTTCACGGTTCCGGCGAATACTATCCAGGCCGGGAAGTGCATCAAAGTCACGTCGGCGTTCACGCGCACCACAGGGGCGGCAGCAATCCAATATGGCTATAAGTTCGGTTCAACATTTCTGGTCACACCGAGCATCACTACCAACGCCAGTGAGTCGTGGCCTATATTGATTTGTAACAACGCAGGCGTACAGAACGCGCAGTTTTTTACTGCCTATCCAGTCATTTCGTCAGTACTCGACCTGGGTGTTAATAATGGAACCAGCGCCGAAAACACAGCCAACGCTCTGGCTATTTCTTTGACGTTCAATGTTGCGGCAGGAACGAAGGTGACTCCAAACTCGTTTCTCGTGGAATTGATCCAGTAATTTTTCGAGCAGTAGACAAGAAGAAGTAAAATCCTGAACATCGACCGAATATTTTAGACTGGCCGGGTAAGGAAAAATGAATGAATTTTTGTCTCTATTTCTTCAGCCCATCATCGGCACAGATAGCGAGCTTCTTCATCTCGCCCTGGCTGCCCTTGCTGCTATCTTTAGCGGGGTTTGCGCTGTTGGTGGCGTCGTTGTATCTTTTCTCGTCAAGCGCGCGCTTACTAAGTGGTTTTCCGGGCAAGATGATCTCCGCATCGAAGTTGAAGAGATTCGCCGAGCGCTGGAAGGCGCAAAAGAAAGAATCTCGACACTTGAAGGCAGAAAAGGCACTCTTGTGGTTTCGCGTGATGGGACCTAAGTTCCTGATTGCGTTTCTATTCTTCATCCTCGGATATCTGTGGCGCGACCACCAGGTGCATAGCGGTACGGTTGATGTCGTCAATGCGGTAGTCGAATCACAGGCTGGCCTTAGCGTGATCTACCATTATCTCGACGATCCAAGCCAACGTCAGCATACCCAAGTATTCTGCGCAGAGCCAAGCAACAGGGTGCCACATTTTAAGCCAGGGCAGATCATCGCGAGCATGAAACTAATTCGCGGTGAGGATTGTGAAAGGGTTTACAGTCTGGACCTACGTCGCAGAAACGGCGTAGCAATTCTTGCAGGAGGATACTAAACACCATGGCAAATGGCGACATTCCCCCGGGCGCAGTTCGGGTGACAGTTGAAACTCTCGGTAAAGACAAAACCACTGTTACCTCAACCACAACTATCAACATCCCTTGTGATCACGTGGCACCAGATACGGTGCGTGACAAGGTCGTAGACGCAGTCGAGCACATCAAGAAGGAGTACGAGCACCCATAATTTTCCGTAGAAGGGCGGGAGAGCGTTTCTTCTGCCCTTTATTTTCCAACATCAGGAGTACATACAGTGAATTCAACTTTTCGGACGAAAGTCCTCTTTCTTCTGTTCGTAGTAACGGCAGTTCTTTGGCTGCCGACTCTGGCGATGGCCCTACAGGCTGCGGCTCCTGCTGCAGTAGCCACTGTTCCGTGGGCGGTCAAGGCTATTGGGATCGCGGCAGTAGTGTCCTCGATCATCCAGGGAATAAAACGCATGATTCCTGGCCTTACCGGACATTTCGCCCAACTCCTCAACGGCATCGGAGCTGTAGCTGGGTCCCTGGCGCTTTCAAGTGCAGGAGACTGGAAGACTGCTACTTTCTGGCTTCAGGTAGCGCTCACATTCGCGGCCGCGGCCGGCGTGCATGACTTGGCCAGCTTCTGGGGCCTGTTCAAGCAGAACGGAAGTGGCAAGTGAGAGCGATCGCGGTGCTGGCGTTAATGGTCGGTTTGGCCGGCTGCGCGACCCACCACCAGCCCGTAGTCGGAGACCATTACGCTCTTGGTCCAAAATTCTGGATGTGTGACGACCAGGGCCAGAACTGCCGAATCACGCAGAACGTGAATCCTGATATGACGTGGCCGCATAAAGGAAACCAGACGCAGTTGACGCCGGCGGGGTGCGTGCTACATCGCATCGTGACCTTCGGGCATGTGGCCCAAGAGTGTAAGAAGGTAAAGCAATGAACACTACTTCCGTGATTCTGGCAAACCTTACTCCATCCGATTACCGCCGTATCGAAGAATTCGGTATAACTTGTTCCGGATCAACCGGGGTCGGCGCCAAACCTGAAAGCTATAACGGCATGGCTCCCTACATCGCAACATTTGTTCATGAGTTAGACCGCGCAATTGCTGCCTTGGAATGGGACGACATACACATTCAGATACTGCATAACCAGTGGATTGTGCGTGGTGAAAACAAAATAAGCAAACAGGAGCGCGTGGACAAACTTCGTCGTCGTCGCGAAGAAATCATTAAAGACCTGTGCGATAACGGCAATGAATTAGCCGAGGCGTTGCACGAGGTAGCATGAGCCATAGATTCAACAACTTCGTACACCATGTCGAGAAAGTCCTGCAAGTGTTGATCCTGGCTGCCGTGGCGTTTGCGATGATATCGGTAGGGCTATTGGCGCTCTCGGCGCGCAAGGCCATCACAGACACAAAGCCAAAACTTCAGATGCTTATTCTGCACGCGGACGCCGCAGTGGCTGAAGCGCGCGGACTGACTGCGGACACTCGCACAAAGGTATTCGAGAAGGGCGGACTCGCCGACATCACCAAAAAGACATTGCTGCATGTTGACCAGGTATCAGGAGAAACGGCAATCACAGCCCGGGCCCAAAGAAAGTACTGGAACCAGACTGGCGACGAGGTCGTAAAGCTGGTTGGCAACATGAACCGTACAGTACTGAGCGTGAACGATACCCAGGCACAGATTGGCCGCGACCTTCACTCGGTAGCATTGGCAGTGGTTGAATCCACGGACCACGTTGCGCCGCTGCTGGACCAGGGCACCGCGACATTGAAGTCGGCACAGGGCCTGGTCGACGATCCGAGCGTAAAGCAGACACTCGACAGCGTGGCGGCGACCTCGGCAAACATCGAGGGGACGACGGGAAGCCTTGCCAGCATCGCGCATACGGTCGACGTCAAGGTTGATAAACTGGCGCACCCGTCTAAATTCCAGCAGGCCGTAACATGGGGAATAACATTTGGACGGACGGTTGGAAGTTTTGGATGGTTATTCTAATCAGCAAAAAGGAGAATTTAATGAGATTGAAGCTATGCTTTGCAGCAGTACTGGTTTCGTTTATCGCAAGTAACGCAGTGGCCCAGAACCCCGCCCCGACACCGCCCTTGAGCAACATCTACGCGGTCGGAACGTCATGGAGCCCAGGCGCGCAACCCGCGGTCGCCGGCACAGGACTGTACGCTCACATCATCTCAGACGGAACCGGGACCTATGCCTTTACCGTCGTCGACGCGCTGCCAATCAGTGTCAAGCCGTTCACGGTGAGTACGTCGATCGGCGCTGGCATCGCGCAGAAGGTCTTCACGATTGGCAAGGTGAATTTCTACATTCCGACAGCGGCTGGGATCTCGTACAGCGGAACCAATACCGGATGGGCGTGGAGCACCGGCGGCATAGCGGCGATCCCGCTCAAGAACAACGTGTTCCTCATGCCGACCGTGCGTGTGCAGAAGAGTTCCGTATCGAATGGCGCCGGGTATCAACCCATCGTTGGCCTTTTGATAGGCTGGGGAAAGTAAAGGCGGTTCCCGTCAAGAGCCATGGGCAACCACGAGGAGCACAGCGAGCAGAGAAACTTCCTGGTTCTCGTGATTGTTCTTCTTCTGGTCGCCTTCGGGGTGTTTGTTTATTTGTGTTTGTATCACAGTAATTGAGATTCCGCGAAAAGCAGACGTGCAGGTTGGGCATCTAGCCTGCTGGCGAGCAGTCGCAAGGCCGACCGATCAATCGCCCAGCACAGGAACGGAAAGCCCGGCGCGGGTTGCTGCTCAACCTGCGGAATGATTTTTAAATGTCAGAGAGTCCAGTTTCACTGCCAAAGTGAGCAGAGGATTAAAATGTGTTCTTTTTTCAGTTTCCAATCGATCCAAAGGCATGGAGCGCAATCGGATCAGGTGCGCTCGGACTCATTGCGCTGGTTGTCACGCTGACCACGGCGGCTGTAGTGCTGAAGAAGGCCGGTCTAATCGGAGCCGGAGCCATGCCAGCAACCAACGGTAAGACCAATGGTAAGTCGGGCGACATGTCAACGCCTGAATTAGAGCTGCGGATGGAGAAGATATTCGCCTCTGTGCTCGAGCGTACACTGGAAAGACAGGTCGAGGCGCATTTAGAGAAGTTGCGCGAGACAAACCATGCAATCAATGAGCACATGGGCACGCTAGTGGCGAATGTGGAGCTGATCCGGCGGGACATAAAGCAGTTTTTGGAGAATTTCAAGAAGTAAGACTCTCAACCAAAAAGGCAATCCTAAAGAATGATCTCCTCTCTGCTCGAATCCCTCAGGCATCAACTATCGAATCCGTTCCTCTCCGGAGGCCTGGTTCTCACGATCACGGCCAGCATCATCGCGTTCGCGCGCAATCTGCCCATGAAGATATGGGGGCACATCCGCGAGCAGTTCATGGTCGAGGTTACGGTCCTGAACAACGATCCGCTATTCGACTGGATCACGCTCTGGCTGAACGATCACCCGTACAGCAAGAAAACACGCCGGTTGATGGCTACTACCGTTGCGAACTATGAGTCTGGTGCCTGTCAGAGTGATTGTCCTACCCAAGTCGAAGCCCCTGCTACTGGAGGATCTAGCGAATCATCCGAAGAGGTGAAACGCCCTAAACTTATTCTCTCGCCGTCCAAAGGCCAACACTTCTTCATGTACAGCGGCACTCTTCTCTGGCTGAGTCGCGGCGACGGGAGCGTACCCTCAGAGAGCACAGGAGGTAATAAAACTACCTCCATCAGTTCAAGATTCCGTGAGGAAAGCTACCATCTGCGTATCTTTGGTCGTTCCCAGATAGTTCTTCGACAACTGCTGGATGAAGTGATTGATCGAGCCGTTGCGTTCCAGGCCAAGAAGATCAGCGCGTTTGTTGGAGTATGGTCGAACTGGCAACGCTTGCGTACTTTCACTCCACGCAAGATCGAGAGCGTTATCCTTCCCGACGGAGTGGTTGAAGGGATTATAGGTAAATTAAAGGCGTTCATCGCCGAAAAGTCCTGGTATCAGGACATGGGCATACCCTACCACCTTGGGATGCTGTTCCATGGAATCCCCGGAAGCGGGAAGACCTCAATCATCGGTGCGCTGGCTGGTGAGCTGAAGATGAATCTGTATATCTTGAGTCTGGCCAGTGAAGAAATGTGCGACGAGCGATTCGCTTGTCTTATCAGCAATGTCCCTCCAAACAGCTTTATGGTGCTCGAAGACGTGGACGCAGCATTCGCGGCCAGGAAACGTACAGATGACAACGAAAATACCAGCAAAGGCCTGACACTGACTGGCATCCTCAATGCACTCGACGGCTTCATGTCCAGCGAAGGTTCGATTGTGCTGATGACGACTAACTACCGTGATCGACTGGACCCAGCTCTAGTCAGGCCCGGGCGAGTGGATTTCGAACTGGAGTTCAGCACGGCGACCCAGAGTCAACTGCGCCGGCTTTATCAGCGTTTCTTCCCGAACTCAAACGGTGACGCCGAGATTTGGGCCATGACCATGGAAGGAAAAACCATGGCCGAGGCACAGCAAGACCTGTTGCTCCTCAAGCAGCAGGGCAAGACTTCCGATCACAGCCATGATCGAGAACTCGTTCAACAGGAGAACTAACACCATGAAATCCATCACATCAATCCTTCGCCACACGGTGACTGCGGCTCTCGTTGCCGTCTGTCTCCTGTTGGCACTGCCGACAACGACATTCGCCCAGGTTCTGTCTTATGGAAACAGCGGCCAGTACGGCGTCTCTCAGTTCAAAGTTAACGGCGAGTTGGTCGCCAGCCGGTTCAACTACCAGGTGTTCAATCAGCCGAATACAGGAGGCGGGTTCGCGAACTTCACCAACTTCAGTGACGGCTGCTACATGTCCCTCGGCTCCGGTATCCGTATCGTTCCGTTCAATTCAAACGCCACCGTGACGGTAACCGATCTCTCGACCTCAGCCAATACCGAGACGGTAGCTTTTACTTCAGTTACGACCAACGCGGCGCCGAACTGCACTCTGAGCATCGCGACCAGCAACGCTCATACTGGCGGCTACGTTCTGACTTCAGGAACCTGCGGAATCGCCGAAGCGCTTAACTTCTTGGGTCAGGGAAACAAAGGAACGATTGCCGTGACTCAGGAGTTCTACGACCAGGGCTGCACAGTCTCGACGATCACTGGGACTGTGGTCGGTCTGATCGCGACTGCCAATCAGCAGGTTCATGACTGGACGACAGGCCTCTGGTATAGCCTTCAGCCGACCACTTTGTCAGCCTTGGCGGTTCCGACCACAAGCAACAACCTTACGTGCACTGCGGTAGCTGGTTTGGTTTGCCAGTCGGCTACGGTCGGCGGGACCTGGCCAAACTCTGCTGAGGTTGCTGGTGACATTTACGTAGACGCGCTTGGCGGCATGAGCGTGGCATCTGTTACTCATACCTTGACCCCCAGCGCCTCTGGCACAAACATATTGCAGTTCAATTCTCCGGCAGCCTCTACCGGTGCGGCAGGCTGGATTCCGTGGGCTGGTTTGACCTATAACTCGGCCTCCTACCTCCTGCCGGTTGACGGCGTTAATGTTAAGTGCACGCTCTCAACCAAGTTCACTGGCTATCCGATATGCGCGATTGGCGCGACCGCGCAAGTATTGGGGCCAATCGTGACCACACAGCTTATTCCGCAACTCGGTGGAATCGCCGCAGCTTATAACATGAATGGCCAAAGCCACACTACGTTCGCCCTTCTCCCGAGTCCGCAAGCAGGATTAGGATTTCAGACAAGCTATGGGCCGTTCACTGCCTGCCCAGCATTGACCGCCGGTCAGCTATGCGTGGTTGGTACGGTACCGCTTCCCACTGGATTTATTCAAAGTTTGGGAATCGGCGCTACCCTTAGATTCGATTTTGATGTTTCAAGTACCCTCACTACTCAGGCCACTGTTAGTGGGATCGATGTAGAAATAGGCGACATCACCGATTTCTCGACCGGCACTCCGAAAATCGTGTGCACACTTTTCGCCACGATTACCACTGGTACAGTTAACGACAAGTACCATGAGCAGTGTGATTGGACCGTCAATGCTCTTGGTGCTACTGGCACTCTCATGCCGGGTGGATTTCAAATCCAGTCTGTCGCGGCCAGCGGCGGCATCGTATTGGGTGCGATATCGGAACAGGGTACGGCAGCAATTACTGCCGACATCTTGGATCAGGATACAGTTTATTTTGTTTACCTACAGACAGGCGGGGCTGAAACGACTACACCGCCTAAGATGCTGAATTTGAAGATCACAGTTATTAATAACTAACCCAATATCAACTCAAGGAGCAAGAGAACGTGAAAACTGTAAGAGTATTTCTTTTGGCCACCCTAGCAATCGCGCTGGGGTGGGGTGGCATCGGGCAGATTGCCTCAGTATCGGCGTCGGCTAACGTGGCGCGGATTGTGGAGCATGAAAGCTTCACAGGCCAAACAGCCAATCTTTCCTCCGCCGCATCGGTTACTGTGCCAAGCGGTGGTGCTGATTACCGTATATCGTTTTACCCTACTCACATCTCTGGCGGGTCGGCAGGGCTTATTGGGCTTGCTTATACAGATGACGCTGGCACACAAAATACCGAATTAACCATGAACGGCACTATTTTGTTTGGGAACTACGTCGCTATCGTTCATGCTGCTTCCGGAAATCTTACGGTGTTCACTACGGGAACCCAAGATGCCGGTGCGCAGACCTACAACTTTTACGTCACCATCGAGGAACTCTAACTCCCTAAGCGAGGTCACCAATGCTTTCCGCAACGGCGGCCTCGCCGCTTCAACTTGAACAGACCAACGGCAGGAGACGGCGAATGCCCTATACCGATGTAATGAATAAATTCAAGCGCGGCGCACTGCACTCTGGTTCTCCGTCTGGCCCTGTCGTGCACAACCCGCAGCAAGCCATCGCCATCCGCATGAGCGAAAAGGAAGCGGCAGAGGGCGGCAAGAAAGACTATCAGCCACCAGCCAAGCCGAAGAAGCGTGGCGTAGGCGCGCGCGTACTGGCCATGGCCCGCAGAAACCAGGGAGGGTAGATTGAAAGACCAAGACAAGAAAGATCTTCTCAGACTCTTCCACCAGCAGTACGGCGCATGCTCTGTGCTCAAGACCAATCCGGCAGAGCACTCCCACGGCTTTTATGACAGCTTTGATGTGGACGAGGTTGAGGCCGAAATCGGCCCGACGCGCTTCAAGAAACTCATCGACTTTGTGATTGCCAGAAAGTCCAGTCTCGTCAGCAATGGGCACAGAGTCTGGCCGCACGATCACAAAGAGGTCCACAAACAAGGCGCGGAGGTTCACTGCGTTCGAGCTTCCGACCTTGAAGCCTTTCTGTCAGGAGGCAACTGATGTCGAACGTCAGGCTTGTAGCTCTCAATGCCGCAGGCGGCGCAATCGTAACCATCTCCTCTTCGATCCCGGCCCGGCGATGCGAGATCATCGAAGACGGATCGATTGCCGTCCCCACCGGACTGATATTCACCAGCATGAAGGACAACTTCACGACTACTTTCCAGGTTGCACCACAGACTGAGCCCGTGATCCTTGGGAACCCAACAGGACAGGGCGGTGCGATCGGCGCATTGCTTGGAATCCCCGCACAGAACTCTGCCGGCGCTTTCAATTTCCATACAGCGGACCCACTGCTCAAGGCAACGTCGGCGACTGCTGCTACAACCAAGGTTAGGGTTACCGAGGACGAATGAAAAAGATTATCGCTCTCTTATTGTTGATCTCGGCCCAAGGCTTCGGACAAAGCGTTGGCGGCACCCTTGCTAGTGGCGCTCCCGCAGGGTCGTTCAACATCACGCCACCGTTTTCTACTAATAGCGCGGCGGCAATAGTTGGCGCTGGGACAACGTTGACCATTACGGCTCCAGCCTCAATCGTTAACGGCAACGCACTGGTAATCTTCATCGCCATATCCGGCGCGAACAGCGAAACTGTCACCTTCCCGGCTGGATTTACGCAACTTGGCACCACATTAAGTTCTGTCGGAAGCGCGAAGATGCAAGCGGCAGTGGGCTGTAAAGTCGCCAATGCGGAATCTGGGAACTATATCGTCAATTGGAACAACAATACCAACACGGCAGTGGCCTGGATGGTTAATCTCTTAAGTACAAGTTGTGCTACAGATGGAATCGGCACAGCCTCTGGCAATGCTTCGACGCTCACAGCTACGACATTCACTCCGGCAATTGCAAATGATCTATTTTTAGTTTTAAGCGCGCAATCTTCTGGTGCGTTAAATTGGGTGAACGTGCCCGGTAACGTCAACAAGATCGCACAATCCAGCGATTCTTTCTTGGGATGGTTGCCCTGGGGGACTGGCACGTCGCCAGCGGTGAAGATGGGATATACGTTGGCAGGATCGGCCAATGCTAACGACTCCGCACTCTTCGTAATCGCATTCCCCTCGACTACGACCAGCACCGCTACCCCATTCGTTGGCAACTCATCCTCTGCAGCCGAGACAATCGGCAGTTTGAACGTGACGAACGGCGTGGAAGTTGGCGGAACGCTCAAGGCAAATAGATTTCTGCTTCCCAATGGAGCCTCCTGTAGCTCAACATCGTCTACGTTTGATGGCATCTCGGCGGGCGGAAATATTGAGCAGCTTTTGTGCATCAACAGCGCTGGCGCTCTCTCGCTTGATGCGGGCGGCGGTTTGACTTTCGTGAGTACGGCGGGCGGGGCGCGCAATGGGCCAGCATTCCTTTTGAGTAATGGCAGTCTTGCTGCCGTTAGTCCATCTGCTGCGCAGGACTTGGACATCCTCACGTCGAACGCCAGCGGGGATACGGTGGTTGGATGTAGCAATAGCCGTACTCCGATCACTTGCATATCTGGCACAGAAGAACACAACATCTTCGAGAACGTTGCGACCGGGTTTTTGATTCGCAATACAGTCAATGACATCGACCGTCTTGCAATTGGCGATACCAAAAATATAACGAGTGGCGTAGCGGCTACAATTCTCAGTATTCCACTCGCAGCGGATCAGACCGCAGGCGGAACGGTTAGTTTCTCGGCGCTGGCGACCGATACCGTCAACCACCTGAACTGCTCTACCTCTGGCACGGTTGAATACTCCGGCGAGAACTCAGCAGGCGTGTTTGTAGTCAATACGAGCGTGATCGGAACCAACGCGACAGCCTGCACGGTGACGCTGACAAACGTCTGTACCTTCGCATTGACCGGAGCTAATCCGGCACTCTTGCAAGCAACTTGTACGCTAGTGAATATGGCGACACCCACTTCGTACACGATCACTTACAACGTCAACCATCTTAGCGGGACGCTACCAACGTTCTAAATGCCTCTGACTCAAGCACCGGTCAACGTCAACACCGCGGGCTTCACGCAGATCATAGCTGTGACCAGGTGCAATATGGTAACGGTACGTGAGTCCAATCAGGCAGCGAGCACAGACTATCTTGTGGCTACGCCGCTCGTTAGCAGTGGGCCAGCAACTATGCCCGCAGGCAGCAGTTTCCCGTTTACTCAGCCGGGGCCGAATAACAACCTTGGCGCGCAGTTTCTGCCTGGCCAGACTTTGGGATTTTTAAAGGCCGTCACTGGATCTGTCAACTTCGACGTAATCGAGCAATGAAATACATCCCTCCATCAGATATCGCCGGGCACCTCAGTAAGCACGGCCTCGATCACGAGCATGAAATTGATGCCCAAGAGCATGCGAAAGTTGTGGCTCAGTTCAGCAAGTCACTGTCCCACGCCAACGAATCGCCGCAGGAACTGCATGACCGGGCGGCCTACTTCATGATCTGGGACAAGCACTGCAAGGGATTAACACCAGTCCATACCCGTGTAAGCCGTCTCGAAAAGATCACTTGGGGTATTGTGCTGGTGCTTTTTGCGCTGGTCCTGCTTCTGCTCCTGCCGGTGAAGTTGCATGCCCAGACAAGCGTCGTTGTACGTGGTCCGGTTCCTGGCACCACGACATCGGCGACAGCATCAGTTATTGCTAATTGTGTTGCAAATACAAACTGTTTTGTTGTATCCGTTCCAGCCGGTCTGACAATCAACAACTCTACGCTCGCTGTGACGCAATCTGGATCCTGGACGACTGGGCGCACGTGGACGCTGAATTCCGGCACTGACTCCGTTACGGCGCTAGGATCGGGGAACTTCACGGTAGTCCAGGCCACTGGAACGAACCTTCATATCGTTTGTGACTCCGGCTGTGGCAGTTCCAGTGTCAACGTGACACAGTTTGGCGGAAGCAACGTCGTTACAGGGACAGGCACAAGTGGCGCCGGGATTCCCCGGGTAACTGTGTCCTCCGATAGCTCTACTATTGCTACCCAATCCTCTGGCGCGAACCTGCATGTCAACTGTGATTCAGGATGCGGAGGGGCCGCGGCAGATACTACAGCCAGCGGCGCGCTTGGATCACTAGACGCTACAGTGAATATTCCAATGGCCGGCACAAACTCGGCCTCGGTTACTTTGCCAGCCGGCAATAACCTGATCGGCACCCTGCTTCCTGAAAGCTCGTCAGACGGCGGCACGACTTGGCAGGCCAGTGTGATTCGCCCAGCTACACCCTCGGGAATATGGGCGGCATCCGTGGCCGTAAGCTCGAGTAATCTGGCCTACAACATCCAGGTCCCTGGTGGGGCGTCTCATGTTCGAGTGCGGGTAAATCCGTACACATCAGGCACAGCAACGGCTGGCATGAGAGCGGTTACCCAACAGGATGCTTTGCCGGATCCTCTGGTGCAGGGTACACAGGCAGCCGCGAGTGCAACGCAGCCTAATCCCGTGGTGGGTGGTGGATGGGACGGAGCAGCAGTACGCTCTCTCAAGACCGACAATACCGGAATCCTCCAGATCGGCATTCCTGGTACAGTGACGGTCGCACTTCCGCCGCAGCCATTTCTTAATACTACTGACTTCAGTGATGTAGTAGCGCAGACGCCTGTACTCGGAGACACGATATTCGCGAACGCTACGCCGAAGTGGACGAAGCTCTCTGGTAGCACTTCCGCGACCGACGCTATCCTCTCTCAGATCGGTACAGGCGCGGTATCTGCGGCTCCAGTGTGGCGGACGACAACCGGCAGTACAGGAACTCCGGTTGTGCTCCAAAGCAATCCTGTGCTTAAGAGCGGTGTGCAGTATGCGACCACGGGTGGAACGAATCTTCTCAACATCGACGTCAGCGGCTCGACCACGAATCAGCCGTACTTCACGTCCCAGGCATCGCCGTACGGGTATATCTGGTACTCAGCTCCATCTGTCGGACTGAGTGGAATCTGGCGGCTCCGTGACAACCCCACCGATTTACACGAATACATTCAGTTCAATTCCGGAACAGGCGCGGTGGTCGCCCGTGTTCATGGAAATACGATGATCCGCGATTGCTCGCAGGCCACCGGAGCAAACACAGGAGCACAGGCAACGCAGTGTGCGACAGATGGTGGCGTGAACTCGTTCGGGATCATCCCATTCGACAATGAGCCGACGACCAATCCAACGACTCAATCAGTTGGTTCATTGCTGCTTGATTTACGTGCAGGCGTCGGCGTGGGTCAATTGAAATTCGGTCTGTTGCACGGTACATCTGGCGGAGCGACTGAGCGTATATTCGGATTCTCGACCGATTCTGGCGGTGGCAGCACTTACGGGCGTATGTACGTCTACACGGAAGTCCGCCCGATGCCAGCGTCAGGCTCCTTCATCAAAGGCAACGATCTCAACGAAAAGTCGATAGGCGCTGCAGACCAACACGTCGGGACGGTCGCCGAGGTTGAAACTTCCTCTACGAATATCGTAGCGAACACCATCACTACGATCACTCTGAGTACGGTCACGGACTGGTGCACCACGGCCTTCCAGGGAGGGTGCGCTGTCAGCATCACAATCACCGACCCGGCAGGTGGCAACACGGTTGAGGAGACTCTCGTGGGTGATGGATTCGCCTGCGGTGGCAGTCCTGTGCTGGGCCACTGGTGCAGATTAAGCGATACGACGATCGCGGTTCGCACGGTGAATGCGCATACCTGCAACGTGACAGCATGCCAGTGGCGGCAGCGCGGCCAACTCTTCATCAATGCCGACCAGATATTCTGTCAGCCTGCATGGAGCGTCGGTTCCGAAGGCCAGACCGCGCAGACGGATGCAGCGAAGCGCCAGTGTACGTTCATCGATATCGCAGTGAATCCCACGCTCGGCCTCCCCGGTGACACGACTGCAACTTTTCCGCTGAACGCGCTTCAGGCATGGCAGCCGATCACCGGTGGCGGTGGATTTGCGGGAGTAGCAGCACGTAGTGCGGTAATTCGCAACAACACCAGCGCAACTCCGACCCAGTTAGACGATTCGGTCGGCAACGTGATGATGTCGATTGCCGACACGGGGCCAAACAAGACCGGGCAGGCGGATATCGTTGCCAGTTCCGGAGCCATCAATACCACTGAGACCGTCATCGTAAAGACTCCATCTCTGGCGGCGAATCGGATCAACGCCGGGACGCACATCCGTATCATTCTGGACGGCACCTGCACATCGACGGTAGCCAATGTCAGCACATTTACGTTACGCTGGGGCACGAATGGAACGACGGCAGACGGCACGGTTGCGGCATTCGCAAGCAGTGTTGCAGCAGCATCCGGTACTAATAACGGGTTCCGTACAGAGATAGATTTGACCGTAAGAACTGCTGGTGCGGCGGCAACTAGCCAAGGCATGATGCAGATTGTGTCGGACGGAAACATCGGCATCGTGGCTACGCCAAACGTGAAGTCCGTCGCAGGTACAGCGTTCAACACGACCACGGCAAGCGGTATATTCAGCCTTGCCTACAAGAGTGCGGCTACGACCACGACGAGCACCTTCACCAACGCAATCATAGAGATCGTGCAGAATTGAAAGGGGATATATGAAATTATTCGTGCAGACTAACAGCCAGATGTCCAGCCAAATCGTCGGGGGTGTTTACGAAATAGACATCCCTGTGAACATCTCATTCGACCTCCCAGGCACTGGAGCTGTAAATATCGCCAGCTTCCCAGTCGTGATCACCGCACCCAACTTGATATCTGCACTTCTATTCAACATATCCATTGCAACGCAAGTTTCTAATTACGTGGATGCAAATTATGGAACGTCCACGTCTTTCACCGACGTTTTCCTGATCGGCCCAAATATCGCCCTATAATTTCTATGGCATCCTCTGGATCTGAAAAAGTCGGATTCGCAACGGAAGACCTCGGGCCATTTCTTTGTTCAAACTGTCAGAAGTGGCAGGACGGCGTGTGCTACGACAAAGAGGTGGCCGAGGACAAGAGCATTCCTGACTACAAGAATAGACTTCTGGCGAATGGACACATCATGGCTCGCCCACGCGAGTGTTGTAATGAATTCCTTTCGCTGAATGACAAGAAGAAGTGGGACGGAAAGTTGCCGAAGAAGGACGATCGCCAGAAGCTTGGCTCAAAGATCATCACGATGATGAGGAAGGGGTACGCTGCTTGTTTCTTTTTCCTTTTGTAAGCCGAGCACGATTCAATGATCTCAAGGATAGACTTACAGAAGTCGAGGCCGAGCGCCGATTACTACTTGATCGATTGGCGGAGCATGGACTCGGTGGGGCTCTCTTCTCAAAGCCTGAACCTGCGCCACGGCTACCACAGTCCGACGCGGAAGTTAAAGAGCCCACGCCATCTCGCCAGTCGCACCCGATGACGCGGCGCCCAAGTCAGATCGTTAACCGAATGACGCGCCAGGCATTCGATAACATGAACAAACGGCGCAATCCTGGGGCTGAAGAGCGCGAGATCGTACTAAGACAGTTTGACCAGGTGGAGGCCGAAGTCCATCAAAGCCAGAATGACAAAAAGGCAGGATAAAACAATGTTCAAACCAGCTACTTCAACTCCGCCAAACAAGTTTAACCGCCGCGCCATTATGGGCAGCAAGCCTGCGCCGAGTGTTGGTGAGAGTGACGATGCTCCATTGCCTTCAACTCCGTCCGTTGCACCGAAGGTTGGCGGGATTGGTAAGCGTATCCTGGCTGGCGCGCGCGGTCCACAACCAGAAGAGTCGATGCCACCTAAAGAGTCCAGTATGCCATTGGACATGCCCTCTGCCGACCATCCAGACCAGGGAGCCATGGCAGGTCTACCAGCCCGCATGGAGGCAATCGAGGATAGCCTGGAGGCCATCAAACAGAAGCTTGGGATAGGCTCGACTCCAGACGATAATGCAGGAGGAGCAGGAGGAGGGGCCAGTGGCTTCTGATCGGCCGGCAGAACCCATCACCTCGACTGGTGGCCTGTTCGACGAGCTTGACCGCCAGCAGCGGCTGAACTATCTGGCCGTGGCCTTGGTGTTCCTGATTGACGATGGGAAGGGCACAGAACTGATATTCGCTGGCGACGGTGATCCAGTTGCGCGACTGGCTGCAATGAACGCGCTGATCCGGAACGGCGGAAGGCCGATGGGGTTCATTGGGGTAACGCCGAGCACCAAGTTCAACTCGTGGCCGCTTCCGCAGTACAGGCACCGCAAGGACGTAACGGGTTACTTGGACAAAGTCGAGCGCGAGTGTCGCAAGGAAATCCTGATGAGCGCGAATCTCGGAGAGGATCAGATCATTGTCACAACCACAGTGCAGTAGGATCGTCTTTGAATTCATGGATCATGGGAACCATAAGATCGCCCAACGGTTTCCTATCACGGCGAAGCGCGGCAAGCACTTCACGCAGGAAAGCATCGACGCCGCGGTTAAGGGCGTAAAAGACAAACTGGACGAGAAGAGTCCCGGGCACCGTTATCGGATGATCCGACTTGGAACCGGGCGATTCCGGTTTGTCTGGGGCAGCGATCAGAGCGCAGCATGAGAGGAGACGCGAATGTTGTTTGTTCAAGATAAGAATGGCAAGAGTGTTTGCACGCCGGAGAATGTCGCATGTGCTCACGTGGATGGCCTGATCATGTGTGGAGAACCCAAGAGTGCCCATACACCTGAAGCAGCTCGCGGAGATGTCAGCATGGATCACAACTTCAAACCTGCAACCTTTAATAACGACGATCCAGCATGACACCACAGATGCAAGAGACAGATTCGAAGGCCTTCTCTCATTACGGATTCGATGAGCAGAACCAAGAGGTTTACTTGAAATTCCGTAAGAGTGGCGATACCTGGATCTACCCGATGACCCAGGAGCAGTACGACAAGATGACCTCCGGCAGCATGGGCGGCTTCTTCCATTCGAGCGTCGACAAAAGTAAAGGCCGACGCGCCTAAAAGCCAATGAAAGATTTCTGGGAAGCACACTGGGACAAAATATCTCTGATGCTAATCTTCGTGTTCTTAGTGTGTGTGGACATTCATCTAATCCACAACGGAGACGATGCAGCACGAGATTGGGGGCAGAATCTAGCATCTCAAGTGCTCTCTGGAATCCTCGGCTATAGCGCCGGTAAAGCTGTTGGGCAGTTAGGCCAACTTCCACAATTACCGCAAACTCTGCAACCGCCAAACGGCACCAAAGAACCGAACAAGGAATCATAGTTAAGAGAAATGGCAGCAATCAATAACGCCCTGAACATCGACATGTCAGCAGGGAAGCCGGAGCCTCGTCAACACGGTGAGGAAGTCACCAAAGACGACCCACTCAAGACTCCTGCGGCCGGCGGAGCGCCCGATCAGTTGACTGAAGCCGACCAACAGCAGTTGATTAGTGTTGTCCGTCAGTATAAGCAGTCATGGTTCCTGCGCCGCCGCATGATCCTTCGCCGCATCCTGAAAGCGTATGAGTTCTTCAAGGGCAATCACTTCATCAGCTTCGACCCAGAAAGCTTCCAATGGTTCGATGCCCTGGACGCGATGTTCAGCCAGCAAGCAGGCGCGGAGAATGAAGACCTCGACCTCTACCAGTTTGCGACCAACTTCTACCAGATGTTCGGCTTCGCGTTCGTCTCCGCCCTGTCAACGCAACTGCCGAAGACCCAGTTCCTGCCGGAGAACGCCGAGGAAGAAGAGGACATAGCGACCGCCAAGGCCTCCAGCCGGATTCAGGAGATCATCCAACGGCAAAACAAGATCAAGAGCCTTCACAAACAAGGCCTGCTCTTTCTGTGGATGGCCGGGTCCTACTTCCGCCATGTCAGGTACGTGGTCGACGCCGATCGCGCCGGGACGCACAAAGAGCCGGTAATCAAACTCAAGACTCAGATCATCTTCCCTGACCGGTTTATCTGTCCAGGATGCGCTTCGCTGGTGCCGATCGATGGTAAGAAGGTTGACCAGGCTGGAATGCGCTGCCCCAATTGCGGTACGCAGATGGGAGGAAACGACTTCTACCCGGCAGAGGAAGCGGAATTGCCATCAGTTGAAGGAAGCGAAGACGTTCCAAACGGGATGGTCGCTCATACCCTGTACTCAGCTTTGATGGTGGACGCGGCGCCGTGGGCAAAGACCCTTAGCGAGACACCGATTCTCAGCGTCGAAGAAGAAGTAGACCTGGCAGCACTACGCGAGATGTTTCCGGGCAAGTGGAAAGAACTGGCTACCTCCCTCGGGCCAATCAATGCCGATAACCAGATGGAGAGGCAGATGCGCCAGTATGTGTACTCCGAGTCCGGCTCGCGTTCGAACTTCATTCAGGACATGCAGCCGACCCTCTCCAGAACCTGGATACAGCCGTTCGCGCTCAACAAGATCGATGATCAGGCTACGGCTAAAAAACTGCGTCGGCTGTTCCCCAAAGGCCTTCTGCTGATCAATGTCGGAGACCTGTTCCTGAGTGCTACATCGGCAAAGCTTACCGAGGAATGGACTTGGGCCGGCACTGTTGAGGAAATCTTTGGCCTGTTCCCGCCGGCGGTTGGCGATGCAGCGATCCCGGTCCAGGACCGTATCAACGACGTTGCCAATATCGTACACGAGTACATGGACCGTATCGCCTGCGGGATGGTGCTCTACAACTCGAATTTGATCGACGGGGAGAGTTTGGACGGTACGCCATTCGTGCCCGGCCGGTTAACTGGGCTGAAGATGAAGCAGGTAGCGTCCGCGCAGGGCAATAAGCTTGAGGACGCAATCGTCCAGATCAAGGCTGAGATCGACTCCGCGATGTACACCTATCAGGAGAAACTGGTATTTACCGCACAGATGCTGGTCGGCACACCGCCGCAGATTTATGGTGGCTCCGGGGACCCCAATATCCAGACCAAAGGCGGGCAGGAGCAGCAGTTAACCACCGCCATGGGCAAACTGGGGCTGTTCTGGGACAACATTCGCCAGGAGAATGCGGACGCCGCGGAACTCTCAGTGAAATGCGCGGCGCGGAACATGACTGACGACTGGATATCGGTCGTAACAGACGAAAGCAAGCAGTATCGCAACAACTACGTTCGACTGGACGAGATGAAAGGCAACGTCCACGCCTACCCGGAGACCGACCAGGGCTTCCCAATGACCTATGCCGAGATCAAGGCATTCTGGGAAAAGCTGATCATGGCGAACGAAAGCGGAAAGAACCCGTACATCAACGCGATCATGGACGAGCCCGAGAACCAGGAGGAGATTGCTACCTGGACCGCGACACCGGGCATGATCGTACCGGGCCGCGATATGCGGAACAAGGTTCTACAGCAGATCGACAAGTTGATGCAGGGCAAGCCGATTCGGACGACTGTACCGATACCAGGAGGGCAGCCAGGACAGCCGCCGATGGCCAAGCAGATCATGATGCCGAGCGTCATGCCGAATCGGGAGTTGGACGAGCTCGATGTAACGGTAAAGACAGTAAAGCGCTGGGCGCAAAAGTATTGGGAAAAGGAACAGGAAAATCCAAATGGGTGGCAAAATCTGTTAAGCTACTACCGTTTGGCCTATCAGTGGGGAATGGAAGAAGCACAGAAGAAGCAGGCAGCACAGGGGCCACCGCCGCAGGGCGGGCAGCCTCAGTTACCACAGGGAGGAGCACAATGAGCGGCAACATTCCGGAAGTTTTGAGCACGATTGCAGACGCGGTTGGAGGCAAGATTGAGTCAGTCAGTGAATTTGGTGCAACCATGTCCATGCCCTTGCCCAAGGATCATTGGTTATACCAGGAAACTCAAGACGATCCAACATCTCCTTTTGCATCCGCAATATTCAATATGGATACTGCCGAGCAGGTCAAGCAGGTATTACGCCATGCCATAAAGAGCGCTACATGCAATGGCAGAATCGTTGACTTTGATCCAGACGCCTTGGTAATTAACCTCATGAACGGTCTCTTTGGTGCCACAAAAGGCACACGCTTACCACAGGGAGCGCAGGAATGAGCGAGAGCCGCCAGTTCGACGTGAAGGACTTTCTTGAGAAGTACAAGCATCCACATATCCGCGTGTTCTGCAATCGTGGCAGCGAACGTCTTTTCCAGTGGTACGATGTCACTGGCCTGCCAAAAGTTACTCAAGTTTGCTGTTTGATTCTGGAGGGATGGGGTCGTTCCACATTCATGGACGGCGGTGCATTTCCCCAGCCTCTTGCAATCTCTGGCTGCAATGACAATGGCTGGTATGCCGCCACTTTGCCAGTCATCCAAGACCGCGACTACGGCCCTGTGCAGCTCGGATCAATACTCGACGGCTTCGCGGCCAAGATGCTTCAACTTCAACGTGAGGAAGCAGTACGTACTGGACGGCGCGTCCCCTGGCCAATCATAGAAATCGCCGACCGCACGTGGGCCACATTCAGAAAGAAGATTGCGGCGTTCATCGCTGCGTAAAAGGAAACCGCATGAAAATAGAGCATAAACCTCTCCGATTCGTAGACACGAACTACATCGTCCACCAAGCCGTGAGCATCTCTTTCCGTGACGGCGCAGACTTCGGCGAGCCGCTGGAAGAGCCGCGTGTGACGCTACTCTACTTCCCGAAGGAACTGGAGAGCGAACTGATGCGCGGGAACGTCACTGGAGCGATGAAGGTGGTATACGATTGCACACACGCAAGCCATCCGGCACATGCTCCCTTTGAGGCAAAGACGGCGGTCCAGGAGAAGAGTCATGTACCTGTTCCGGGGATGCCTGCCTTGGGTCTGGTGACGAAACACGAGTCAACGGGGTTTATGGTGAAGCCCGGCGGGTTCTATCTGAACGAAGGCGAGGACGTTCCTCCGCAGAGCGTTGCTATCGAGGAACCAGCGCCAGTAGTCCGCACAGACATTCCAGCGCAGAATGTTCCGTCTCCGCAGATCGCGGTGCTGAAACTTCTATTCCCACCGGACAAGGCATACCGCGGCGTAGAGTTGCACATGCCATCGGCACCCGGGCAGGACAAACTGTTCTACAAAGAGAAAGCGATCGCCGCGTACATGGCTGAGAAGCAGATCGCCGAGCGCAAAGAGTTGAAGCCAGAAGATCATGCGGCAATCATGCAGATGCCTGATGACTTCGAGGCAGACGTTGCTGCCGGAGACAAATGGCTACGGGACAACAATCTGGCGGGCAGGCTCGACGATTCCATCTTCGCGTACCGTGAGTACCAAACCCAGGCTGCGGCCAAGATCGCCAGCGAGGAAGGATCGAAGACGGTACAGTGAGTGACGAGCGCCTATACTCCGAAGAGGAAGTAATCGACCTGCTGGCAAAGGCTGAGACGATCGGCCTGAGTCTTGAGGCTGGCAGTGATTTGGAGAAATTGACGGTCGGCGAGTTGGATCGGCTCATCAACGTGAGACAATAACCGCATGAAACGACGCGAACTATTCAAATGGTTTTTCGGTACGATCATTGCCCTGGCCGTGAAACCGCTCATGGGATTGGTGCCGGCGAAGTCCACGTTAGACAATCCATACCTCCCAGTGGACTATCTCGATGGGCTAAAAGAGACACCACGATCCAACTATATGGGGCAGTGGTTGGTGGAAGTTGAGCGCGCTGGCGTTTGGCATGAGTGCCAAGGCTATGATTTCCTGTCTACCGACATGCAGAAAGTGCACGGCACGGTTTATCGTTGCGCGCTCTGTAATCGCGGAAAGGTCGTTGAGTTCGGCGACGGAATTATGAAAGGCTTGAATGACTGTCGCGTCTGCGGAGCGAAGTCGCGTATGACCATGTACCAGGATGTCGCATTGCTTGAAACAGGCATGAAAAAACTACGGACACACTGGGATCAGATTCGCCAAGAAAACGCAGAAATCCTGAAAGGACTATCGCGTGGCTGAGCTCTGCAACTGCACATGGTCGGTCGGCCCGCATACAAAGCAAGAAGGATGGTGCCCGCAGACCGTTCCTGAGAATGAATGCTGTAGCGAGCGCGGATGCGGCCACTACGCTTCACGTCACAAACACGAAGGCGAGGCGCTTCTTGGTTGTACCGCCCCAGGATGTAAGTGCGAGCGGTTTCAGGCTGTAATCAAGACTTATCAGCACAGGTACGCCAAACGGGAAGACATCCCATCCGAAAACAAGACCGGATGGTGCCCGATCATCTCGTAAATTGAAGTAAATCAGAAGTAGCAAAAAATCAAGGTCCGCCAAGTGCGGGCCTTTTCTATTGGAGCAGACAAATGAGTACAGACGCGACCCCAGCAGCAGTAGCAACCTCCGCAGCGGCCCTGCCGCCAGCAGCACCAGTAAGCACGTCAACCCCGGCAGCACCTGCCACTCCTACGCCAGCATCTACGGCAGCGCCGGTCTCTACGCCTGCGGCCCCAGCACAGAGCGTTGCGCCTAATATCGCGGACTTTGCAGGCGATACCCCTGCTTACGTAGAAGCGTACGGCAAGTGGAAGCGGGAAGAGCGCGCGAAAGAAACAGCCGCACCAGCGACCGAGCCGCCAGCCGTTGAAGCCGCTCCCGAGGGCCAACGTCCTGAAGACGTAGCGCCAGCAGGCGACGAGGATGTCAAACCGCCAGAGGCTGAAGCAGCGCCGGCGGAAGAGGATCTCACGAAGGCCCCAGAAGGACTTGATCTGCAAGGCGGACTGACCGCGCAGGAGTTGAATGAGAAACTGAAGGCCAATCCCGCACTGGACGCTCTGGTCAAGGCCGATCCCGAACTGAAAGGCGCTCTCTTCCGGAACGCCCGCCTGGCAGAAAAGGCAGCACCGTATGAAGAATTATTCGGTGCCGATGGTATCGAAGGAGCCAAGTCAGCGGTACAGAATGCCTCGACCTGGGTAGAAGTTGACCGCCGGTTTCTGGCCGCGACTACTCCCGAAGGCGTCAACGATGTGCTGAATTTCTGGGCACAGCAGGCCACTTACGTCGACGAACAGGGCAACAAAATTCCCAAACTGGATGCCAACAACAGGCCAGCCATGCACAACGGCCAGCCAGTTTACGAAATGGTTCCGTCCTTTGGAATCATTCTCCAGAGGGTGCGTGACAGCCAAATCGACGCCATGCTCACCGGAGCACAGGCGCGTAACGATCTCGAGCTCATGGATGCAATCAAAGTTGTCAAGGCGCGTATTGCGGGAGCCGCCAGCCCGTCAGTCAATGATGATGAAGTCCCCGAGCACATCAAACAGCGTGAAGCTAAACTAGCTGCTCGTGAGCAAGAAATTGTCCGCGAAGACAGTCAGAGGCAAACGCAAGCACGTCAGCACTTTGATGCCGCCGTCGAAACAGACATCGACACATCGATCGATGCCCTCGTTTCCCCGGTACTCGCAAAAGCTAACCTCTCCACGTTTCTAGCGGAGGCCGCCCAAGACAAGATTGGAAAAGCCATCGCTGAGAGTCTGGAGAGCAACCGATTCTTTCAGTCACGACTTGCCGAGCTTTATGCACTGCCACCTTCCGCCGATACCCAGAAGCGCATCAAGCAATTGGTTGTTGGACAGGTTCAGGGTGTAGCTGGTCCGGTCGTCAAGAGAGTACTTGCCGAAGCCTCCAAGGGATTCATTGCACAGGCCGCCGACAAAACGGCCAGGGTACGCGCCCAGGAAGCCACCACCCGGGCCACAGAGCCACGTAGCACTGCTGGACCAGCCTCTACCGCAGTACCGCAGCAAACCGCAGAGCAGTTGTACACACAAGCAGAAAACGAGATAGCAGCAGAAATTGGATACAAACCGGGGCAGGGTGAAATGCAAAAGGTCATTGAGCGGTTCGCGAAGCTCAAGCAAGCCCAAAAAGGCACACGCGCAAGTTAACGGATCGGTTGTAAACGAATGAGCGCGGCATACTCCGCGTAAGGAACAATCTCATGCCTACACTTACTGGAGCATCCTCGGCGCCACTGCAACTGGAAGATGTCAATGACATTATCCCGTTGCTCGTGGAAAAGACAAACGCACTCGATGCTCGTATCAAGGACAATGGTCGGTCCAATCGTGTTTCGACCAAATCGTACCGCGTGCGGATCCAGTTCGCACTCACCGGCACGGTAGCAAAGATCGGCCTGGATGGAAGCTCGCTTCCTGATGGCGGCAGTTCACAGTGGGACCAGTTCACTCTGACCCCTCTGGCCTATGCCGTTCCTATCCAGTACACCCGTTTGGCCGACCTTGTCGGAGAACCGAACGACGTTGCAACCCTCAACCCGGTATCGAAGACCATCGCCGACGCTGCGATCTACATTCAGCGTATGCGTGACATCTTCCTGCAGACGGCCGGCTTCGGAGTAATCGGTACGGTTGACGCCACGTACGCCGGTGGCGGTGCCAACCCGATCATTCTGTCGTCTACCCCATTCGGTGGACGCCTGCTGCATATTGGACAGAAAGTAACCGTGATGAACGCGGCGCAGACCATCGCTCGCGGATCGGCCACGATCAACTCTCTGTTCAATGCACTCGGCGCAACGCAGACCATCCAGGTTGACATCGTCCCAGCCGGCACCATCGCCACAGACGTAATCGTGGTAGACGGTGTAGCAACCGGCCAGGATCCGTTCATCAACGGCATTCCAGTCTTCCACTCGACCTCGCAGGCAGGAACCCTTATGGGTATCCCGCGTACGCAGTCCTATGTGGTAGCCAACGGAGTGAACGCCGCAAACGCCCAGGTCACACTGCCTCTCTTCCGTCTTTCTCAGACCCAGGTGGAAATCGCCTTGGGCCCCGAAGGACTCAAAGACCAGTTGTGGCACACCAACCCATCACAACGTCAGGCATACGAAGAGTTGGGATTCCAACTCCAGTTCCTGCCGCTTGAAGGTGGCAAAGCCAAGGACTTTGACGGTCTCTTCGCCGGAAAGTTCACCATCGACGGACGCGAAGTTCTCACCAACGTTCACGCCGACCAGACACGCTGGGACCTGATCAACGTCAAGTCCTGGGGCAAAGTGAAGTGGGGCAACCCGCCTTTCTGGTTCAAGAACCGCGGTGGACAGACCGTCTTCCAGGCATACGATACCAATACTGGGAACCCGAAGACTATTGAGAAGAGCTATCTGGTTGATGCTGTTCAGTTTTATCTGGACAATCCAAAAGCAGTATCAACCATCTCAAGTGCAAAAGTTCCAAGCGGCAACTAGCCTGTAGTTATTTAACTTTAAAAGGGCGCGGTCAGTATTTGTCGCGCCCGTTTTCAATTGGAGCAAAGAAGCATGGCAAAAACATCGACAGCACTTGCAGTAAGAAAGAGAAGTCCACTTACACCTGTACGTCAACTCACCGAGGCCGATCTCACCGACCGGAGTATCCCTGCAATTCAGCGCGCGCAGGTTCTGAGGCATCCACAGGCTATGGAGGTCGTATCGATCCTCCGCGCCATTCAAGGGCGTCCGCTCGGAGCTAAGGTTCTGATTCTGCCTTTGCCACCTGATGATCGCCAAGGCGTGATCCACCTGCCGGATAACGCAAAAGAGGATCAGTGTGTCGGGATTGTCGTCGCGGTTGGCGATGGACATCTCGAAGGCGGGAAGTACATCCCACTGAATGTCTACCCTGGCAACTTCGTGCATTTCTCGAAGTACGTTTCCGAGAAAGTCAAGATCGGTGAGCACCTGCTATTTCAGATCCATGAGCAGGAAATCAGTTTCATCGTTGGCGGGCCGCCGGAGAAGGAAGATGATAAAGCCCAGGTTTGATCGGCGGGACATCAAGCGGCCGGATCCAACGCCGAAGCATCTCAACCGGTTTCTCGCGCAGGTCGGCGGATACAACCCGTACAACGAACCGCGCTGGCGACTTGTCTGGGCGAAGTCCGTTGTCTGGATGATTGCCGGCGGAAAAGTTTGGGACGATAACCTGACTCTGGCCGAGCGTGGTGGAGTGATGAATCCGAATGCGCGGCCGCTGCGCGACGACTACGGCCAACTGGTACAGCGCCTGAAGTTTCCGCATTGCGATGGTTGGTTGCTCCAGGTGTGGAAGTCGCCTGCGTTCTACCCAAAGCACCACTGGTTCTCGCCGCAGAACCTGATGCCGGATGGAACGCCGAAACTTGGGCCGTACCCAGAGAATGGTGACTACGAGTGCACTCATCCGCCAATGATGCGCATTCCATCACAGAACGAACTTGGAAGCTTGCTGAATGCCTACTGGACAGCGTTGAGCGTACGGAGCGCGTCGATTGAGCAGAGAGTTCTCGATACGTACAACAACGCGATCTATGAGGAGCGTCGGCGCGAGAAAGCGCTGGTGACAGACTTCGTGCTTGAGGCGAACGATCTGACGAGCTACCTGCGGAGTAACACGCTGACGGCGGGACGGATCAGAACGAAGCGCGCCGAGAAGTTGGGCATCATGGTCCACGTTGGAAACTAGGTGCTGGCCTTGTACTCGCCTTTGTATCGTATGTCGGACAAGATCGTCTCCGCTTTCTCGACAAGTTCTTTGATCTCGTCAGTGACTCCAGATTCCTTGCAGCCATCGGCATGAAAAATCTTGATGCAGTAGAGAGCGTAAGCAGCCTTTCGGATATGGCCTTCTACGACAGCGCGGCAGCGCTTATGACTTTTGGGCGGCATGATGAATCTCCTTTACGGCGTGCGGAACCAGCGCATCTTTCGGCTTATTCGTTGATCGCGTCTTCCACCTCTCGACTTCCATCCATAACCCCAATGTTCATCAGTCAAACCGAGCGGGCACCACATGTCGGCTTCGTAGATCGTTCCTTGATGACCGATGGTCGGGTCGGAGTAAGACAGCAGTCCGCGAATGTTCGGAAGCCAAATACGAACATGCTTACGCATCTGGGCGAGTCCCTGGCTTTCAACGCAATGAGCAGTATCGTCAATGAAAAAAACACGGTGTAGTTGAAGTATTTTGTCAGGGTCATATTGCTTGGCGGACGGCCTACCAAGCAACATGCCACCAATCAATTCCTTGCCTTCGATGAACTCGTACAGGTGAACAAAACCAGGAGGGCACGATTGAAGGTAATGGCTTGCGGCGATCCAGTCTTTCAGGACGCGAGTTTCACTGGGTTGGGCTCTACGGATTTGCATGAAGCTCCTTTAAGTCAAGTTGTCGCGCGGGCGCATATCGGTCATGCCGCACTTGAGCGCTTCAACTTCTGCGCGGAGAACAGGTTCTCCTTGGCACATCGGGTCAAACCATGGCCTGGCTTTGCTGGCCGTCGGGTACCACAAAACTTTGTTATCCCAGCAATGCGAGTAGAAAAGGACGCCGCAAGGGATGCACTCGTATTTTCGATCAACGCCGATGATGGACGTGTAGTTCTCGTGGGCTGTCAGTTTAACGCCGCACAGAGGGCAGAACATCAAGACGATTCCAGGTATTTTCCCGGCATGATTCAAGGACGATTCGCTCATAGTGGTGCTCCAATCGCGGCTCTAAGTTTCAAAGCAAACTCCGTAGGTTCCGGGATGAAACGATCTTCAAGCACGATGATCCCGGCCATCACCATGCAATGAAAGTTCAACGTCATGAGTTGCAGTCGCCGGTGCTCGGTTTTGCATTGGGTGATTCGTTCTTCAACCCGTGTGCTCAGCCGGTGGTAACGACCTAACATTGGCCGGTGGTAAGCGTCGTAGGGCGGGCGGTAGGCCGATGGCAGAAGGTTGCTCATGAAATCAAATTGCCCTCTTTCTTGCATGAAACTTAGCAGGACTGGATCAGTACAGAGGGCGCGCACCCCAATGCCTAACATGCAAGAACGTCCATAAGTTTAGCAGTCCAGAAGTAAAAAACAAGCAGCAAAAGGAGTAACAAATGGCAGGAGATACAGAAGTAAGATACGGAGTAGACCTCGCAGTTCCAGTAGTTCCACCGACCGACCGCGAATGGCAAGCAGAGCAGCAACGCATCATCCAAAGGACATCAGGCACTGGTTATGACGACCAGGGAAAGCCGATACATATCCCCGGAGCAACACCAGACGCGGTATTCAACGACAAGAATGCCGGCGAGTCAGTCAGACGTCTTCACCGCACGCGCACAGAAATGCAGGACATGCTCAAGGACATGCGCTGGTTCCCTTGGAGCGTAGTCAATCTCATGCCCTACCCGCTGAATGTCAACGGCGTGATCCACTCTCGGATCGCGGTCAATGGCAACCAGATCCCGGCATGTACCATCGGTTCGCCATATGTCCAGAAGGTCCTCGGCGAAGTCCATTGGGATGTGAAAGACCTTGGCGCCGGATTCGACAACATCGACAACTTCTCGTCCATTCCATGGATCCCAAAGAAGTTGGCGGAAGACTACATTCATGAGTTCATTGACGGTGCCCACTGGGGAGTAATGGCGTACGAGGGTGAGGCTCCGCCGGATTCAAGTTCTGGGCTGAAGCACAAACTTCAGGAAGCGGAACAGGCACGGAATCGCTACCTTGTCGCTCAGTGCCAGGTTGCCGATGCCATTTGGGGTATGCCGAACCGGAGAATCGAAGTCGTGAACCACCACCGGGATGCCGCGGCGATGGCTCTGCACCTGAAGCTCATCAGCCGTAAGCCTGAATGGCTGGTAGCCGGACCCATCCTGCTCGGCCAGAACACGGAACCGTGTCCTAACTGCGGCGAGATTCCAGAGAAGCGTTTTGCACAGTGCAAGACCTGCGGCTTTGTGTACGACCCTCTGCGGGCTTACAAAATGGCCCTCATCCCGTACGGCGATCTCGCGATGGACCGCATGACGTCCGAACAATGGGCTGAGGCCAATGAAATAAAAGCGCAACGTGATCTGGCCCGCAGCGACGGCGAAGCAGGCAAGAAAGCCAAACCGAAGACCGGGAAGGAAAAGGACGAGAAGTAGACATGGTGCCATGCTATATTGCATGGCATGGGAGAAACTCCAGAAGAACGGCGCACTCACGCTATTAAAGCATCTGCTGCCGCAGCAGCAACGGCAGAAAAACGTAGAAGGCCACTCTGCGAGTTATTCTGGAAAAAGGTAAACAAGGATGGGCCGGTGCCTGCGCATCGGCCTGAACTTGGGCCCTGCTGGGTTTGGACTGGTTGCTGCAAGAAGCGTGATGGATATGGCACATTCCGCACTAAAATTTCCGGCAAATGGACTACGCAGCAAGCTCAAAGAGTCGCATGGATACTTACTAAAGGACCGATCCCAGATGGACATGGGGTTCTTCATCATTGCGACAATCCTCCGTGTGTAAATCCAGATCATCTCTGGACTGGGACGCACATTGAAAATATGCGTGACTGTGCGGCAAAAGGTCGCCGTACACATTGGCGTGCTACTGAAAATCCGAAGTGCAAACTAAAATCAGAGGACATCGCCAAAATAAAGGCAATGGTGCAAGAAGGTAAAACCCGCAAAGAAATAACCGCAGTATTTGGAATTACACGCGGACAAATTTGGAGAATCTGTACTAATAAAACCTGGACACAATGTTTTACTCCGACCTTAAAGCTAGAATCCGAGGACTCTGTGACGACGCGGACGGAACTTACACGTCCGATGCTTTCCTAAATCCCCTTGTCGCGCAAATTTACGAAGAAAGCGCCAACAAACTGCTTGCCGCCGATGGCTCCTTCGAACGCAAACAGGTCGAACTTATCAATGTCCCTGCCCAGACGACGGACCTGAGTTCATTCCAAGTATCTGGTAAGCCCTTGGAACTCATGTTTCAGCCGCGCATCCTTGAATACAAACAGAATGGACTATCTAGGGTCAGTTATCAGGAAGCAGAGTTCGTGGACAAAGTTAGCGACGTGACGCCCGGGCAGTTGATCACAGACTGGGAGTGGCGCTCAGGCGTAATCTTCTTAACGCCGTCTACTCTCGCAATGGACATTCGCGTTACTGGTGAATTCATGTTCGCGCCGCTGGCAAACGAGCAAGATGTGGTGCGGATCACAAACAACTTCGGTGTCGTGCTTGCGTACGGAGTCGCTGCGCTGATCGGCGTGGTTCGCGGGAACCAAGGATGGATTCAGGCATACAGCAAGAAAGCAGACGATTCATTTGATGACGTGGCGCAGTTCCTGTCACGGCAGAACCAGAAAAAGATAAGGCGCGTTGGAAGGATGCATGCCGGTCGACGTCGCCGTTCAGTAAATCCGCGCTAAATTTTTCATTAGGAGAAAAACAATGCCTCTAGCTCTTTCCGTTATTGATGTCCAGCAGGGCGGTACTCAGACAACCACTTATATAAGCGTCCTGCCGAGTGGCCTCTACACCGTTGGGGGAGATATCATAAACTTCGCCAGCGCAACGAGTCCGGCGAATCCAAACTTCATCGCTCACCCGATACCAAGCCGTGTGCCTTTGATTCCTCCTGGTATCTATCTTGAGGAAATGGGTGGCGTTTACACCGGTATCATTACGGCGGCAACGCTCTCTACCTTTAAGATGAAGTTCTACACAGGTGGCGGAGCGGAATTTACTGGAGCCAGTTATGCCAGCCAGGCTATTACTCTTGCCAACTTCAACGGTGTCGGCGGCATGCAACTCGTCATCTCGTTGACCTGGAAGACTGGCACGTAGACCGATTCGCCCAGTGTGCGATAGCATAATGAACGTGGCTGGAAATCCAGGTTCGAGTCCTGGTTCTCTGCGCAAGCCCTCTCCCATGAGCCGCTCTTATGGTGTATGGCCCCAGGCGGAGAGTCGTCTAATGGCAAGACACCAGCAACTTCTTTCCCTCCGCTTTTAAAAAGGCCGGTGCCCCATCAATTTTGAAGGATTCACTCCTAGGCCGTTCGAAATCTTCGGTTCCATGTTTGACGAAGAGGATGTAACGAAAATTCCGGTTGGTCTGTCTCCAATCATGCGAAATGTACGCTATCACGGGAGCAGCGTGCGTACTCGCGACGGCCTCTCCAGGCAGTGGGGGATCAGCACTGGCAAACTCAACCCGATAACCGGCGGAGCGTCTCTCGTTAATGTTCAGACGCTCCAGCAGGTGCCGATGATATTTGACTCACAAGGCAACCTCTGGATCGAGTCTCCGGCCGGAAGCGGTACACTGGTTTCTGTATCAAACCCGACTGTATCTTTGGTGCCAGGTTCAATGCAAATCGCGCCGGCATTTATTGGTGCGTATCTTGCGCTAACCAATCTGATCCGCTCTACGTCCGTTCCTGCTGTCTATAACCTTACAACTGGGAATCTTGATCCCTTGAGTCTTCGTCCGGTCGGCGACCCATGGAAGGCTGCAACGAACTATGTTGTCGGCGAATGTGTATGCTCGGCAAGTACTCCTGCGCTTGGCAAAGTTTTCCGGTGTACGACTGCTGGTAAAAGCGGGAATATAGAACCAGCATGGAATGTAGGCGACAGTGCTACAACGAATGACGGTACCGTTGTCTGGACTGAGAACACGTTAATTTTCAGCACTGCAGTTCCTGCACCGACTGGTTTGACAGCAGCAGGCGGAGTTTTTGCCACAGTCTCACCCGATGTTCCGACCTCTGGCTTTTCGCTTGCCGCAACCGTAGTTGCCGGTGCCGGGGCATTCCCCGCCAACCGAGACGTATGGGTCGCTATTACATTGCTTAACGCAAATGGTGAATCAGACCCTTTAGTCGCGCTGGCAGTTAAAAACACGGCACTCAATGATCTGGTGAACATTACCGTGAAGACACCCAATGGCTTGCGCGCATGGGTTACAGGTCTGACGAATCCACCGACTAACTGGAACATATATGTGGTAGATGTTGCAACCGGCGCAGCACAGCCAGCCTTAACAGCGTTCAATAAATATCCTGGCGGCCCGTTCGCTCTTGTTGCGGGAACTTTTGTGTCAGTGAATAGCACTCCAGTATCAGCACAGCCTTTGGCTACGAACAGTGCCCTGATCATTAGCACTACAGGGAACGTTCCTGCAGGAAGACGTTGGGCGGTCGTGCTTTTCGTGAATCGCAATGGCTATATCTCTGGCATGACATCGCCTAGCGTGGTCCAGTTGAATATTTCTGGCGGAACTGCGACTGCTGCACAATTATTTGCCCTCAAAATTCCGCTCGGCCCTACTCCCCATACTGCACAACGGATCGTAGCGCTTACGCCTGCAGGCGCATCCTCTGCTGGGCCATACTTCTATATCCCGGCAAATGATGTATCCAACGGTGTGGCGATCACCACGACGGTAATCAACGATAACGTCACCACGACAGCAACTTTCAACTTCACTGATACTTATCTGCAGGCGCTTATCGGAAATGCAAACGTCACTGACAATTTTCGCCTTATTCAACTTCCCGGTTGTTCCGACATCCAGTTTGTGCGTTCAGTCGGCAGGTTACTCTATCAAGCCGACATCATTCCCGATGGCTGGTACGTATCTTTGCAGAACAATCCAGAAGGAGTATTTGGCGACACCGGATTAGTAATCGTCGCTCAGGGTAATGGCATGAGGGCGATTACTGCGCGCGAGTGGCGCGGCCAGGTGTATCTCTTCAAAGAACGCGCCGGCTATGTTATGAGTCCAGGAGGTTCCGATCCCTCAACATGGGCAGTGCAGGAACGCTGGATAGGGTCAGGTCCATGTGGCCCGCGGGCGGTCGATGTCTGCACCAGATTTATGGCTTATGCCCACCGTAGCGGGCTCTATATTTATCAAGGCAACCAGCCGTATCCGATCACACGAGAAATCAGCAAACTATGGGCACGCATCAACTGGAAGTTCGCGCAAAACATTGTTGTCCACATTGACGACGAGGAAAAAGAGATTCGTATCGCAGTCCCATTGGATTTAAGCACACAGAACAATGTGGTGCTGAAATGCAACTATCGCCAATCGCATGATCCTACCCTGAACGAAGAGTTTGCAGCACCGTTCCACATGAGTTTTAGCGGTAAACTTGTGGCCTCTCCTATCGCCAGGAAGTGGAATATTGATGACATCGCGGCGAATGTAATATTCCGAGTCGAGCGCACATTAGTGAATCCGGCCCCATTGTTGGACGCAAGCATTCTGAATACTCAGCTCATGTTCGGCACTTCCAACTTCGACGGCATCGTGAATGTGATCGTACCCTACGTCTATAACGACAACGGCGGTGGTATCGATTTCGTAGTAGAAACCGCTACACACGAGGAACTCATGGCCGTAAGTCAGTTAGGCGGCGTACAGACTAACGGTACTACCACTGGAGATATTTTCGTGGAAGTACTGTTTGGACGCAGCGTAAGTCCTGAATCAGGCGGGAGGGACCCTAAACTGTTTCGGCAGCTGTCTCGAACATGGAATGCCACCACTTCCCCTGTTGGTTATTCGTGCGGAGCAAGCGGACAGAACGAACGATTCCGTCTGAGAATTCACAACAATAGAACGCCAGATGCCTCGGCAGACGTCCAATGGGCGGCCATTTACGCCAGGAAAATTTCTGGGAGCCGTCCAAATATATAGCCTATGCCATCTGATCTAAGAATGTACGCCGACGGGATTGAAGACCAGAACGTACACGATGCCATGCACCGTGCTCTGGGAGCGGTCCATGATCGCTTATTACTTCTTGAGTCCATCACAGGTGCCAACCCATTGACCATGGTTGACTCTCAGAAGAATCCGCCTGTGCCTCAAAATCCTCCACCGGCAAATCCTCCCGGACTGATTGTTCAATATGATGCCACGACCGGTTTCTACACTGTGACAATTACAGCGCCAGCAACGAATGCTCAGGGATTTTTATTGACTTACCACCTGGTGTCTTCGACGGACATAAATTTCCAAAATAACGTAAAGGACTACGGCTTCGGCACACAGCATATATTCACCATTCCTGGTCCGGCGGGCTTGTTTTTTAAAGTATCCGCATCTGTTGATGGCGGCCAAAACTTTGGTGATGACAGTCCTTCAGTAGGCTTCCTTTCACCAACGCCATGAGTATTCGCGAGGCGCTTCCGGAAGACTGGCCAGCAATCGTCCGTTGTCAGGCACAACTTGAGGAGAAGATCGGACGGGAACCAGGGCAGATGGATCTTCCGGAGATGATGATCGAGGACGGCTCTGGCGAATTGAAACGCAATCCGGCCGTCTTCTACTGGGTCGTAGAGCGTGATGGCGAGATAGTTTTGCCTTTCTATCTTGAACTTTGTATCGAATGGAATCTGGCCGGAATTGATCCAGAGGCATTGAAAGAAACCATCGACTTCCAGGAAGTGGTATTCGCCCTAGCCAGTAAGGCCGGTGCACGCTGGCTGCATGCCTTTGTGATGCCCGGCCCGTGGGAAAAAGCTAACGAACGTCATCTGGACAAGGCCAAATTGAAGCCAACCGGACTTATTCATTACCGCCGGATGCTCTGAGGAGATCATGGGAAAATCTGACCAAAAACGAATCGGACAGCAGGCGGAAGCCAACTCTAAGCAGGACCAGGCGAACGCCGGGACCGCATTTGCCGGTGTCGGTAAAGGCATCACTGACTTCCAGAGCGGGATCGGAAACTATTCGAACTGGTTGAATAGCACGTATGGTCCAGGTGGAAGCTTCATGAATAACGCCGGCGTTATGGCGAATGACGTTTCACAAGCAAACCAGAAAGGCTTTGAGGATACGGTTTCGAGGGATGCGCAGCGTACCGGATATAACACGGCGAATGCTCCAGCAGTAGAAGCTGAAGCAGCCCGGGCCGGCGCGCGTGATCTTACTTCTTTCAACGCCAAAGAGCAGCAACTGGATACCGAGCAACTGGACAAGGGAAATCAGTACGTTGTGGGCGAAGAAGGCAAAGTTCCGCAGATGTGGGAAGGGGCTTATGGTACGTCTCTCGGAGCCTCTGACAATTCTCTGAACACCGCACAGAAAGCAGAGAACCAACCGCCATGGTGGCAGACGGCATTGAACTACGCCGCGCAGGGTGGTGCGGACTATGCAAAGATGGGCTGCTGGATTGCTGAGGCTCTCTGGTCTCCGACCGACATTCGTGTGTTCATCTTGCGCGCATGGTTGAATCACTCGTTTGCCAAGAGTCCGTTTGGATCTGTGGTCATGTGGTTTTATCGCACGTTCGGGCGGCAGGTGGCGGCACTTGCCCGGCGTTCGGCGATGGTGCGCGCTATACTCCGCCCGCTCTTTGTTCGTGCTCTGAATAGTGCCCTTGAGGAGATTGACTGATGGCCCCTTATTACGACGGCGACGACGGATACGATGATGATGACAACTCAGTAGGACGACGTCTGCTTGCTCCGTTGCGCGATCGTGATCTCGGTGGCCCGGACGAAACTGCTCAAGCCCCGCCGATGACTATGGGGCAGTACCGCGGCAGACCGAGCACTGACGATGTTGGATTCAAGCCAAGGCCGACACTACTCCAGCAGGCCGATCAGGCAGTCGATCAAGCTAAGCAGAACGGCAATGGCTCAGATTCGGGCCCACGCCGCATGCAACAACCGGTGTCAATGGTTACGCCCAGGCCGACACTGCATGAACGTGGCCCGGCAGCATCAACAGGAACCGACGCGGCGACAGACATCACTGTTTCGCCCGGAATAGCCAAACGCCCAACGTTACAGATACCGAATGTGATCCAGCGTCCGTCAATGGTTTCGGCTCTTCCGCCAGCGCCATCAGCACCAGAAGCGGATCCGCGGCGAGCGGCAGCTATCGACACTATCTCCCAAGCGTCTGTCCCTACCGCTAAGGTCGATGCCCAAGGCAACACTCTGCCTCAGTACAAAATGGGATTGGGACGCCGGATACTGATGGGCGCTGCCGCTACTCTGGGACATGGACTCCCAGGATTGGCCGAGGTGACATCGAATCCGAATGATCCGAACTACATTGGATCAGGGGCAGTGAACTCCAGGTACACCAGAGATGAAGCGGCTCGCCAAGCAAGATTGAAGGGTGGCACGGAACAGGAATCGGCGCTCGACAAAGAAGCAGCGCTTCAAGAACGCGACTTCCAGAACAAGAACACGCAATATCGCGACGAAGCAAAGACCGCCGCGCAGCAAGACGTACTCGCCGAGCGGACGAGCAAAGATCAAGCCATTGACGCCGAGCGCGCGAAGACCAACCAAGTGCGGCAGCAGGCGGAAGATCTCAAGAAGTCCATGCAGGCGCCGACGTTCAACTCTCAGACAGGCAAGTTCATGGCTGGGGATGCAACGATCGCGCCAAAGAACAACGATGAAGGCTGGAGCTGGGAGATCGCGAACGGGCTCACGACGTACGACGCCAACGGCAAACTCGTTAAGGCTGGGCCCTACACACGTGCGGCAATGTCGGAGAACAAGAACAATCCGAACATCCATGTCCATACCGGCGAAGGCTCGAAGTGGAGCAAGGTGGACGAAGCGAACATCATGGCCTATGCCCGAGACCACCAGATTCCAGGGAAGACTGCTGACGAAGCTGTGAAAAACATGAGCAAGCAGCAGTTCGATGAAGCACAGGGGAGGAAGCCATCAGGTGGAGAGACATTCGTCAATTCGGCTGAACGCAGCGAGTACAATCGGCGGACATCAGGTATCGATCGGCAGATTCAGGCAGCCGAGAAGAATGCGAACGATTACAAGGCAATTATCGCCCAGCCAGCAACGGATTCTCAATCACAGCAGACTAAGACTTTCGCGGAGAACGCGCTCAAGGCCGCCGAGGATGAGGTTAATAAACTCGAAGGTCAGAAGCAGACAATCGAACAAGAGATAGTCAAACGGAGACCGCAAACGGCACCAGCGGCAACTTCGGCGCCAGTACAGCAACCGGCAACACCCCAGCAGCAAGCGCCAACCAGTAAGCCGCCAGCGCACAATCCTGAGGGCGTAAAGAACAAGCAAGGGCAATATTACCAATACGTTGCCAAGGGAAAATCAGGCCAGAGGGTAGGTTCTGACGACGGTAAGACCTGGGTCGACATCAAGACCGGTCAACCGTTGAGATAGATTTCCCTTGCGGCTATTCTTCGGCTGTGGCAGGATGATGTGCAATTGTTTTAACGGCTTACGAGACTCCTGTTTTGCTGGGCGAGCAAAAGGGAGTCACGTAATCCTTTAAACCCACGACGAGAGCCGAAGCCCGGCAGGAAAGTAGATCAAGGCCTGTCGGGTAGAGGCTAACCTGAATGAAGATCACCTACGCAAACGAGGCCGTCGAAAAACAATGCCGAGTGCTACGAACAATGCAGCCAGGGCAGGAGTATTCTTTTTTCAGCTGTTCTCTACAACACCTTACTGATCGTGGGCTCATGAAAAAGCAGCAGCGCTTGCTGGCTTGGTGAAGTCGCTATGATGGAAATCCTTTTAATCGTCGTGACGCTCTTCGCCGTAGTGTCGTGCATCTCTGCTTATCACAATGGTGTAACTGACGGCTACGGGTACTCGCGCGAGCCGGGTTGCCCTGGTTACAATAAAGCCGGCAAGTATCTCCGTAAGTACATGGCCCACCGCTGGCCTGAGCTTGGCGAATGGTATCCGCGTTGCATTCACGGAAGAGATTGTGCTACAGAGTCATGCGCTGAATGTGCGGCTCTGTCTCTTGGTGGACGCAAAGATGGAGACCCTCTGCCGACCGAGGCCGAACTGCAAAAGATACTGGATTCGTAAATGAACCCCACTCTTCCTCCTGGTTTCACTCTCGAAGGAACTCCAGACTCAAGCAAGAAGACTGTGCAGCGCAATGAAGTCGAAGAACTTGCCGAAGAACTCCGCATCCCGTACGCTACCGCTGAACGCCAGTTCCTTGATGCTGGCTACAAAATCGCGTGAACACTGACATCTCATGGCAGACAAAAACGCAGTTGCTCTCCCTCCAGGCTTTGAACTTGAGGGCCAAGATTCCTCTCCCTCTCCCGCTCTAACGCTCCCTCCCGGCTTTGAATTAGAGGGCTCCGCGCCTTCCACTCCATCACTCACTAAAACTCAGGCTGACCAAGAGTTTGACCGTCTCGGCAATCCTCTTGGGCCAGGGTCCGTCGGCTATCGTCCGAAACAACCCAGCCTATTTGAGTCGATGCCTTCTCACGTGGATGTACCGCGTGGCCCCACAGCTTATCCCGGCGCGTATCGCACGCAGACGCCAACAGGTGCAGCTCGTGCAGCGTCTGGGCAGCCCGTAGCAGAACCAACAGGGAAGCCACATGACCCTCAACTCGATCAACCAATTTTGTATCATGCAAAAACCGGAACACCTTATCAGGAACCTCTTGTTCCGGAGGCTGATCGTATTCCTGTCCTTGATGCATGGGTTGGAGCTGAGCCGCTGGCGACTGGCATAAGCCGCATCAGCGAGAACCAAGCGCAGACACATGCTCCGCTGTTTGTGCATAAACAAACGATGGTTCCTGATGACCCTAATACTATAGGGCCAGCACATTATCGAGATGTGCCAGAAGAATCAACGAGCAGGCCGGAGCATCCCCATAGCCTTCCTACCGGAGATATGCACCTTACGCCCGAAGACGAGGCTAAGATGCTCACTAATTTTGCAAAGGGATCTGCTGTTGAAGATGAGGAGAAAAGGCGCAGGCAGCGTTCATTGGGTGCCGCTGAGATTCTACAGGGATCTGGTGAACTCATGGAACCGCTGGCGGTTGCTGGTGCGCTTACTTCGCCGCTCAAGGTTGCTGCTGGGTATGGAGCAGGAATGTTGGCTAGCGAAGGGACTGGTTCGGCAGTTCATGGTCATGTTTCGCCAGAAGACGAAGAGCTTATACGGTCAGCGGCATTCTTCCTGCCATCCGCTCTTGGAGTCATAACTGGCCTCAAGACTGGATCTGTAGAAACGCCAAGGGGGAAATTTTCTGGTGGTTCAGTGTTTGGTGGCAAGGTTGCTGCCGGAGTAGCGCAAACGGCAGAAGGAACGACATTTCGAGGCAAGGTAGGTCCATTTGAGGTAAGTGTTCCGCCACGTAGTGCGCCGGTCATCGATGAAGCAACGCAATCGATGATGCATTATCTTCAAGGAACTGGAGAAGTGCCAAAGGCTCCTCCTCCACCGCCGCCAGGCCCGCCGTCGCTTACTCCAGAAGTACTTGACACTGTCGCGAGAGCAATCGCCAAGGCTCCGGATCCAATGGCGCGTGAAGCGCTAATGAAAGAAGGATACTGGAACCTGACAAAGTGGATACTGGCCCGCCCGATGGGAACATTCACCGATCCAACTACCGGGCACGTAGAGACCGCGACCGACCTTAAGACAGCCGCGAAGTTGGCACTGGACATGATCAACCGGCAGGTGGATACCTTTGGTAAGCAGCAGACAGAGGCAGCAACCGCCGCCGCGCAACCTCCAGCAACTGGATCCACGCCGCAGGCTCATCCCGCCGAGCTTCACCCTGATCATCTGAACGATTTGGCGACCAAGATCGCCGCAGCCTCGCCCGCACAGCGCCCGCAACTGATCCTTCACGCGCACGACTACCTAATCAATGCGATCCAGCAGTCTGGCGGGAGGTTTGTTGGTCCGGATGGAACCCTGCACATAGCGAAAACGCCAGAGCAGGCAGAGAAGCTCGCGCAGACGTTGATAAATGACGCCGTCCAGGGGCACAACAAGGCGCAGGAGGCAGCGGCCAAAGCGGCAGATAAACCTGCAACGCCTGCAACAAAGCCTGCAGCGGCTGTACAGCGGGTGATTGACCGCGGCAAGCCGAAACCATCGACACCTACGCCGGAATCACCGGCAGTGAGCGACAAATACGAACAGGCAAAGCAGGCTTCGGCTGAATTCGGCAAGGCATCAACATCTCTCTTGCAGCGCCGCCTCAATATTGGTTACGCAGAGGCCACACACCTCATTGATAGAATGGAACAGGATGGACTCATCAAGAGAGACGCGGCCAATCCCTCACGTCCGCCTACATGGATAGGCGAACCACCCGCCAAACCAGAGACCGCAGCAACATCCGCCACCGTGGCGCAGAACGAAACCGACGACTGGATGCAGGCCAAGAAGAACCTGGGACTACCGGCGAACGCCGACTACTCGCCCGCTATCTCAGCCGAAGCTACCCGGATAAAGGCAGAACGCACCAAAGGTCAGACTGGAGCACCACAGTTACCGAACGCTGGCGATGTCCCTGCTATGGGACGAGCAATGACCACCGATTCACCGGCGGTACAGAAGGTACACCAGGAGGCCCAACTTGCACCGGGCCAGGTTCCCCGGGTAGAAGTAAAAGACGAATCTCCAGCCGATGCCGCGAAACTCGCGCAGCCAGCCAAGGAGCCTTCAGAAGTAGCCGTAGCCAAGGTTGGAGACTACGACCACGAAGCCGGCCGTCAGATAGTCCAGCCGTCAGGTAGCGAGATTGAGAACGAACGGCTCGCGGCAGAAGCGGCGCCAGAACTGGCAGCCGGGCTCTCTGAGATCGCGGCGAGCGTCCAAGGAGCCCACTTTGACGAAGCCCACGGCGGCCGACTCAGACCGCAAAAGAACTTGGAACGCCTGGGCGAGAAGACAGAAGACGACAAGCCGCCGAACACCATTGGCGACTACTTGGCCAGCCAGATCGTAGCGGACACGGTCGAAGCCAAAGACCAGATCATCGCCGCGCTGAAGCAGCGGTACAACGTCCTTGGAGTCGAAGACAACTTCCTGCAACCGCGTGAAAACAAGGCAGGATACGCAAGTGCTAATGTTCAGGCTCAGATGCCATCAGGCTTGAGTGCTGAAATCCAGATCGTAATCCCTGAGATACAGGCAATCACAGACCAAACACACCGGCTGTACACCTCGGGCCGGGAGTTTCCTGAAGGGTCAGCAGAGCGCAAGAAGTACTGGGATGAGGCAGCACGATTCCACGAAGCAGCGGTCCAGCAGTTCCGCGAGCGTACCGGGACAGAAGAGCAGGAGTTCAAGAAAGGCTCGACTCAGATCAATATCGCGCCAGAGAGCGCACTCGGTCAGGCTCACGCGGCAGCCGCGGCGTCCATCCCAGACGAGCACCTGATGCCGACTGACTTCGGCGGGAATCCAAAGGGCCGGGAGGATCACCCCCATTTGACCCTGCGGTATGGCCTGAAGGATGACAGTCCGGCAGCGGTCGAGAAGATCAAAGAAGCGGCGTCAAAGATCGCCCCGTTCGAGGTCCCTATTGGGCCGACCGATACATTCCCTGCCAGCGAGCACTCTGACGGCGCTGTACCGGTTATTGCGCCACTGGAGAGCACTCCTGAGTTGCTGGCGCTGCGTAAGGCTGTAGAAGGCGCAGGTAGCTTCCACAAAGACACGTTCGACTCCTATCGCCCGCATTTGACGATTGGATACGTAAAGCCAGAGGTCGCCGCACAATACAAAGGCGGAAGGCAACTTGAAGGCCAAAATGTCCCAGTAGACCATATCGTCGTATCAAAGAAGGACGGGAGCCAGGAGACGATACCGCTTGGTGGTACAATTTCAACAGGTTTATCCACAGATGCAGGACAAGCTCAAACTCGTACTCCAGAGACTCCCGGCCAAGGTCAGGGATCAGGTTCAACTGGCCAGGGAGTTGGAGCAGCCGAGCCTGTTCGCGCCGCCCAAAAAGCGCAGGAGAAGCGTAGCCCGGCCCGCATACCAGCAGACTCGGAAGAGGGCGTAAAACTCGAAGCTCTGCGCGCCGCCGAACGTGATTTGATTGCTGGACGAAAGAAAATCCCCGGACATGAAGCGGTATTACTGCACCAAATCAGGCAGGAAATCGGGGAAATTGTTGATAGGGCTACAGGCGCAATCGCTAAACCGGCCCCTTCTGCCAAGTCTCCGGAGGTTCCAACATTCAAGCGCGATAACCCACCGCAGGTTGCACAGCCATTGGTTCTCAAGCGTGGAGTGGAGTTCACTAATCCTCTCCATGGTGGCGAAAAACTCCACCTCAAGGGAACCGAATACCTCTTGCCTGGATTCGAGGAATACCGTATCGCCGTCGTGCCGCCGCGCGGAAGTATCGCAAAACACGACAAACAGGGATGGTCTTCCTATGAGATAACCACCGGTGCGCGTCTCTTCACTGAAATCCATCAACACAGCACCGAGCAGCGGACCCTAGATGGCACCATTAAGCTGCTACAGCAGAATGGCAAACAAAAGTTTGATGCCAAGATAAAGCAATTTCTTGGCGCGGCTGCTACTGACACATGGGCCGATGGCCGCATGAAATCCAAGGATGGCGACGAGGTCTACCAGGCAGTCCCAGGCTTCGGCGGATCGATCGCGTACATCAACGGAAAAGTCGAGACGAACCGCAAGGGCGAGCTGCGTGTGCGCGTTACCGGCTCCGCGTCTCTGATTGGAAGCACCTCATCCGTTGGCAAGACCTACCCGGCCGATCAGAACTGGACCGTGAAGAACGATCCGGAGATCAAGCGGCGCGAGGAGGCCAAGAAGGCAGCGGAAAAGCAGCGTGCAGACGACGCGGAGAAAGAGGCCAGTGAGCGTAAAGCTGAACTCCAAGCAGAGTGGGACAAGAACGGAAAACTCAAAGCGATGGATGTCGGCGTCGGCGATGTGCTCGAAACGATCAATACTGGATACGGGGATAAGCGGCAACGGTTTGTTGTCAACCAGATCGTAGGTGGCGGCCAGGACGGACTCGAGTTATATGGTGTCGATGAAAACGATCTGAGCGCCACGCCCGGGTATCTCGGCGATTCCATGTTTATGCAGAAGATCGGACACCGGGAAGACGTGAAAGAGTGGAAGGCACAGGAGGAAGAGAAAGCACCTGAACCTCAAGCGGCGGCAACTACAAAGCCTAGTCAGCCCGGCCCAGGCAGCCGCGAGTACGAAGATCTCAAGAAGAGGCTCGCGGAGATAGAGGCCAAGAGGGACGCCAAACTGCTGAAGCTTCCGCCTCAAAGCCGCGGTGGACCGAAGCTGGATGCCCAACAGATATCAGACTTCGATCCATCGAGAGACAAAGTAATTCGCCGCGATGGCCGCACGTTCGTCATCGACACCAAAGGCGAGCGAGCCCCGACCGAGGTAAAGTCTGATCTCATAACTGACCAGTGGCGCGTCAACTTCGACAAGATGACGCCAGAGCAGCGTGTCAAAATGACGCAGGTCGTGCGCAACACGCCGTACCTGTCCGCAGAAGGCAAGGCAGAGAGGCTGGCAATCCTGGAAGGCGCACCTGCCACTCCCGCGGCCGCCCCAGCCAAAAAGACGCCGCCAGCGAAGACCAGTCCAAACTATTTGAGTGATGAAGAGCTGCCGCGGTTCTTCAAGCCCGGCCGTATCGTCAATGGATACGGCGGCCAGAGGGACGAAGTCATTGCGTTCCATCCACCTGAACCTGGAGCCAATTGGCCAAAGAACGGATGGAATGTAGACGTAGCAGCCGTCGACAAGGACGGCAACCGGATCAAAGGCGAGCGTGTGCGTAACCACGCGACCATGCCAGACAAGCAGGAGATCGCTAAGTTCCGCGCGGATGAAGCGCCCGATTTACCGAAAGGCTGGACTGTCACTGAGTATTCAGCCGGCAAGAGTGGAAAGCTCTGGCAGGTAAACGACCAGGACGGCTATTCAATTTCAAGGATGAACGAAAGTCGCGAAAAGGCGATCGCGGATGCTCAACGTAAAATAAACAGTTTCCAGATCGAGACCGACGCTACCAACAAATGGATGGATGATAGGTCGCAGGCCAATAAGAAAGAGACTAGTTCGGAAGGAAGCCAATGGCTTAGTGGTATCGGAAGTGGATATGACGATAAGTGGTACCAGGAGCAACTGAAGCACGTACTCCAGCCAACATTCGAAAAGCGCGGCAAAAACCAGGGTGGAAGAATACCGACTCTCGATGAGATGAAAAAGGCTTACTCGGAATATCTCGATAAGCCAGACCACGAACCCCTTACCTTCCAAGATTTCGGCGAGAATATTGCCGCCAACACCGGACCAGGATATTGGCTCAACAAGGCCGCTGAGACCGCCACGCCACCGGGCCCACAGCAGAGCTTCAAGGTCGGCGTCAAAGGCAAAGGCGATGCCAACTGGGCCTACAACGCTCTACGCTTCCCCACAGAAGAAGCGGCCAAAGCATGGGGTCAGGACTTGTGGTCCCGGTGGTCTGGTGTTGATCAGTGGGAAGTCCACCCATCCGATGAAGCGCCAAACCGTGAGGCGGAAGCAAAGCCACTGACGGCGCCGGAAGTACACGAACTCAAGCAGGCGACTAAGGCAGAGCCGAAATTTACAATCAAGAAAGCCGACGTTGTTCCAACAGAAGAAGGAAGCTACGAAGCGCGCCCTCAAACTCGTGTATCAGAGCCAGCAGAAATACGTGAGGCTTCAGATCAGACACTGGCCGAGCGCGTAACCCAACTCGAAAAGGCACTAGAGGCAAACAAGACTACAGGCGGAACATACGGCGGCGCAACTCCAGCGTTGAATAAACAACTGCAAAAAATCAGGGATGAACAGATTCGCCGGAAGGGATACGCCGCGCAGCCATTGCCAGGATATGAGCCTCAACCTCCCGGCCCGCTAACTTACAGAATTGGTGATCTGGTAGAATATCGCGGAAAGCAGTACGAAGTAGGTTTCGAGCAGGGAAACAGGGTTCGCCTACAAGACCCCAAAACTCATGAGCGGATAGAGGGCTGGGCACTCAAGAGCGAAGTCACTCCGGTCGATAAAGAGCCAGAGGCAACCCCTGCCGCTAAACTGGCAGACGCAGTCTATAAGAAGCTCATAACTGGAGAATCCCTCGGAAATATGCCGCAGTTCGAGCGCTTGGCTGCCGAGCACTTTGGATCCTCGCGGGTTTCGGGCGAGTGGACACCCAAAGACGCGACCGACGCCATGGAGGCAGGTGTCAACAAATACCTGCTCGACGCCGGCGAAAACCTGATGGGCATGCCAGCGATCGAAGGTCTGGCGATGTTGCGCGAGAACCTCATGAACCGTCTGCCAACGCAGAGCACGCGCACAGATGAGCAACTGAAGGGCCAGCAGTTCTCGACTCCGCCAACCGAGGCCTACACCGTGGCCAAAGTCGCTGGCATAAAACCCGATGACGTGGTTCTGGAGCCATCCGGCGGTAACGGTGGTCTGGCAATATTCGCCAAAGCGGTTGGCGCCGAGGTTCACGTTAACGAGATCTCGACGCGCAGACAGGCGATGCTCAAGCACGTTGGGTTCGATAACATCACTTCCCACGACGGCGAGATCATCAACTCCCTGCTCAAGAGTTCTGTCCAGCCGACAGTGATCATCATGAACCCGCCGTTTTCCGCTGGCGCATTAAAAGGCGCAGAAGGGCAGGCGGTCAAAAACCGCAACGTCTATGGATTCAATCACGTAGATTCCGCATTGCAGCGTCTGGCTCCTGGCGGGCGTCTTGTCACCATTCTGGGCGGTGGACGCGCAGACGATGCCAACGGCGGAGCGGCACTCACGGCCCCGGGTGGCGCCGGCAGGTGGTTCGACAAGATAGCCGAAAAGTACAATGTTCGCGCCAACATCCGTATTGCTGGCAAGGAGTACGCCAAGTACGGCACAAGCTTTGCTACCAGAATCATCGTGATCGACAAGGACGGTTCTACGCCGTCCCGAATGGGCTCGCTCGGCCGTAAGCGGATAACCGATGAAATACAAGAATTGCAGGGGAAGCCTAGCTGGCGTCTGGCCTATCTCAAAAGGGAAGCAAACCGCGGTGACCTAAAAAACTGGGATTCTACTGTACAGGGCAATGTTAGTACACTCGAACAGGCGTATACTCTCCTTGAGAATGTTGCAGAAACAAGGCCAGTCCCGACTCGAACCGCCCGCACAGCAGGCACTGGGCAAGAAATCGCCGCAACTGGTGTGGGAGAATCTAAAGCTCCTGGCACAGCAGGCAGTGGACAACCACTACGAGGAGAGCGAGGCACTGGCGCAGAAATTCAACCTACAGGTGGACCTGAACGAGTTCCTGGCCAACCTGGAGGAGTCGCAGCCGGAGTCGGCAATCAACCAGTTCCACTACAGCAATCCCAAGTTCAACCTGCAACAGGACCTCGTACACCAGTGCAAACCGCTGGAGGTGCTGGAGGCTCTACTCCGGCAGTCAACGCTGAACGACCGTCTACAGTAAGTGCAGCCGAAAAACTCCGCGAACAAATTCGCAAAGCAGCAGGAGAAAGGCTCGGCAAGAAAATAGAAGGTCAGCCACAGCCAGGCAGCCCAGAGTACGAAGCGCTAAAACAGAAACTGGCGCAACTAGAGGCCAAGAAACCCCGCGCGATACAGCCTGCAACTCCGAAGCCCAAACCTGCCGAACGCTTCACGGCCGACAATCGCGAGGAAGCACTGAAGCGGCTGCGTGCACGCCGCGGTGAGGTGCAGCCAGAAGGAGAAGAGCCACCGGCATACAGTTTGGAAGAAGGCGGCGAAAAAGAACTCACGCCCGAAGACATCAACGACATGGTCGATGTCGGCGGATTTCACTTCCAGCAAGGAATAATCCAGTTTGACCCATGGTCCAAGAAGATGATCGCCGACCTGGGCGAATGGGCGCGGCCGTACCTCGAAGTAGTCCACCAGGAAGTGTCCTCGCTTCTGGGTAAGCCCATCGAAGGCAAGCCCAAAGCCCCACCAGCAACAGAAGCAGAGAAACAAGGACTGCAACTCGAACGCGAGGCCCGCGAGCAACAAGCGGAGACTGAGGACACGTCTGCTTTTGTTTCGTATCGCCCAACACTCAAAGGCTCTACACACCCTGGCCCGATAGTCGAAAGTAAATCTATGGCGACTGTCTCACTGCCAGAGATTACATATCAGCCGCGCTTGCCGCAGTCTGTAGTTACCGAGGGGCGCATTTCCGCAGTCCAGATGGAGCCGATCGCTCTCGCCGGGCAGCAGAACCAGATCATTTTGCCAAGCGGTCATCGTGCCGCAGCCGCTAGTTCCGACGGCACCGGGGTTGGCAAGGGCAGAGAAGCAGCCGGTGTGTTATTCGACAATTGGCGCCAAGGGCGACGCCGTCTTGTGTGGGTATCAGAGAAGTGGGATTTGATGCAGGACGCCATCCGCGACCTCGACGGTATCGGCGCGACGACCCTTTCCAAGACGATCAAGCCTTTTATGAAGCAGCCGGCCACAACTCCGATTGATCATGAAGGGATCATGTTTTCTACGTATGCGTTGCTTCGTTCCGAGGACAAAAAAGGCAACAAGCGCATTGCTCAATTGGAGAAGTGGATACGCGGCAATGATGAGGGTGAGGGTGCACACGTTATCTTCGATGAGTGCGTTCCTGCTGGTACGAAGATAGAAACCCCATCCGGTCCTGTACCAATCGAGCAACTACACATAGGAGATAGCGTTTGGGGATTTAATCACGACACCGGGGAAATAGAGGCTACGCCAGTACTTTATCTATTCCGACGTGAGACCGTAAATGATTTTACAATCGTGCACGAAACGCCGATGACCGGCAATCACCCAGTCTGGACTGCCAATCGTGGATACGTTCCTTCGGACGAATTGGCTTGCGATGACACCGTCGCGCTATTAGACTTTGTACCTGATGCCCTTCAACCTCATTTGTGCTTTGTGCCAGCAGCCATTTGTAGCGAAGCGGAGTACTACTCACAGTATCAGGGGGACGATAAAACGTCGTTTTTGTACGAAGAAGTGCTCGGCACAGTGGCGGATGAACAATCAGGAATTGAAAGCCAAAAGGCGTATAACTCCAGAAGGAAAGCAGAAGTGGTCTGCAATTCTTCAAGAAGTCCGCAAGCGCCCGGACGTTCAAGAGAAAATGCAGCAGCATCTTTACGGCCCAACGAATCCATTACGCAGTCCAGCAGTCAGGGCCGTAGCGCTAGAAGCTTCACGCAAGAAAGGATTCGCTCATCTCAATGGCGGGAACGGAACGCCGCTGTCCTTGCGGCAGCGAATGCTGGCAGAGAAGCTGGGGTGGCCAACGGAGTTCGTGGTAACGACCAACACACATCGCGGGACTGGACTGCCGACTCACTACAAACTGGATATTTCGCAACCGTCACTGAAGTTAGCGATAGAGGTGGACGGAGAGGGACACCAAGCGATAAAGGTGAAACTGGCAGATCGGCGCAAAGAGGTGTTCCTCCAATCTGTAGGCTGGACTGTAATGAGATTCAAGAACCAGGAGATACTGGATTCCCTGGAAACCGTAGAGTCTGCCGTACAGTGCACAATATCGAGACTGCAACCAGAAACTACTTCGCTGGCGGTCTCCTAGTCCATAACTGTCAAGCTTTAAAAAACGCCGTAGCCAGAAGCCAACAAGAGGTGTCGCTGACCGGCGACACAGTTAAAAAGTTCCTCGAACGTAATCCCAAGCTAAGGACATTCTTCCTTTCAGCAACGCCAGCGACAGACGTGACAAACCTGGGATACATGGACCGGCTCGGCATCTGGGGTGCTGGCACACCGTTCCCTGGTGGCTTTGAAGAGTTCAACGCTAAGATTTCTGCCGGCGGCATGAGTGCCATGGAGATGATCGCGCGAGAACTGAAGTCGCAGGGCAAGTACGTATCGCGGACTTTGAGTTATAAAGGTGTGCAGTATTCCGAGATCGAGCACACGGTTAACGACGAGCAGAAGGACTTGTACCGCAGCGCGGTCAAGGCGTGGAAACTGGTATCACAGCGTGTAGAAGATACGATCCAGAACACGGTGAATGGCGGCAGTCGCGCGAAATCCCGCTTCATGTCTCTCTTCTACGCGAGCCAGCAACGGTTCTTCAACGTCCTGCTCACAACTCTCAAGATACCTACGGCGGTCGAGCAAGCTAACAAGGCGCTGGGCGATGGCAAGAGTGTCGTTATCAGCCTTGTCAACACGAACGAGGCCGCACAGAACCGAGAGAAACTGAAGTTTAAGGGACTCGAGGATACGGACGAGATACCGGACTACGACTTTGGGCCGGCTGAAATGCTGATGGACTTGGTGCAAGAGCACTATCCAACCCAGCAATGGATTGATGATGTGGACTCGGAAGGCAAACCGATCAAGGTTCTGGCGACACAGAAGGACGAAAGCGGGCGTGATATTCCCGTGGTCAACCCGCAGGCCGTAGCCGAGCGCGATGCACTCATCAAAGAACTGAAGCAAAACCTACAGATGCCAGCGAACCCACTAGATATCCTCGTTGAATCTCTGGGTGGTCACAGTAAGGTCGCAGAGATCACCGGACGCAAAGAACGCTTCGATCCGACGACGAGCAAGTTCGTCTCTCGTGGTGACCCGGGTGTAGCGCGCGACAAGATCAACAAAGTGGAGGAAGGAAACTTCAACGCTGGCAAGAAGCGCGTAGCAATTCTGTCAACTGCCGGCGGTACCGGGATCTCGCTCCATGCTGGTAAGGACATGAAGAACCAGCAGAAACGGCTGCATATCACTTTGCAAGTCGGCTGGAGCGCTGACCGCGCGATGCAGATGCTGGGTCGCACACATCGAAGCAATCAGGTTCAACCTCCAGAATATGCCTTACTCAAGACCAATATGGGAGGCGAGAGCCGGTTCATCTCGACCATTGCCCGACGTCTGGGGTCCCTCGAAGCTTTGTCCAAAGGCCAGACCAAGACGAACGAAGGCACGGAGATGATGGACAAAGTCAACTTCGAGACCGACCAGGGTAAGGCCGCGACCAGGGCGTTTTATCAAAGTCTCCTGAAGAACACAGAGGTGCCGGAGACCGCGACTAAAGAATCGAAAGGCAAGAACCTTACCGGGATGCAGATACTGGAAGACCTAAAGGTGTTGAAGACTGGGCAAGGCGGTGCGCCGACCGTGCCCGACGCCGACATGGTCAACGTGACCCGCTTGCTCAATCGTCTCCTGGCTCTTGACCCTGATGTTCAGAACGGAGCCTACAACTATTTCTATGACATATTTGAAGCAGCGGTAAAGGACGCGATTGAGAACGGAACGCTCGATACCGGCGTCAAGCAGATGCCCGGAGACACTTTCACTGTTAAAGAGCAGCGTGTGATCGCACGTGATCCTAAGACCGGGGCCGAGACATTCTATTATCCAGTGGACGCCGATGTTCGTACTGAACGGCTCTCGGTCGCGCAACTTGAAAAGAAGATGAAGCAGGATTCTAAACTCAATCCGCGCATCCTGCGAAACGGTGATGGGAAACTGGCGTTCGTAGTGGACGCGAAAGACATCATACGAGCAGACGGCCACAGGGAGCCAGCCTCTTATGTCGTGTATCCGGACTACGGCAAGTGGGAAAAGGTTGCAAATCACAAACTTGAGATTGGTAAATGGGGTCACGGCGCTGACCAGAAACCAGCGTACATACCTGGATTCGAAGAGATATCAGAGTGGTCCAAGAAGACCATAGACAAGGCGAAGAGTTCTGTTCAGTCGGCAGAGTGGAGTCTGAAGTCCACCAAGGAATCCCGCGAGCGTTATCCGCAATACTACACAGAGGAGTCGATCAAGGAAAAAGAGGAAGCTCTCGAGCGTGCGCAGAAGAGCTTGGCCGATAGCGAAGCGGCTACCAAGGACCCGATTGCATGGGGTAAAGAGGAGTGGGGCAAACAATACGAGGCGGCACCGGCCCACAACACGACTCCCAACCATCTGATCGGCGGCGCGGTTATGCACTGGTGGAATGCCATCCACGATTCGACCCAGAGGCTTGAAGTCTACACCGTCGTTGACTCAAAGTCCGGCCAGCGCGTGGTCGGAGTGGCGATTCCGAAAGAGCAGATTGCCCAACTCCTGGCGAAGATCACCGGCAACAAGAGCGCGGTCAACTCCTCCCAGATCATCAAGGATGTTCTCGAAAACAACACACCATATCGGCTGGAGGGCGGGACTCGAATCGTGCGCGGGCGTGTTGGCCGTGACAGGGTTGTGCAGTTCATACCGTCAGGGCATGGAATGGGCGAGCAACTCAAGAGCATGGGTGTTGTCTACGAGAAGGGGTTACAGCCGATCTACTATCTGCCAATGAGCGGGACAGAGAGATTCAATGCCGCCAATATCCTCGACAAGGTGCTGAAGACATACCCGGCGGAAGTAGAGACGAAGGGAGGTGAGGAGGAAGAGCCAGCCTACTCGCTGCAATCGCCAAGCGGATGGGAGAGTACTGGAGAGAACGCTCCTGAAGTTACCGAGATCAAAGCCGTGTATCGGCCCTCGGTAGGCTCGATTCCGCCGACCGTCGAGTTGTCCTCTGCCGCGTTTGATATGGCACGTTCCGCCATCGGTGCGCCGCATGGAATCGTTGGAGCCAATCTAAGCGTCACACAGGCCGCAAGAACTGCACAGAACCTGCGTAACTTTGCTCCAATGGCCACAGACGCAAAAGTACGGCAGGACATGGAGTCACTGGCCAGTGCTTTCGACCAAGCGGCAAAGTCTCCCCAGGCAAAGACCAAAGGCGTGAACTTCTTCACTGGCGCGAGGGATGAACATATCTTCCAAGAAGAGGTATTCCACGGTGGAGTACAACGTGAGTTGGGAGCCGGAAAGATTGCCGAGCATCTGCCGGAAGACGCCTATCCGCGATTACTGAATCACCCGGTCGCCAAGAAGCTACTCGGCACAGCACTGAAGCATTCCTACTATCAAGCCTACCCGGATTACATGAAAGTCGCGGAGATGGCAGCCAAGATCGCAGCAGACGAAAACACTCTATCACCAGAAGACGCCGCCGACTGGTTCACCGAATATTACAACGAACTCGAACGCCATCACGGTCCCGCAAAGATCGCCGAGATTATGAATGGCATGTTTGACCGAGCAAAGGAGCTCCATGAACTCTCAATCGTCAGACTCCAAACCAACAGAGCAGCCCTTTCAGTCCGACCCGGAGAAGGTACGCGAGGGCTTACAGCGGCTGGCGAAGGTAGCGCAGCAGGCCCGACCGGTATCGCGCCGCCGGGCAATCGCGGACGAGATCAGGAAAATGCGGGCGGAGAAGGCCAAAAGCCTACAGTAGAACCGCCAGCGTACTCACTCAAAGAGGATGAGCGCAAAGGAGAGCGTGGATTCGCCAATCTCAACGTACCAGCAGTCCTGTCTCACGCGACACCAGTCATTGAACGCGGAGCCGGCGCTCTCGTCAGACCACTGGTAGAAGCCATAGCCAAAGCGGCAGCACCTGTCCGCGACTTGATCCAGTCCCACGTACTGCCATCAAAGTGGCAAGCGCGGGCAGAGCGGAAAGAGAACCTCGCCAAGTCCCGTAACCTTGAAACGAACCTTTTAGACCTGGACCGCAAGTTTGAAGGGTCGGCGATTACCGCAGCGAAGACTCTCCAGGAGGTCGGCAAAGACACCACGGTCGCTGACCGGCTGGCCGTGGACCGCCATATCGATTCCTTGCTGGTTCCCCAGGCAGGCCCAACGTCGCTCAGCCCAGAGCAGCAGAGAATCCTTGATCAGTACGTGACTCCTCTGCGCGAGGCCAATCAGGCGCTTTACGAGGAATTGCGCGAGGCCAACATCCCGGCAGACTTTGACCCCACGTACCTCCACCGGGTGGTCCGCGATCGCCAGAACCAGCTCCAGCGTGCCACAGAGGGCTCCAGAGGCAGCGGACGGGGAAATGTACTCAGTAAGACTGCCGCGTCTCTAAAACAGCGCGTCATGTACTCCCTGGACGACGGCGAGGGCACCAGACGGGTAGTGTCATTCAAAGACGGCCAGGTGACCGGATGGGACGGCGGCCAGCCTACTCCTATGTCGGGCGAGGCTCCATCGGGCTTTACTGTCGGAAAACGATTTATTGACGATAATCGTGGCGAGTGGTCAATCACCCAAGCGACCAAGGACGAAATTGAGGAAAATACCGGTTTGACCTATTTCCGGGATCCAGTAGCCACGACGATGGCGGATTTCCTGCAACTCACCCGGGCCGTAGAAGCCAAGCGGTTCCTTGATGCGTGGAAGTCCTCGCCGGCCTTCGCGAGTGTCGCCATGCTGCCAGAGAAAGGACTATATGCCCCTCGCGGATGGAAAGAGATCGCGAACCTGCCGCAGTTCAGAGGCTACCAGTTCGAGCCCAGGACCGCCGAGGTGCTTCAGAGATTCGCCGACAAACTGAACAAAGAAAACGCGCCAAGCATTCTGGGCAAACTCGCGGACGTGGCGCAAACGTCGATCCTGCTGAATCCGTTACTCCATGTTCTCAACATGGCAGACTTCGCCGTAGTCAGCCGTGGTGCAGTGGCAAACGCCAACGTTCTTGGCTTAGGCAATGTAACGTCGACAATGGCTAAAGCCATAAAGTCCGCAGTGACAAAAGACGCCGACTACATCCGAGCGTTGGACGCGGGCGCCCACCTGATGAGTCACAAGCAATACGTGTCCGACCTGAATAAGCACTTCGTCGAACTGATGACCGGGATGATGGAAAATAACAAGCCGTTCAAAGAGAAGATGCGGGACTACATGGGATTGCGTCAGGGCGATGACCCGGTACAGGCGATCCGCCGGGCAAGTCACGCCGCAGCTTTCGTTTCGAACGATATTCTGTATATGCAGTCAGTGCATGAAAAGATCGCCGACGGCATGAGCATGGAGGCAGCGGTCCGGGAGACGAACAAGATTTTCCCCGACTACCAAGTTCCGACGCGGCCGCTCGATTCCAAACTCCTAGGCGACATCATGCGGACCCGGTGGCTGACCTGGTTCAACGGATACCACCTCGGGCGCTTCAAGGCGTACAAGAACATCTTCGAGGGAGCATTCAAGTCCGGAGTGGACGATCAGGCTCGCGGGCACGCACTCAGCATGCTGGCGATGTTAGGACTTCTAGTGGCTGTGGGATACGGAGCCTACGACCAATTCATGAAGAAAGTTACAAACGAACCGAATGCCAAGTCGCCCAGATTCGGACTTTCAAAGCTGCCGGCGGAGATGATCGAGACTGCCAAGGGTGAGCGTTCGTTCTCCTCTCTGGCACAGTCCCAATTCACGCCGTCGACGTTGATCCGCGCGGCGCATGATGTGATCGAGAACCGTGACTACAAGAACGACTTTGTTTACAACCCGGAGGGAAGTGCTGTGACGAAAGCGAAACAGATCGGCGAGCACATGGGCAAGAGTTCTATCGGCCCACTGATGCAGTACGAGCAATACGAGCGTGACACCGAGCCAGGCGCGGGCAAGAGAGAAGCGCTGCGGCTTCTACTGGGCACCAAGTTCCCGAAGTCAGAGAGCATGAGCCCGGCAGAGATTCTGATGCACCGGTTCGCAGGACAGGCGATGCCACCACGGACGCCAGAAGAGCAGCAGGAGTACACGGACAACAAGGCCAGAATCGCGAGCGGACACTTGACCCAGGCTGATGTTAAGAAGATCCTTTTCAAGATGCGGACCAATGAATTCAAGCGGATGCTGCCGAGGTTCACTCTGGGCCAGATCAAGAAAGTCATGGCGGAAAGCACGCCGGCGGAGCGGGTAGTCATCATGCCGATCTACATTCAGAAGGAGATACAGACGTTAAAAGACCCGGTAAAACGCTCCGAGGCTTTGCGGGACGGCGTATTTCAGTAGACGGCGGCTATTTTTTGGTGGTAGGCTTCCCTCGTGTATTACTCCGAAGAGATCGCAATGGGAGGCGGAATGTATGTGATTGCGAGAAACGGCGAACGGAGAGGGGCCTGAACTCCTCTCCTGCCGTGAGATAACGAGGCGTCACTTCACGCCTACAATCGGAGTAACGGAAGACTTGCACCTATGACCTGCTTTGACGAGAACGGCAACGTACAAGATATAGGGCTTTATCCGTCTCCTATTTCTGCGGACGTACTACGGCTCCAGCAGGAAATAAACAACATCTACATGATGTGGAACGAAAGACTATTTGGTTTTGTCGTCCGTCGCCGCGTCTGGTGGAAGCCCTGGACATGGGCGCGCAAGAGCGTGTTTATCCCGGGAGTGAGGTAGAGCATGGGCGAGACTTGGGCAGACATAAGCCGCACCGCATTTCCGCCCGCGCCTAACGTGATTGAATCAAGTGGCTGCCTCACCCGCGAAATGTTTCGCACCTTTACCGATCAGTGCATCGCGGATCTCGGCAAAACGCCAAAGCCTTTAGTGATTTATTCGCATCCGCTTGATGCGCCATTCGTGGAAGCGATCTATGGTGATGGATGCCGCGTTGATCTTGATACGGTGCTGATTGGAGTAGATTGGGGCTTTGACCGTCCAACCATCGTCCTGTATCGGGCGGCTGAATTCTGGCGCGGCGATCAGTTCCTATTCTGGCGAGTCACCAAGTTCGGAAAACTGATTGGCTGGCTGAGACTTCCTGCATCACTATTCCCGGCTTCATGGCTGGGCCGCTGGACGAAAGCATGAATAGGCGAAATTTTCTCAAGATGCTCGGACTGGCCGCAGCGACTCCTGTGTTGCAGCGCGTCTGGCCGTTCCGCACATTCAGCTTTGCGCCCGCTCGCCGCCTGTTCATCCCAGACATGGCGCGGATTGACGTGATCAACTTAAAGACTTGGGGTAAGGTACAGTGGAAAGAAGCACCGTTCTGGTACGACCAATTTGTGAACAAGAATCCGTACCCGACTGGCGGCGACACGCTTGACCTGCGGAGTTTCAATGGACCGGCGTAGCTTCTTCAAACTCGCAGCATTGGCTCTTGCCGGAGAAGCAACGCGGCGTGTGTGGCCATTCAGGACCTACAGCTTTCCGAGTGAGCTGCACTACATCCTCGGCATTGACTATGGTTTTGCCAACCCGTTCGTCGTGATGCACGAGCACTACTTCATCGCCAGTGACGGTGACACGTTGTTCAAGTGGTCTGCTCATGACCCAAACAATCAAGATGATGTCAAAGCGGCAAAGGCCGCGAATATTGTGCAGAAGATCATCACCAGCAAGGCCGCCCCGCTCGACCGCGTTTATCTGCTGGGCAAGAATGTCTTGCATCCGCCACCGGAGCCAATCTGGCACGAAGGGAAAGGCCCGTCGCCGGTCCCGAAAGATATCTTTGCGTACCTGAACAAGATGGCTGACGAGATGGCGGTACTGACCGGCGTGCAGCCAGCGATGTTTGGCACTGACGCGGGATCGTCACGAACAGCTGCCGGTGCGGAGTTGATGAGGAGACAGAAGTGTTGAAAAGAAAATGGATTGCCTACTTCTCTCGTAAATCAATTAAAAGGGAGACCCTCGAATTACTTCCTCGCAGAGTCCAAGTAGCCATTGAGAACACAGGCATAATCAGGAGACTGACAACATGAAAGAAGAGCTTTGCGTTCAATGCGGAAAAGACTTGGCATATCACCATTGGCGGAATCTGAAGTGTCCTGGTGGTCTCGCCACAAGCTACTTGAGCAAAGAGCGGGCCGCGCGTGAAGGCCGGTTGCCTTTGCAGCGGCTGCCTGATGGCTCTGGTTTTTTCGTCGCGGAAGTTGATACCGACGCTAAGCCGCCCGCAAATCCCGTGTACTGGAACCCCTACAACAAAGTCGTCCAGGACCATCGTGACGGCACAATCCACTATGAGGCCACGGATGTCGAACGGGCGGAGCGTGGGTTGCCGGTACCGTGGACTCCGGAGATGGACGAAACCAGACAGGCGCCGGTGTTCTGATGACTTTGGGCGAGTCAATGACGAAGGACCAGGAAGAGCGCGCGGAATTCCTGGAACGCCAGCGGGCGAAGTGCGGAGACTACACCGCCGATGCTTGCCCAAACTGTACTCGTCACCGGATCATGTTTGGCGATGACAAGAAGCGCCGTTGCGAGAAATGCTGCTGGTGCATCGAGGACAACGGGTACGACTACGATCTATTGGATGTGAGCAGATGAGCCGCCCCTTTTACTGGACGCGGGTGAATGATCCAATGAGTGCGCCGTCCGGTTGGTATCAGTGGACAGAGCGCGGGCTGGTGTACCTGGGAGAGTCTATTCTGGAGCCGATGGAGAAGTCATGACGAACGGAATAAAACTTGGCGACCAAGTCCTGGTACCAACTACAGAGTTCCCTTTTCCACTCATGGGTAAGGTCGTGGAAATTGACGACCATCCATTTGAATACGGTGAGTTGAAACTGGAGATTGAAGGCGCTGCAGGCACCGTCCACAAATGGGTATCGTCGCGTATGGCAAGAAAAGTATGACGGCAATCGAAGCAATGGCGAGAGACGACCGCAACCGGCGGATGGAGAACCTGATCCGCGAGCACGTCCAGCTGCAGTACGAGTGCCAGAAGATCGCCGAACCGTTCCATGCTCTCATCAACGATGTTTACGCGCGGAGCACATTCACTGTTACGTTTATCCCTGGCGGACCATTGATAAGACCCACCTATCCGCCGGAGACCGAGGCAATGGTAGCCAAGATTCAAGAAGAGGCGCGGAAGGCGATAGCTGCGCACGTCGATATGTACGAGCGGAGACGTAATGGTTTGGCCATATAGGTGTCACTGCGGGAAGACGTTCGAGCCTGAGAATCCAGACACGTTCGACTGGAATAGCGATGTGCGCTGCGCTGAATGCGGTTGCCAGATGGCAAAGGAATGGAGTTTCCCTCCGGTTCCGCAAAAGGGATGCAGGCTTATCCGCGATGGGAGCACCAGCTAAGTGGTATCATTTCCTGGAGCAGTACAGAAGTCCTGAAAGGAAAAACATATGAAGAAGTTAGTTTTTGCAGTTTTGATGCTTGGCCTGATGTTGGCCGTTGCACCGCAACCCTCTGTCCGCGCCGATGACGGCCTTCCCAAAGTTGACCCCATTGTGACCACGGTGGATGCTGGTCTGATAACCGTGACGCACGTGTTCCTCGACGGGCACTCAGAGAAAATCTGCGACCGGTGCAAGTTTTCTCAAGCTCAGCGCGCTTGGTCCGACGCCGTCTACAATCTGGGGCGCTAACAGACATACAGAGAAGAAAGAAGGGAGCCTTAATCAGGCTCCTTTCGTTTTTGGCGGAGAGTTGGTCCGGGTAGAGTGTATGAAGCAAAGAAGTAAAATCAAAATAACACGGAGTACAGAAGTATGGCAGTACCTAAAAAATACCCCACACCGCTGGAGTTGGCGTTCGTCGCGAAGTACATGGGCGACGGACCCGCAACCGCAGTAGAGATAGGCGTTACCGGCGACACCCCAGCCAGAGCGAAAAAGAACCAAACAGTATTCGCCTATCGCGCGCTCAAAAAGCCGATCGTTCGCAAACTCATCGAGCGCAAGCTTGAGCGCTTCGCGGCCGCGGCCGGCATGAAGCAAGGCAAAGATCTTGCCAAGTCTGACTTTGTCGACGAACTTCTGGCCCTGGCGCGCATCCCGATCTCCCAGACCGGGGACCGCATGAACGGCCAGGTGGCAGCCTATGAACTAGCGGCGAAGATTGCCGGCCACATCACCAACAAGATCGAAGTCAACGACATCACCAAAGAGTTACGCGGGAAATCTCCCGACGAACTCAAGTTCATCGCATTCTTTGGCCGTGATCCGGTCAACGCCGAAGAGCTCCATCGGTTCATGCATGAGAACAACAAGCCCACGGTGAACTGATGTCGACCTACAGCCTTGAACAGCGCGCAGCCGCCGCGCGCATGGCAGAACAACAGATGGGAGAAACTGCATTACTTCCTGGCCTTGGGAGCGGACTGCCTGTTGGTTGGTATCCAAATACCAAGATGCAGGAAGAGGCCCTTCAGTGTATGGCCGATATCCTATTTCTAGGAGGCAGCGCAGGTAGCCTAAAAACTGAATCTCTCCTAGTCGATGCGGCAATGGAGCGTGACAACCCAAATCTACGCGGCATCATCTTCCGGCAAGCATTCACGGAGATGACTGACATCGTGGATAAAACGCGCAAACTGTACTTGCCAATGGGTGCGCGCTATGTCGGACAGCCAAACTGGATGTGGACGTTTCCATCTGGGGGAACCATACGGCTGGCGATCATGGATAATGACGGTGCCGTGGATAAATATTTGGGCCCTCGATATTCGTGGATTGGGTTCGATGAAAGTACCTTCCACACTGAATACCAGATTCGCAATATCCTGGGCCGTCTGGCGTCCACCGACAAGCGCTTACGTTTACGCATGCGTCTCGCATCTAACCCCGGACATGTTGGAGCTGCATTCCACAAGAAGATGTTTCTTCGTGGTGCTTGCCCGGTTCACGAACCAGATAAATGCGCGGTATCGGGTCGGCTCTACTACGATGCTGTCTGGCCATCAGACAAGTATCCTCTCCGCGACAAGGACGGCCATGGATTCTCGATCGCGTTTATCCCTGGTCGTCTAACCGATCACAACCTTCTCGACGAGAAGTACGTCTATCGCCTGCGCATGATGTCTGGTGGCCTAGCCAAAGCCATGGAGCAGGGCTGCTGGTGCAAGCTCGAGGGAGCCTACTTCTCACACTGGGACCAAAATAAGATGATTATTCCTTACGCTTCAATTCAGGAACACTGGTGGGATACACATTTTATCTCGATCGACTATGGTTTCGGGAAGAGCTCGGCAGCCGCCTACTTGCACGTTAGACTACAAACTGGGCAGATACGGACGATCGCCGAGATCGTTGAGTCCAAAGTGCCGGCCGTAGACTTCGGTAAAATGGTGGCCGATGCTTTCGTCAAGCCTCTCTACCAGGGCCAGCAACGCCGCGTATGTGCTGTGTTCTTGGATCCATCTAACTTCAAGGACATTGGCGATGGCCATACGATAGCCGACCAACTCCAGGACCAGTTCGCGTCATACAATATCGGAGTGATTCGGGCATCAAACGATCGCGCGGGCCGGTGGCAGTTGATGTACACGGACCTCAAGACCGGCAACTGGGCAGTAGCAGACACCTGTCCGAAGCTGTGTGACGCTATCCCGAGCCGCATGCACGACCCCAAAAAGACTGGGGACATCATCAAGGTAATCGGGGATCCGCTGGATGACGCAATGGACTGCGCTGGGTACGGGCTCTATTCCTTCACCAATGTTGGCGAGATGCCGGCGCACGAAAGGGCGATGGAGGCAATCAAGGGCATCCCGAAAGAGGACGTCACCTCGCGCATGGTCTTTTACCAGAAGGCGATCGAAGAAGCCAAGCCGAAACCGGTAGCTATGGGACGCCGCGGAGCATACAACGTCAGTCGGTTACGCGGCAGACGCCGTTAAATTTTCTCCGCCTCTGCTATTGCGGCCCGCAAAGCTTCATCCAAATTGACCCATGCTTCCCATGCGTCATCCTCAGTGAACCATGATGGCCGATGATTCAAGCCGCCAAGAAGCGGGCAAAGCTTCCTGCCGAGTTTCGCCGCGCTGAGCAGCCCCGCCAGCCGTGCGATGGCGTCTCTCCATTTCTTATCCGTTGCCCTCCAAGAGAGATTCGCCATCCCCTTATCCTCTAGCGCTGAATCTAACTGCTGAGATAGGCCTTCCTTTGATGTTTTAAGGCGCACTTCCAATTGCTCTATCTGTTCCTCCTGGGCCTGCACCAGCGCCCACAGCTCCAGTTCAAATGCAGTAGCTCCCCATGGACTGTTCATGCCATTTCGGCAGTCAGTAGTGCTTACTCTGTCACATCCGTCGATTGAAAAACCATTCGGTGTCCTGTCCATTAGCCTCTGTCCTCCCCGCGCTCATACTTCCTGCACGTCGATGTTATAGCGGGCCAACATCAACTTCTTTTTCAGAATGAACACATCGGTGCGGAACCCCTTGCTATCTTCGACTATCTTCCGCGAGGTGGCGAATGCTCCGCCGTTGGTATCGATCACCTGATACGCGAAATCGGGGCGCACCTTGCAGATAAGCACTCCGTTGAAATCAATCTCAAACTCCGGCTGCAATTCCAGCTTGAAAATCTTGCCCGCCTGAGCTAGCGCCTTCAGTTCCAGATAGCGCTTGCCTTCCCGGCCTGATGCGAACCTGATTCCGTCCAACCAGACCGGCTTATTTCTGAGTTTGTTCCGCTTCTGCGTCAGGTCTACCAGCTCCCGGCACGTCTTACACCGCTTGCTCGCGTCTACCTTGGGGTGCTTGCACTTCACGGCTTACTCTTCCTTCCGAATCACAATGATGTGCTCAAACCTTTTGAGTGCTACGGCTGAGCCAAACTTACTCCGCAGATGGTTTCCTATTCCGGCCATGGTGCGATGGGGATTAACCCGCTCGGCTGCGTTCATGACGTGCCGGTGCACCTCGCCTTCATGCATCCTATCTACCACCTGCATGATCGCAGCATATCGGCTCACTCGCCTCATGGCTTCTCTGCTTCTACTATTGCGGCCCGCAGCCGCTCTTTTCTGCAATCATGACAGACGCAGCGAGTCACTAAGCCTTTCTGGCATGGCCCGCGAGGTTTAAACAGCGTCGGCAATTCATCCTTCGCCGCGCCGAGCAAAAGGAGTATCCGCTCCTCCTGGGCCAATTTCTCCTTCTCTGCCATCGCCCAGTCTATGCGGAACTTCTCGGTTAGCTCCTTCTGGGCCTGCAACTTGGCCCGCATTTCCTCATAAGTTGGAGCACGTTTCGCCTTGAACCTATCCGGCACGTCCTCTAGGCTGGCTGGCTGCTTGTGCGGATTCCCTAATCCGGTTTCTCTCACTGGCCCGCAAGCATCGAACGCAGCCCACAGGCAAGGCGGATACATCTCATAGCTTGCACCCTGTGGGCGTTGTTTGCGAATCCTGGCCGCGAACAGTTCATCGGCGTAAACCGTGGGACATGCGCCTTCGTTGGTCGCTTCCATATCTTCGCAGAACTTGATTGTGCCGATGAATAGTTTCAGGTTGTCTGGCGTGATCTCTTCCGCGTCCGCACTTCCCCAGAAGAAACAATCGCTGCAATCGGCACCAACGCCGATCTTCCCGTCCCGCTCCCACCAGATAAGATTGGTGCAGCGGTCATGCGCCAACAGTTCAAGTATTTGTCTGACGAACGAGCCGTCCCGCTCCTGGGCCTGCAACTGTGAGGAATTTACAAGTTCTTTAGACTCTGCATCCATCGCACGCTTCTGCCATACCAGGGCGGCATCCATGTTGTCTTTGCCGCGCTTGTTTTCCAGTTCGAGTTGCCGCTCCTGGGCCTGCACCAGCGCCCAGAGTTCCAATTCGCAGTATGTTGCGTCATAGCTGTCAAGCAATACGCCTTCAGCCGAGTACTGCAAAGTGCTTCCCGATTTGACTTCGTATCCGCCGCTGGTTCTCTCCATCAGTTGTGCCTCCTCACTCGCTCGTGCTCGCCGGCTGACCGCATGTCTTTGATTTCCTTTTGAAGATCCGCGACGAGCGCCAACAGGTAAGGCACGTCTTCGCGGGCATGAAATATAAAGGCAGCATCAGCCTCCCCTACTCCCACGTCAGCGGTGGAATCATTACACCAATTACCCCACAGAACACTATCTGGCTTCCCTTGCAACTTATCAAAAGCGTGATATATCTCCAGAGGAGTTATTCCGTCCCATTCTTTATCTGGAGAATTGGCCGGGGAATCCAAGGTATGCGCCGATGGTGTCTCTACCCACTTCCACGGCCCCGGCGTCGCCTTCTCCGCCCGCTCTTTGATCTCCGCTACTCTCTCGGCCTGTGTCATGCGACTTCCTTTCCGTAATACTTCAGCCACTCCAGAAAACTATAGCCGCAATCGGCCCGCAGGAATGCTCTATATCGCCTCTGCCCGCGTGTCAACTTTGGCGGCTTCGGACTCTCGCGGCGAACCGCCGATTTACCTTCATCCGTAACTGAACAATTGAAGTAGGGGAATACCTCGGTCGTGCGATGTTGCTGCATGAATCCCAAGGCTATCAACTCGCGGCAAGTTGGCTCATCGGCAGACCCAGCACAGAAGTGATTGCGCGTCTCTCGGCCTCTGCCGTATCGGTCAAGCCCTAAAGCGTGCTGCAAGATTTCAAGCTGTCGAACCGTCATATGCGCTCCCCGGCTGCTCTTTCGGTGACCACGCGGCCACTATGACTTCCCTGGCAATTTAGGCATCTTGTGTTTGTAGTGCAGGAATCGCTTGACCGATTCCGATTTACACTCCCGATATTCGCAAAGTTCCGACTGCTCAACATCGCCATTCGCGGCAAGCAGGTCAATGGCGAATAGCACTTGGCCGAGTTCATCGGTTAAATCGTCTCGATTATTTGAGCCTTGCCATCCGCTCTCGTAGCCGTGTCGCATGATCTTTCCGATGGCCTGCTGAGCCTCGCCCAATTCTTCCAGCAGCAAAGACAGCCGCTCAACTTCCACATCGGTCAACTTATTTGAAAACCTGCTCATTTTGTGCTCCCGCCCTCTGGCCGATGTAAAGTTTTTGTTAACCACCACTGCAAGCTCAATTCAGGTAATCCAACATTGGATATTTCCTCCGCGATTCCGCCGAACGGGATACACTCGCAGAAGTCTCCGCTATTGGCTTGCAGTTCCGCCCGTAACTCCTCGCACTCGACATGAACTTTGTAGCAGCCCATCGTTCCGTCCCACTTCCCAGAGTTGCGGCAATACTTTTCGCCGATTCGAATAGGCTGGAAGCACTCGCAGCATCTATGCTCTCTCCGCGCAATCGGATAAGTGCGGTCGAAAAACTCTGGCATTTCACAGTCACACATTATCGGCTCCCGCCCTCTGGCTCTGGGGCTGCGGCTCGTGAATCTTCTTCGGCACAGCGTTTGTAAATTTCCCGCGCAAAGTCACGCTGAACTGCTTCCTCGTAATATCGTTCCCATTTTTCGATATCTTCTCGTTTCATCTCCGCTCCCCCTCGCCCCGCTGGGCCCTGTGTTCAGTGAAGTCCATCGAATTAAGTCTGCTTCGCGCTCCACAAAATCATGAATTTTGCGGGGTACGGGTTCGTGGTTTATCCATCTCCCACTTCTCCACTTCGCAAACATCGCTCTTAGGACAAGTACAGACGCCGGCCTCCAGGCATCCGACGGACTTCACTCAGCACACCCGCTGTCATTTCTGCTCCGCTCCGGCAACCTGGTTTACGTTCCACTGCATGATCGCCGTTTCACACTCGGCCAAAGTTTTCAGATAGTCGTCCGCTTCGGTGTTCTCGATGTCGTGCCGCAACGCCGCCGGTAACTTTTCGATACAGGTCTCGCAGAACGAAGTATCCGCCGGCTTCATGATTTCCTGTTCCAAGGTAGAGCAGAAACAGATGGTGCCGCGCCAGTACTCCTGGGCTTTCTTCGCGTTCATGATCTTGCCTGGGCGCCGAGGATAGGTGCACTTTGAGCCGTGATCGCCGTTTCGGTGGCAGTCCTCACAGGCAGCAATGCATCCGTCCGGATTCTGCGGAGTACGCGGTACATCGTTCCTGAAACCCTGACCGTGTTTGCCATGAGCTAGGTGCATGGAATTAAGCGTGATCTCGTTTTCGCAACGCGCCATGCCCACTGATACCTTAAATTCCGGATGGTATAACCGCTTCATGTTCTCGCACCGACCCCCGCTCCGTTCAAACACGAACTGCCGCAACTGCGTCTTCTTGGCAACGTACTGCCGTCCGTCTTTGTACTGGTGGTCCTTGCGCGGCTTACGGGACTTGCGGCGAACCGGAAAGTGATTTCTCTCCATCACGGAATCAACATACACCCGTAACAAATCCGGCGTCAATCGGAAAATAAGATAAATATATAGTAAATCTCTATTGACAAAGATTCCGCGCTCGGCCATAATCGGGCCGGTATGAAAATCTTTACAAGAGAAGAAGTCGTACAGAAGCTGAAAAACCTACAAGGGGATCGCACGGTCGCCGAGTATGCGAAATACCTTAGCGTGAGCTATCCGCATCTGAACGCGGTCTACAACCAAGGTGCTCCGATCGGCAAAAAGCTCCGAGAGTTTCTCGGTTTGAAGCGCGAAGTCACAAAGACCGTGACCTACTTTGAACTGAACGGCAAGAGAAAGGGATAGATGCTGCTCGATCTGCTCATCCTGAAGGCGCTGGCCGGGGCAATAAACCCGATGCTGCTCTCTGATTTGAAGTGCGATATCGGCGGCGAGATGACACCAATAGCGCTGGCCACGATTGATATGGAGAGCCGTTGGTTGGTTACGGTTGAAGCTGATGGCTGGTCAATCACAACCGAGGGTCGGCAACATTTAGCGAGAGAGGTGAAAGAACATGGACCCCAACATTCAGAGCTTGGATAAACTGAACGCCGACGCGAAGCAGACGACCGAGGAAGTAGCGCAGGCGACCGAGGACTTGAAGAAGGTGATCGCGGAGATTCCGCCAGAACGCCTGAAGAAACTGGTGTTCGACCTTGAAGTCAGGATGTTTGGTCGCGGCGGGATGTCCCAGGGCGGGCGCACCCAGCGGGAGTTGATCGCCGGAGTTGAGCGAGGGTGTAAATGAGCATCACATTGATTTTGCGGCGAGTCACGCGAGATTGCGGACACGTGCACAGCGCCATGGAAACGCTGGAAGTTGATTGTCCAGAACTTGAGCGGGCACTTAACTCAGGCGGGCGTGGCGGAGGCCCGGACGGAGACGATTTCGAGTATACGGAATTGGTAGGAGCGGCAACGGAGCGCAAGCCATGAGCCGTCGTAAATCATTCAGTCTCGGCGATGGCTGCTTTCTCATCGAAGACGAGTACGCACAAGAGACCTACGTCGGCATGGCCAAGATCGGCGAGCCTCTAGTAAAAGTCGAGATCAAGAGAAAACCTCGGCGCTCCGAACTCGGTAACTTGCTGGTGACGATTGGATTCAGTGTCGGCGCTTTGATTCTGGGATTTCTTGTTGCCAGGGTGATGAGATGAATATTTTCCGACATTACATGGCAGAGCGGCGCGTCGATGATCAATGGGCGATGGATGTATGTTTCAAGAACGGGCTGAATGGAATTTCTCTCTGCCAGAATAGTTCTGCGCTCGATGCACAGGCGCTAAAGATTAAAGAACTGCGCGAATACGTGCACACTGTTCCGACATGGCGAAGGCGGAGGATGTTACGCGGCTGGCTGCGATACTACAGTTTGCGTTTGTGGGAGTCACGTAGGGAGTATCGTCGCAAGGAAGACGATACAAATGTCAGAGAGAGTCAATGAGCGGCAACCCGTTCACGGTGCAGACGGTGAGATGCTCCGCGCCACACTGCGAGTCGGTCAAACGCGAGTGCAACCACTGGTTTGTAATCTCGATCGTAAACGGGCGCTTCATCTGTGAGCCGATAGAGGACTTGGTGTTGACCGCAAACGACCAGCCGGTATGCGGCCAGCAATGTGCGCAGAAAATCTTTGAGCAATATCTTAGCAAATAGAAAAGGAGGAAAGGCTATGTTTTGGATTGCATTATGGATTTCGTTGCATGCGCCAATAGCGCCGCATGCTGCACAGAAACATTGTGTCATCCTGTCCGACAAGTGGCCGCGGAATGCAGCAACTGCGGTCTGTACTATGAACTGAAAACTACTGACTCTGGCAGCCTGAATGGGCAGGCAGCCGGGGATGAGGAGTTTCCTTGTGTCAACGTTGCAAGATGCGATTCGGGCAGCAGGACTGAAGACGAGCACGCCGAGAGTAGTAGACTTGCAAATCGTGTCCTGGGCTGATATGTGGATATTCACTGCGGAAACGTGGCATGGCCACCAATTCCTTGAAACTCACACGGACCAGCGCGGAGAGGCAATAATCGACACAGCCAAGCGGGCGAATGAACTTTCTAGACAAGCTGTGAGTCAGGGTCTAAACGTAACACTATGCGGTAAGCCGTTCAAAGGAGAGAAACATGGCGACTAAAGCAATCACGGAAAACAACGTGCAGGAGCAGACGACTGCCGTACCTGAAGAACCGAAGCAGGATATTCAGATAGCAGAAAAATCAGAGGCATTGGCTAAGGGGACGGCGAACCAAATTCCGTTTGGCGTTGGCGGCTTAACTCCTACTACGTTCCAGGAGGCATGGTCTTTTGCTAACGCTCTCGCAAAGAGCACCATCGTCCCGGATCGCTTTCGCAATAAGCCGGCGGACTGCTTCATCGCTATGGAGTACGCCGCTAACTTGCGCGTCCCTACGCTCACACTGATGAAGCATTTCATGGTGGTCAACGGCAGCCCTGCAATTTGGGGCGACTTGATGTTGGCCATTGTCATGAACCATCCGCAGTATGAATATCACAAGCGCTTCACCAGGGGGAGTGGGGATCAGCGCGAGGGAGTATTCGAGATTAAGCGCAAGGGCCACGAACTGCACATTCAGACTTTTAGCGTGGCTGATGCGAAACGCGCCGAGCTGTGGCTTAATCCCAAGAAGGACCCCTGGCTCAAGTACGGAGAGAGAATGCTGGAGTGGCGGGCTCAGGGATGGGGGTGCCGTGATAAGTTTCCTGATGCGCTCTGTGGCCTGATCTCAGTTGAAGAAGCCCGTGACATCCCCGCTGGTCCAACAATTGAAGCGGAGAATGAGACGCAGGAAGTTGTCGATACGCTCATACCGTTGCGTGCGGAGATCGCGGACTTCTACAAAACGAAACTGCTGACAGACGGCGACGGCAAGCGGTACAACGACGCGCGGATCGCGGTACTCTTGGGAGCCTGCCGGACAGCCTCCGACCTGCAAGGGATCTACGACGCCGGCAAAGCAGAACTGGTGAGGCGCACCTCTGTCACGGTATACGACACGAAGGTGGCAGACCCCTCAGTCGTCGCGCAGGAGACGCCAGTAGAAACAGCAAAACCAGATGCCAGCACGCAGCCACCACAGAAGACAGAACACGGGTACAGAGATATGCGCACCGCAGTAAAGGCGGATATCCGCGAGCCTTCATGCCCGAACTGCGAACGGCTGAAGTCCAAGTGTTTCGACTGCATCCAGAAAGAGAAAGAAGAGCGCATCCAGAAGTTCAAGTCCATCGTGGCAGAGCTGACAGACCTGCTTGGCCGCGACCCGCAAGGACCGCCGACAGTAAAGCAGTTCGAGGGAATGGGCCGTGTACCCCAGGAGCAGGAGATCGCCAAAGCTGAGCAGTACCTGGCGAAGGTCAAAGAAGACGACGCACCGAAAGAGACAAAGGGAACGCTCTTCGAAAGGTAAGAAGCAATGACATATTGGGTAGCAGTCATAGGCAAGGTGTTGATTACGGATGCCGACAGCCTTCAGGAGTTGGTAGGTAAGATCCGCGTTCATGTCGCAAAGGGTGAGGCCATTGCTTTCTCCACCCCTCCTGATACCTCTGGGTTAATGGCAGAGTGGCTCAGTACCGCGCCGCGAGACGTGCTGCTTGACCCCGAGAAAGACATTCCGTCCGAGTTGTGGCTGGATGTGAACACGGCAACGATGGCACGGCAAGCGGCAAAAGCGCAGATGAATTGATATGCGATCACGACATGTAATCCGGTACGGCTGTGACTTCTGCAAGAAGATCGGCTACCGCAAGTCTTCGATGGAAGCGCACGAGGCACGGTGTGTCGGCAATCCGGCGAGAGTCTGCAATCTGCACAAGTACGGCATCGAAGACCCGCAGCGACCCATCGAAGAACTGAAAGCCTGTGTCACGTATGACAAGACTGATTACGGGCTGGCCGATCTGCGGAAGTTAGCGGGGAACTGTCCTTGCTGCATTCTGGCCGGAATAGTTCAAGCTAAAATTCAGAGCAAAGACGATTGGGCAGAGTACGGTCCGATTGATTACAAGTTCGACTTCAAAGCGGAAATGGAAGCGTACTGGGCCACGGAAAATGACAGAAACGCTGCGTGGTGAGTAACCAAAAAGAAAGGGAGTAAACTTATGAAAATTCTGAGTCTTAGCGCCGCCAACATCAAGAGAATCAGCGTAGTCGAAATCAAACCGTCTGGCAGTATGGTTGAGATCAGCGGAGCGAATGGCCAAGGGAAAACCAGTGTTTTGGATAGCATTTTCTGGGCGCTCGCCGGGACGAAGAACATCCAAGATCAGCCAATCCGCAAAGGCGAGGAGAAGGCCGTCGTCAAGCTTGACCTGGGCGAACTGAAGGTGACGCGGCGTTTCACCAAGTCCGGCTCGACGATCACCGTAGAGAACGCCGATGGAGCCAAGTATCCAAGTCCCCAGGCGATGCTCGATGCTCTGACCGGGAACCTCACGTTTGACCCACTGGAGTTCATGCGGATGGACCGCGACAAGCAATTCAAAACGTTGCGCGGAATGGTGAAACTGGACGTTGACCCAGAAGCGCTCGACCGTCAGAACAAAACTGACTTCGATGCGCGTACCGACCTGAATCGCGAAATCAAACGAATCGAAGGACAACTTACCGGCTTCAACTTGCCCCAGGACTTGCCGGCCGTAGCGATAGACACTGGTGCCATGGTGGATAAGATCGCTTCGGCTGGCAAGGTTAACGGTGAGATCGTACTGAGCCGCGAGGCGTTCAAGCGGAATAAGCAGCAGTTCACTGATGGGATTGCTGCGGCCAAAGACATCGCCCTAAATTACCGCGCACGTGCTGAGGAGTTGCGTAAAGAAGCGATGCACCTCGACTCGCTCGCAGGAAGCAGAGAATTGGAGGCGCAAGAACTAAGCGTAGCCCTCGCAAACCTGAAAGAGCCGACAGACCAAGAGATCGATACTGCGGTACTCCAGGTAGAACTGCAGCAGGCGCAGAAGACGAATGACTCTATCCGTCGCCGCACCGAGCGGGATGCGTTAGCCGCGCAAGTAAAGGCAAAGCAGCAGGAATCCGAGGTCATTACTGGGCGCATGTACTTACGCGATAAACAGAAGATGGACGCTATCTCCCGCGCTCAGATGCCGGTCCCAGGACTTGGGTTTGGCCAGCAGGCGGTGACGTACAACGGGCTCCCGCTGGACCAGGCTTCAGACGCCGAGCAGTTGAGAGTGTCCTGCGCGATCGCCATGGCCGCGAATCCTAAACTGAGAGTGCTGCGCGTGCGCGACGGGTCCCTGCTGGACGACAAGAGCATGGCCTTGCTCGCGGAGATGGCAGAGACTCACGACTATCAGGTCTGGTGCGAGATGTTAAAGGGCGGTCCTGCAGCAATCGTGATGGAGGATGGCCATGTCAAGGGAGAGTCGGCATGAAATTCCCTGCGCACAAGTGCAGTCTGATGTTGACGCACAACGATTACAAAGACAACTATGAAACCATAGCCCAGGAGTTCGCCGAGGACAGCCAAGGATACTACTCGGACATGACGCCAGAGGACAAAGCAGAGTGCATTCGCACGGACAGTCTCTGGAGTCTTCACTGGTATCCAAGCACACCGGTTGGCTTCAATGTTGTTCACGGCCCAACGTTGGAGCGCGTTCTCCAACTCGCCGAGGAAGTCGCTGGAACGCTAATTGATTTCGCGTGATGGAGGACAGACATGTCAAGGAGTAAAGGGTACGGGCATCTAATCGTTTTGGGTATCGTCATCATTGCTCTTGCTGCGTTGGAAATGGGATGGGAGAGGCGAGCCGAGTACTGGCGCAAACAGTACGACACGGAGAAATCCGTATGTGTTGGCGTCGATGGGCCGCGTACTTTAATTGCCCGCGAAGACATCAGGGATATCGTTGCCGCCTGTAAGGCTAACCCTCATCACACGGAGATGGTGAGCGCGGATGCATCCTGGGACATCCCCATAGACTGCCGAAGGATGCTGAAGCAGTATGGAAAGGAGAATGGCTATGCCAGAAAATAACGAACCAAACAAAGACGCGCCGTTACCAGAAGAGTTTTGGAGCGTGGAGTGTGCGCTGGAGCAGATAGAATTCTCTGGGTCGCGTTCTGCCGAGGCTTTAAAGTGGCTTAAAAAGAACCTGCTGCCGCAGCCGGACGTCAAACCAAGATCGACGCCGGGCCCATGGCATCCAGGCAAAGGCTCCAACAACCATGGTCGTGGTGCTGTGGTCGCCGAAGTTCTGCCAGTTGGCGCGCTGAGCGGCTCAGAGAATATCGACTATTACGGCGGGTTCATGATCGCCGAGAGTGTGGCTCAGTGCAACATCCACCTCATCGCGGCAGCACCCCTGCTGCGGGACGTAGTGGCGTCCTTCCGTTCTAGCAGTTTCTCACAAAACATTGTCGATCTGCTTGTCCGCTACGGCATCAAACAGCGCGGCGGTTCAGTCGAAGAGATCCTTGCTTACATCGCTGACGAGGCGCTGCGCCGGGCGGGAGACGTATGAACGGATTCCTCTGCTGGCTGTTAGGTCACGACCCGATACTGCGCGAGGACATGAAAGTAGCAGTGGTCCCGCGTATCGAGGATCATGGCACTATCGTTTTACACTTCGTCGGGCGTACTCTGTACATCGGCGAAACGACCTGCAAACGCTGCGGCAGATTAACGACTCTGCGCTAGGAGAAAGGAAACCTAAAATGGGATATAGCACAACATATTCACTGAAACTAGACTTGATGATCGGCGGGAAAAAGGCCGAACTCACTGATCCCGCGCCGCTACTGGAAGTCATCAAACAGTTGCGCGAATCCAACGATGAAGCGCAATACTCTCTTGATGCCGACGGAAGCAGCGAAGATAGTTCCAAGTGGTATCAGCACGAAGAAGAATTACGCGAGTTTTCCAAGTTGCATCCGGGTATACTGTTCACTCTTCACGGTGAAGGCGCGGAAAATGAAGACATCTGGAACAAGTATTTCTACGCCGGCAAATGCCAAGTAGCCAAGGCAAAGATAAGCATCGCAGAATTTGATTTCAAGAAACTGGAGTGATCTGATGACCTGGCTTGAACCGTGGAGAATGCAGACGCGCGAGGACTTGGTGAACGCTGTGAACCGCTGGCGTAAGGTGTTCTTGGATATGTGCCGGCAGCCCAAGGATCATGCCAAGTTTTTCCTACCAAATGCGCGCAGGAGGACTTTCAATCAGGCCCGGTATCTGCGCCAGTACTTCCGCCGTGGGCCAGCAGTTCGCTATGGATCGCCGGAACAGTATATGCACCGCAAAGCGCCGCAGTTTATGAGCGGGGAAATACCATGAAAGTTCTTGACCTGATAATCCGGGCGTTGAGCAAGATGCCGTGGTCTCCCTGGTGGACGCCTCCGCCCGTGAGAGTATCATTGCCGCCGAAGCCTATCCGCTTCATCAGTACCGGCATGATCACCATGCACCCCGACAGATGGAAAGACTCATACACCGATCGCCCGATTATCCGTGACAATGCTCTGGAATGCGAGACGCTATATTTAGTATTTGGCTGCAAAACGGATACCGTCCAGGAGATTAAGGCGCAAACACTTTGCCAGTGGGACGCACCATTTAAGGAGAGAAAATGTCCAATGATCTACGTATCACGGAAGCACTTGAAACAGCAGTAGCGGTTCCACCGTTGCGCCCGTCGTCTGAGCCTGACCTCGCCTGCGCTCACAAGTATGCTGCGGTCCGCAACACGCGAGTGGAAAGCATCGCCGGACGCCGCGGTACGCAGTTTCACAGATTTTTACTGGGTGAGGACGGATACATCGCGCACCTTGTCAACGAAGGACTGAGCCAGGACGAGACTTGGTGGCGGGCCGAACTCCACGCCGCGAACTGCGGAACGGACACACGCCAGTTACTGGAAGACTTCCTTCCGGGCTTCAGCATCAACCCGGACCACGTACTCGACTTGGAGCGCCGTCTCTACCTCGACGCCGACATGAACACGAACGAAGATCCAACCAAGGCGGTAATCTCCGGCCAGCCAGACTTAGTATTGCTGGACGCCGAGTCTCAGCGGGCACGGATAATCGACCTGAAAAGCCAGTTCAAGATCGTTGACGCCGAGGAATCCTTCCAAGGCAGAGCGTACAGCCTTATGCTGCTTCAGGGACTCCAGTTCATCAAGGAAGTCGAGTTTGAACTTGCTTTCGTCCGC